AAGACACCATAAACTATTATTAGATTTTGTAAATGAATTAACTATCCGAGTATAGCGCAGTCTGGTAGCGCATCTGGTTTGGGACCAGAGGGTCGGGAGTTCGAATCTCTCTACTCGGACCAAAATTGTGAAAAAATAAATAGTGAAGAAGGAGGTCCGCAAATGGAACTAAATCTTTACGGTAGTCGAATAAAAGCATGTCAAAGGAAGGCACTAAATTACTTTGCCAGCCAATTGTTTACTCCGCAAATGATTCCAAATTTGCATATCCGAATTAGTTATAAAAGTAATATGGGTAATGAATACGGTTGGGTTTGCGCCGAAGACTATAACATGTCAGGCGACCCGCGCCACTTCATTATGGCGCTTGCAAAAAATGATGATGTAGAAACACAAATTCGTACTATGGCACATGAAATGGTCCATGTACGTCAGTTTGTTCGCAAAGAATTAGATGAAGACATGACACGTTGGAAATCAAGAAGAGTAAATATGGATATCATTCCATACAGAGAGTTGCCTTGGGAAATAGAAGCATTTCGTTTAGGCGATAAATTATTTAAACAATACATGGAGTTGTAAAATGACAAATGAGGTAGGCAAAGGAAGCACGCCTCGCCCGTTTAGTGTATCTCATGATGAATGGATAAATCGTTGGGACGCAATTTTTGGTCGAGACTTGCAAGATAAACCAGAGCAACCTTCCGAGGTTGATGACAAGATAACAAGATACAATGAGGAAACTCAACAAGTAAAAATGCAGGGTTAGTTTAATGGTAAAACTGTAGATTTCCAATCTTCCGTTGAGAGTTCGATTCTCTCACTCTGCTCCAACAAGGAAAAAATCATGCGAAACATTAATTTGGAAGAAGTGAGAGCATTCATAGTAGACCAAACTCCAGAGACAAAAGTTTATCTTGGGTGTGATTCAGAAAGATTTAGAATAGGCAATGTGTGGTACGCAGACTACATTACCGCAGTTGTAGTTCACATCAATGGCAACAACGGTTGCAAATTGTTTGGACAAGTAGAACGTGAAAGAGACTACGACCAAAAAGTTAATCGTCCTCGTTTCCGTTTGATGAATGAAGTTTATCGTGCAAGTGACATGTATTTGAAACTAGCAGATGTATTAGAAGGTCGCCATGTTGAAGTACACTTAGATATTAATCCAGATCAGATGTACGGATCGTCTTGTGTAATTCAAGAAGCAATAGGTTACATTCGTGGAACATGTAATGTGATTCCCCTAGTAAAGCCAAACGCATGGGCGGCTACACACGCCGCAGATCGTTTTAAATACGCAGTAGCGGCTTAACATTATTGGGTTGTAGTCTAACGGTAGGACACCTGACTTTGACTCAGGTAGTTGTGGTTCGAATCCATACAGCCCAGCCATTTTTATGTTGTTCCTAGTGTAGTGGTCGCACACTTGTCTGTGAAACAAGTAGAGAGGGTTCGATTCCCCGGTTCAACCCACAATAACAAAGTAAATTTATGCCTTGTTAACTCAGCGGTAGAGTGTCTCCCTTACAAGGAGAAGGTCGGCAGTTCGATCCTGTCACAAGGTACCATTTAGCCCTCATAGTATAAAGGCATTACACATCCTTGGTAAGGATGAAACACAGGATCGTTACCTGTTGAGGGCACCAGCGCCTCCATAGTTTAAGGGTAAAACGGCGGATTTATATCCCGTAAGCAACAGATAATTGGTTCATGTAGGTTCGAATCCTGCTGGAGGTACCATTGCCGCTTTAGCAAATGTGGTCATTGCACCGGTTTGAAGCACCGAGGAAGTTGGTTCGATCCCGACAGGCGGCACCAGAATTTACACCGGATTAACTCAGCGGTAGAGTAATCGCTTGATAAGCGATAAGTCATTGGTTCGATCCCAATATCCGGTACCATGCCCTACTAGACAAATTGGTAAAGTCATCTCTCTCAAAAGGAGAAGTTTTCTCTGTTCGAATCAGAGGTAGGGTACCAAAAATAAATAATTGCCCAGGTGATGGAATTGGTATACATGTTAGTCTTAGAAACTAAATCTTGCGGGTTCGAGTCCCGCCTTGGGCACCAAATAAGGAAGTGTGGCAGAGTCCGGTTTATTGCACCTGTCTTGAAAACAGACGGCTCGAAAGGGTCCAAGAGTTCGAATCTCTTCGCTTCCGCCAAACATTTGCCATGAAATGCATTGACATTTACATAGATACCTGATACAATTGTTATATTGAGTTAGTAAGGGGTTGGATTCAGCAATCTTTAACATAAAACGCTAAAGAACTGTCTTCTACAGGAGGACCACCGCAAGGTGTGTAATTACGGAGACTAGAGAGTAAACTCGAATTAAATCTGACGCTGGAAAGACAGACAAGATGATGGTAGCCCATCTGATTACGGTAGGGTTTTTTTATCCGAAAGGAAGTACCGTGGTTTAAGAACCGATAATACTTACCCGACCAACCCGATTTTATTTTGAAATGTTTTAGAATAGGTTCAGCAACAAATTCAAACAGGCTTCAAGCCTGTTATACTTGGTCCGTTTCGGCGGACGACATGAGTTTCGAGTTCTCATGTAAATCAAAAAGAAGAAAACTATTCTGTTTTATCATGAAAGATTTTAGGTTAAGTTCAGCAAACTAAAAGCATTCAACTTGTAATTGAAAACGCAAAAATTAACCTGTTGTATTAAAGGAGTTATACTATGACAACATTTGTAGACGCAATAGTAAACCAAGAAGCCCGTACCGAGAATGGTATGAAGGCTCGTAAGTCAACCGCGAATGCAGTTGTAGACTTGTTCTATAACGCTGGCGCTTCTCGCGGTAAGAATATTGTGCCAGCATTTACTGCCGCAATGGCAGAGAACCGTGACCTTGCATTGCGTGTAGCCGCATGGCTTCGTGATGCCCGCGGTGGTGCTGGTGAACGCCAGTTGTTCCGCGACATTCTTGTGCATCTTGAGAAGACAGACCCTAATGCCGCAAAAGCATTACTCAAGAAAGTGCCTGAATTAGGTCGTTGGGATGACTTGTTTATCTTCAAGTCTAAAGAGTTGAAGAATGAAGCATACACTATGCTTGGTGATGCCTTGCGCCAGCGCAATGGACTTGCCGCAAAGTGGACACCTCGTCAAGGTCCTATCGCCGTAGAGATTCGTAATTTCTTCGGCATGTCTCCAAAGTTCTATCGTAAGTCTTTGGTCGAAATGACTAAAGTTGTAGAACAAAACATGTGTGCAAACACATGGGATGACATTAACTTTTCTCATGTACCTTCTGTTGCGTCTGCACGTTACAAGAAAGCATTCAACCGCAATACTGAAAAGTATGCAGAGTATGTTGCTTCCCTTGTGAAAGGCGACAATCCAGAAGTAAAGGTAAATGCATCCGTTGCATATCCATACGATGTACTGAAAGGTCGCATCGGTGCATATGGAGTTACTTTTGACAAGACCGAATTGGACTTGATTCAAAAGCAATGGGAAGCATTGCCTAACTATGTTGGTGATGCAAGCATTCTACCTTTGGTAGATGTATCTGGCTCTATGACTACTTTAGCAGGAAAGAACACAAAACTTTCTTGCCTTGAAGTGGCAGTCTCTCTTGGTCTGTATCTTGCAGACAAGAACGCAGGTAAGTTCAAGGATACGTTCCTGACTTTCTCTGCAAAGCCAGAGTTGTTACACTTGAAGGGTAACATCAACCAGAAGATTGATCAAATGATTAAATCTAAATGGGATATGAACACTAACCTTCATGCCGCATTCAACAAGATTCTTGATGTTGCGGTGAAAGGCAATGTGCCACAAGAAGAAATGCCATCAATGGTATTGATTCTGTCTGACATGCAGTTTGACCAATGCGTAAAGCATGATAACTCTGCAATCGAAATGATTGAACGCAAGTATGAAGCCGCAGGATACAAAGTGCCACAAGTGGTGTTTTGGAATCTCAATGCATCATACGGTAACGCGCCAGTTAAGTTCGATAAGACTGGTACTGCGCTAGTGTCTGGATTCTCTCCAGCAATTGTGAAGCCACTCCTGTCGGGAGACATTGATAACTTCACGCCAGTATCGATCATGCTGAAAACCATCATGCAAGATCGTTACGCAGTTCTTTAATTAGAACGATGAGGATTCGAAAGAGTCCTCATTTAGAAACTTTTTGAGTGACTACAATGGAACACCTGAAATACTTGCAAATTCTAGATCAAGCAAGGACCAGCCATGAAGAGTAGGGTCATCACGGATTCAAGCGCCACAAAGAGTTTCTAAATGATATGCGGGTATGATGTAATGGTAACCTGAAACCTTGCCAAGGTTTACTCGCGAGTTCGATTCTCGCTACCCGCTCCAATTAGGTGAGATGCCCGAGAGGCCTAAGGGAGAAGTTTGCTAAACTTTCGATTCACGAAAGTGGGTCCGTGGGTTCGAATCCCACTCTCACCACCATTGACAATCTTGCGAGGTACTGTTATAATGAGTTACGCGGATATGATGGAATCGGTATACATATCAGACTTAAAATCTGAGTTTTGTGGGTTCGAGTCCCACTATCCGTACCAACTTAAAGGAAAAATAAAAATGAGAATTGCAGTCTGTTCGGACATTCATCTTGAATTTGGTCCCATAGAATTAAAGAATACTGATAACGCTGACGTACTTATACTGTCTGGCGATATTTGCGTTGCTAAAGATTTGATGGAACGCGATAGTTATAATATTCGTGGTGATCATGATCGTTCAAACAAATATCACACCTTCTTTGAAGTTTGTGGTGTAGAGTTTCCTAAAGTCATTTACATCATGGGTAATCATGAACACTACAATGGTGACTATGCCATTACGCATCGTGTTCTCAAAGAGCGCCTTGGCTACATCAAGAATCTTCATATTCTAGATAAAGAAACAGTTCGTATTGGCGAAGTGACTTTCATTGGTGGTACTCTTTGGACTGATATGAACAAAGAAGACCCCATGACTTTGCATAGCATTCGCAGAATGATGAATGACTTCCGTTGTGTAGAGAATAGTAACAACATGGTTTCATACAAAGTTCCCGAGTATGCGAAACTTGATAATGGTGAAATAGATTACTCAAATGTTGTGAAGACTACGTTCAAAGAGCGTCCTGCAACATTCACGCCTGAAGATGCGGTTGTAGATCACAAAGCAATGGTTGAATTCATTCGTCAAACAATCGCTGAGAATCCTACGGATAAGTATGTTGTTGTTGGGCATCATGCGCCAAGCCGTACGTCAACCCATCCTCGTTATGCAAGAGAAGAATTGATGAATGGTGGATATAGTTCTAGTCTAGATGAATTTATTTTAGATAATTCTCAAATTAAACTGTGGACTCATGGACATACGCACGAAGACTTTGATTATATGATTGGTAGCACAAGAGTTGTTTGCAACCCTCGTGGCTATATCAACTACGAAGGTCGCGCAGATCATTTTGAATTAAAAACTTTTGAAATTTAAAAAGTTTATTTGGTTTGATTGGCTAGAATTTTATAACCTGTGCCGGTAGGGTGAACCTTATCGGCACTCATGTGATCTTTTGGTCTAGGTAAAATCGTATCACCATACTCTGTGGCAATGTTTACAATTGCATTGTGAGGAACAGGTTTACGATCTTTACCAGGATCAATCCAAAATACTCGCTTACCTTTAATAGCCGAACGCATTTTACGCAATAGGGCTTCGGTCTGCACTCCAGCATGATCATTCGCGCCTAGACTAATGATAATTGTTTCATAAGGTTTAGTTGTTGAGTGTGCGAGATAGTCTTTATTCCATTGCCAAGAATTCCAACCACCTCTGCTATAACTCACACACTCTGGTCGATGCATTGCAACACCTACTGCAATACTATCTCCAATTACCATGCAATCGATCATAACTTTTATCTACCTATATAAACTTGAGGCAACGCTTCTCTGCGGCGTTCCTCTTCTGTTTTTGGAAAAAACTCATTACCATATTGAGGGTACATTCGCTGACGGCTTTGTGCTACTAACATCATAATAAAACAAAAGACAAAGATTATAAACATTATGGCTATGCCCCAAAGAAATTGAATTTGAATTTCTTTTTTTCTTTTGGCGTTACGTTTATCTTCTATGGCTTGGCGTTGCATCTGTTTAGCGATTAGAACACTTTGTTCTTTACCCATTTGCTTCATCATTTCTTCTACTTCAGTATACAGCGCACCTAATTCTTTAGGGCATTGATACACCATCAATTCACGCAATTCAATTTCCATTTGTTGTAATTGCTTTCTCATCAATACACGCTGTAAAGCACGTTTGCCTAAACTTGCATCACCTGTATAAACTTGAGTCTTAGCACGTTTTTCTTCTTCTGCAAACACCGCCATACACTTGTGAAAGTTGTCATAATATGTTCCTAGATGTTCACCTATCTGAGTATAGACACTAGTATGTTCATCTGAATTGGCTTTTTTGTTTAATGTTATTACACGATTTTTCTCTTCAATGTATGCATTGCGTTCTGTAACTGTTGCTGGTTTGTCAGGTGGATGTAATTTGTGAAACTGATCATCTAAATCTTTAAGAACGTCTTTAACGTCACCGGCGGCGCCTTTAATGTCTTTATAAAGTTTACACCCGGCTTTGACTGCGGAGACTGCTCCGTTAGCGAGTGCAAAGAGGGTTAGTGGATCCATTTATTTGTATCGATCCTTATCATTGTACCAATCTTTAAACATAACACCAAACACCATTAGTAAAGGTATCATGCATAACAAGAATAGCATGTCGTTAAAGGTAATAATTATATTAAAGTACATAAGTTAGCCTCCGCCAATTGCTTTATCTCGGTCTTCGCGCTCTTTTTTCTCGCGTTCTTTTTGTTGCTGTCGTATAACTAATAGTCTCTTGGCAACTTTTTCTTCATAGATTCTTTTTTCTTCCATTGCACCATATATTCCAATACCACCCATGGCAAGTGCAAATAAAATAATGGACCCTGCAATAAAATACATAGCAAAGATAAACTGATCTGCCATCTTTTTTTTGTGTGCTAGTTGTCGTTCTTCTTCTGCACGTTGTGCATCGGCACGTGCCTTGAACAGCCTAGTACGCTCGGCAATCATTTGTTCCCAGATTTGTGGTTTGCCTAACTGCCAAAGAATCATGTCTTTGAGTTCACGTTCTGCTTGACGCAATGCATCACTATGCATGGCAATTTGAAGTGCTTCGTGTCCTAACTCGGCATCTGTTTTACCTAGTAGATTAGCCTTGGCTTTTAATTTTGTTCGTTCACGATGAATGGCATCTGAAGATTCAAAAAATTTGCTGAATTGTCCTGCAAGACTATTAATGTCTTTGCCTAGTGCAACGGCCTGTTTAATGTAACTAACTGCACTCTGTGCGGCTGAGAATGCAAGACCTATTGTAATTGGATCCATGATTAACTGCCAAGTTTACATATTTCTTTATGCAGTCTGTTTGAACAATCTTTAATTACCCATTGAACACAATACACTTTACGGTCAAATACGTCTCCTGTCCACATCCAACGGGCGCAGGTTCTTACTTCGTCCGATTTTTTAGGACTTTTTTTTATCTCAGCACTTGCAGTTAAAATGATCAAACATAATATAATTGATAAAAATTTTACAAGACGATAGGAAGCCAAAGCCACAGACCCTGACTCATAAGTAATGCCGCACCGAGTCCAACTAAAATACTACTCCAATACAATGACATGCTAACTGCTAAAATACTTGCAGTCAGTAAAACAATTGCGATTTGAAATGCAGAACCAGCAAATGTCATCCAAGGACCAGACTTACGAATCTGGTCACGTTCGGCTTCAAGGGCACGTGCCTTTGCCATTAGTTCTTTCTTACCTTCACCTGTTGCAGGCTCAGATTCATATCTATCAATCTTTGCTGTTAACTTGTCTGCTTTGTCAAATTGTTTTCTGTCAATAGCATCATCTCTAGCCATTTCTGCGAGAGTTTGCTTAACTGATTTTGCTTGATAGAATGCCCATGTATTGTTTGCACTAATTGTATTGTTCAATACTTTACTGCTATTACCACTTGAAATATAGGTATTGATTGCAAGCAAAGCGGCTAGAACAGTAATCAACCATCCTGCTTTGTCTTTGATATTTGCTTCACGTTCACTACGCGACAATGGTTTCTTTTCTGATAATACTACTTCTGCCATTTTAGTGTTCCTTCAATGGTCCAACTTTTTTCGTTACACCTGCTCTGTCTTCAAGAATAGCAATGTGTGTTCTATTCTCCATAATAGCGTCACGGTTCTTTTGAATTTCTTTTTCTAAGTCTTGGCGTAGTTTTTCGCGAGCCAATTCAGCACCGCTATTGCTAGCCTGCTTGTTATCTGTAGTAACAACTAAACTCACTTTTTGATTCAGAATGGTCACATCATGTTGAATAGAACCTAATGCTTGAATTAAATATCCAACTGAACCAACTAATAAAGGTAATAGAGCAAATAATAATTTCTCTATAAACGCACCTTTTTCATGCGCTTGTTCTGCTGTTTTTTCTGCCATTTTATTTTCCTTTGTTATGCAAATCGAATAATGATTTGACTTTTTCTTCTAATACCCCAATTCGCACGTCCATTTTAGCCAAAACTATGACTAAAGTAATGAATGCTAAGAATACTGGCCATGCTTTTAAAAGTATCTCTACAATGTCCATAACTATTATCCTCCCTAGGACTTGACAACATATTTATGGTAAACCAAGTTTTTGATAATTATCAGAGGGAGATTTTGTTGTTTTTATGCAACAAAAAGAAAACCCTTGACAAGTGTGCCCATTGTGGTATACTAGAGTCTGATTAATCGAAAAGGAAACAAAATGTCTCTGACTGCCTATGTTGACCGAAAAAATGCATTCGCTAAAATCTTCGGTAGCCGCCAACTAAGTTTGCAAAATGCGGCTGACCGCCAATCCATTGCTGATAGCATTGATTCGGATTTAAGTCCCGAAAACCTGACTTGTGACGGTGAATTGAGCCGTAGCCAAGTACAGGCTCGTTACAAGACTTTGACCAAAGCCGCTAAAGAACTGCAAAAACTTGATCCTTCCGTTAAGTTTTACGAATTTGCATAGTGTTGTAAAAATACAACAAAAAGAAAACCCTTGACATTTACCATGAAACGTGTAGAATAGGTACTGTAGTGAGTTGATAGTGATACGGAGATTGAAATGATGACATTCTTGATGATTCTTGTTGGTTTGTTTACTGTGGCAGTACTTTTCGGTGCCGCTGTAAGTGAGTCTGTTACAACTTTGGGATAATTGATATGCGTACAAAAACTTTTATTGACGGCTTTAAGAATTCACAAAAAATCCGTGTGATGTTTGAAGGTTTCGGTGTTTACACTACAGTCGGTGGTGTTTGCGAAACTTTCGCTACCGCTAGCCATAGCGCCGCCGCTTGTGATGCATTGTTGAAGTTGGCTTATATGCGCCGCACGGCAGAGAGAGCCGGCGATTTGATTCCAGTTGGTTTGGGTTATACAACCCGCGGTATGCAAGTTCAAATTGATTTGATTTAAGGAAATAAAATGGATACGTTGACTACAGATATTTCTTACGGAATGTTTAGTTCCGAGGGTAACTTAGCCGTTCATGGTGTTGTTGTTGCCGCAATAACAATGAACCTGACATGGCCACAAACTTACAAGTGTCTCAACATGTTAGCCAAAAATGATTATAGCAAATTTGGTGAAGCAATGGACACCGATGTGCGCGAAGCCGTCTACAATACTTGTGGTTTTACTTCTGACTTTTATGGAGCGTAATATGAAAATCGAAACAGCAATTGGTATTTTGGAAAAAGAACGTCAATTTTTGGGCATGGGTTTTTTGGACTTGTTGCAGGACATTCAAAAACACGGAAAGATGATTTACTCGGAACGTGTCATGGAAGCCTTTGAACGGTTCATGATTGACGGTCGCCGTATGTTCGCAACTGTTGCGTAAAAACAACACTTTAGATAGTGCTTGACGGGACGGCAAAAACCTGTATAATAGGTACTGTACTGATTGATAAGGACTTGATATGAAACTGCTTTCTACCGGAAACCCCAAAATTCTCAAGGGCATGGCTCAAGGTTACAATACCTATATCCTGCACCTTGCACCGGCTAATGTTAGCGGTTATGAAACCTGTCCAAAGCGCACCGCGGGTTGTACTGCCGCCTGCCTGAATACGGCTGGTCGCGGTGGTATGTTTAAGCGTGGCGAATCCACTAACGTGATCCAAGAAGCCCGTAAGCGTAAGACCCGTTTGTTTTTTGAGAACCGTACCGAATTTATGCGTTTACTTGTTGCCGATATTGAATTGGCGATCAAGCAAAGCAAGCGCCTTGGTTTGATTCCTGTGTTCCGTTTGAACGGCACCAGCGACCTTTCTTTTGAAAAGTATGAGGTTGTTCGTAACCAAAAATTGTTTCGTAACATTTTCTCTGCCTTTGCCGAAGTCCAATTCTATGATTATACAAAGGTGCTTGGACGTAAAGTAACCGCGATTGAAAATTATCACTTGACATTTTCTGCCGCCGACGGCAATGATGCCGATGTTGTAAAAGCAATCCAACAAGGTTACAATGTTGCTACCGTGTTTGGTATCAAGAAAACCCTGCCAATGCCTGAGGCTTATATGGGCTTGCCAGTGTTCAATGGTGACGAATCCGACTTGCGTTTCCTTGATCCAAAAGGTGTTGTGGTTGGCTTGTATGCTAAAGGCAAGGCTAAAAAAGACACCAGCGGTTTTGTGAAATATCCTACTCTTATGTTGATGGCCGCTTAAAATGAAATCCAAAATTTTTATTATTCAACGTGAAAACGATAAGTATTTTAAACAGAAATTGCCTACATGGCGAAATGGTTTTTGTGAAATTATGCGGAGTGTTACTGTAGAACCAGACCCGCATAATGTTTATGATTGTTGGGGTACTATCGAAGCATACGGACAAAAACTTTTTGTTTATGCCAACGATTATGAAGGTGAAGAAAAATTGTGGCAAATTTATGGTGTTGCGAAAGGCAAGAAATAATGATTCGTAATAAGCGTAAAAATGCAAAGCCTGTAATTGACCTGACTGGTCCACAAGGCAATGCATTTTATTTGATGGGCGTAGTATTGAAAACTTTCCGACAATCTGGTGCGCCTGAATTGGGTGAATCGATTGTTGAAGAAATGAAAAAAGGTGACTATGAACACCTAGTAAAAACTTTTGATTTGTATCTCGGTGAACATTTTATTTTGGAGCGTTAAAAATGGGTACTCGGTCTTTAACTTTTGTGTACGATGGTTCCAATTCCGATGACGGAACTAATGAACCGATCATGTGCATCTATCGGCAATTCGATGGCTATCCCTCAGGGCATGGACATGAACTTGCTCAGTTTTTGAATTCTAAAACCCTAGTCAATGGGTATAGTGATAAAAATTCTGCTGAGGCAAATGGCATGGGTTGCCTTGCCGCACAATTGGTTGTTCAATTGAAACATGGTGTTGGTGGAATTTATATCTACGCACCAATGACTGGCCGTGACTACAGCCAAGATTATGAATACCATGTGTATGAAGACAAAGTAATTGTGTATCACGATTTTCCATATGGCGAAAGTCCATATGACCAAGAACCATTGTTCGAAGGTACATGGGAAGAGTTTGCACAATTTTGTTTAGACCCAGTTTCTGTGGAGTGAATATGCAAGATAGATTCAAAGTTTATTGCGAGTGGTGCCACGATTGGCATTACACCGATGAAGTTGAAATGTTGAATATAGAAGAAGACATTCAAGGGCGTGATGTGATGCACTTTGAATGCGGACAACCACCTTCATGGAACGAAGACATTTCACGGTACGATGGTACTTCCTCACTTGTTTATAGAGAATGATAAGGTGAACTGTGGGAACGAATTACTACGTTGCAAAGAATCTGTGCGAATGTTGTAATCGCTATGATGAAGAATACCATATTGGTAAAGCATCATATGGTTGGGCATTTTCGTTTCAAGGTTATCGTGCCGAACGTCTTGTTTCTTGGCGGGCATGGAAAGAATTTCTGAAAGATAAAATTATCATTGATGAATATGGAGAGCGGACCAATTACGATTGGTTTGTCAATTATATTGAAGAAAATAAATCCCCAGGATACGTTCGCGAAGATGGACACAAAAATCTTCAACATAACGAACAAGGTAAAATTGATAAGCGTCCATGGTTCAATCCCGAACATGATTGGGATGACGAAGATGGTTATGCTTTTTGTGCTAGAGAGTTTTCATAAAGGAGAAGTGTATGTCAGGTTTTCAAAGTAAAAAAATGTTGTCGGCTAGTCGTGATTCAAAATTGCCAATTGAGGAATATGCCAATGCCTTGTTTGAGGCAACTGTAGCCCTTGATGAACGGAATTCCCTCAAACCTACGCCGCAACAAAATCTCATTTGGTTGCAGGCTTTGTCGGAAATGTGGGTGCGCCAGTCTAGAAGTGAAGTAAGTACTTGCTAACTTGTTGATTTTGATAGTGTTGTTTTTATGCAACAAAAAGAAAACCCTTGACAATCCTCCACTAGTGCGGTATACTGTAATCTGTTGAGTGAGAGGAGTTTTTAATATGTCTAGATTGATTCGTGAAATGGAAGCAAGGTCTGCGCGGTCTGCAATGATTCGCGAAGCCATGCGGGCTTATGAAGAATCCTGCCGCGCTGAGTACGGTTCTCCGTATGCGGCGATGGCTGGTGTCCTTGAATCTCTGTTGACTTCCCTAGCGGCTGATCGGCTGGATTCTACTGAGGAAGTTGTCCGTTCATTAAAGCGTTTAACTAAAGAGGTGGCATAATGGCTTACATGTCTCAAGAAAAGAAAACAAAAATTTCGGCTCTGTTGAAACCAATCCTTGCAAAGTACAAAGTGAAAGGTTCGCTAAGTGTGCGTAACCATTCCACAATTTGCTTGACAGTAAAGGCTGGCGCGATTGACTTTATCGGCAATAGCAACAAGGTTTGTGGCAATGACTTTTATCAAGTCCAGCGCGGCTTCAAGCCGAACACCACTGGCTATGATCAAGTGAATCCATATTGGTTTCAAGACCACTATGATGGTGATGCCAAAGCATTTTTGACTGAAGCCTTTAAGGCTCTCAAAGGTGCCGATTGGTTTGATAAATCGGATGCGATGACGGATTACTTCCACACCGCATACTATGTTGATGTGAATATTGGAAAATGGAACACACCCTACGAATTGGTAAAGTAAAGCGCCGCGACTTTGTGGCCAAAGACCTGCGTACACCGAAGTATCGTATGCGGGTCGTTGGCGACAAGCGTAAGCGTGATGCAAAACACAAATGGAAATTATATGAATCCTGATCCGATGAGTTTCCGCCGTGCGGTTGCCGAAGAAATTCTGGACACAATTTATTTTGGGAATCTTGATTCTATCAGAGGCGCCAAAGGGCGCAAGTTTAGCAAAGTGAAGACTGGACAAAAGGATGCCTATATGCTTCCGTTCGGTTTCTCAAAGGACTGCTATGGTGCGGTCCTTGTGCATACCCCTAACCGCATTGAAGTGGTGTCTAGGGTCCGAGGTGCTGAACGGAAGAACAGTTTCCGATCCGCATATGACACAAAGGTCTTTTTGTGCAGAACTTTCATAAGTTAGTGAGTACTAACTAACATGTCTTTCTTAGCCGATTCGCGACAATTTGAGGGCTTCCGAAGCCCTTTTGCGACCGGTTTTCCAGGCTTTTGGGCGGCTTTTGGGGATGGGGTGCTACTCAGATATTACCCCCTAGCGGAAAACCGCCTAAAATCGCACCCTTGTTGCAAAAATACAACACTAAAAAAAGACTTGACATGGGTAGCCGTTTTTGGTATACTGTAAGTATGGTAATGAGAAAGAAACGGTCCGACAGAAACCATGTAATATACATGGTGACTTGCGAGGATACTGGCGACACTTATGTTGGTTTGACAGTAGCCCTTGGTCAAGCGTACCTTAAATCTGTAAAGATTCGCTGGCAAAAACATATGAGCCGTGCGCGGTGCGAGGACAAGGATTGGAATTTTTGTAATGCTTTGCGAGTACTTGATGAATGCGATTGGCGTTATCAGGTTCTCGAAGTGGTCCGCGGTCGTAAGAATGCACACCAGCGTGAACGTGAATTGATCCGCGATTTGAATCCTACTTTAAATACGTTTTAACTATTATGTCAATAGAAAAAATTAATTTGCTTTTACAGGAAATTGCTGATACAATTTCCATTGAAAGAATGAATCAGTATGCCGATGAACTTGACATGGAAATGCTATTGGCTGATCCGCGGTTCTACGGTCCTGATTGTAATGATTGTGATGGTCCTTGGTATTGGGAGGTAAAGTGATGAGAGGTTCGATTCGATTTTTTCTTGGTCTGTTGATTGTCTTTGGTGCTGTTGGCACCCTCGAAGTGAATCCAGATGCAAGTTTGCTGGTTCAGTTGATTCTGGCTGGCGCAGGTTTATTGTTAATGAAGTCCGGTGCTGATGCCCTAGGAGGTGCATAATGTTTATTGCAAAACCCAATGATATGAATTTTTCAAATTCGCAAAAGTTTGCCGATATGTTTGAGGCGCAATCGTACCTCGAACAGGTAACTGGAGTGAACATGCCGATGGATGAGTGGATCATCCTTGGTAAGATTCTGGAAGTTAACCCTTACGGAGATAACGTAATGCCAGAGTTTTATCCCAAAGTCCGTAAGGGTAATATTGTCATGGAGAGGGTTGACATTGAATCCTTCCTGTGATAGAATGATAATGTTGGTTGGTAATTTTGTTTTTTTTAATTTAGGAGATTGATTATGTCGAAGAATCTGCAATATGTGCGTGTGTTGGAATTGCTTCAAAGCGCCAAGGGTCCCGTTAAGGTTTCGGATGTGAAGGCTTTGGATGGCATTGTGCCGACACGCCTTTCCACGTACCTGTGGGAGATCAAGAAAAATACGGGCTTTGCTGTTAAGTCCAATCGCGATGGTCGCGCCGTTGTGAGTTATGAACTTGTTGGTTCAGGGATAGTACCTTCCCCAAAGGTAGTACAGGTGTCTAAGGTAGCCACCACCAAAACTACTGCTAAGGCTACCACTAAGGCGACTGCAAAGCCAGCGCCAGCCAAAGTGACGAAGGTCGCTAAGGCAAAGACTATCGCAAGCGAGATGCAAGACGATGTTCTTCCTACTGCCAAGATGGCAAAGAACGCCAATGTGTTTGATGCATTGGATGAGATTGATACCACGGCTGACTTTGAAGACCGTGCGTATGCCTCGCAGTATGTAAGAGGAATGTAAGATGAACCGAGTTCAGGCGAACACCGGTTCGCCTGAACTAATCCAATTAGTGTTCAATGCTTGGACGTTGGGTTATACAGGCGAACAGGTTATATCTTATGTTGTTTTTAACTCTGGCTGTACTGTAGATGAGGCGAATATTGCTATGAAAGAAGTTTACGAGACCATGAAGGAATAATATGCCAAGCATTACAAAAATCTATCTAGATATGGATGGTGTACTCTGCAACTTTGATACGCGGTGGGTTGAACTATTCAATGAAACGCCTAGACAAACACGCGAAAGAAAAGAATTTGTTCCTAATTGGGACACTTTCGTTTTGAATGAAAACTTTGTGACATTGGATAAATTTCCTGGCTCTGATGATTTGCTAGAATTTGTCATGTCAAAGTCTGATACTGTTGACATTGAAATTTTGTCCTCAAGTGGCGGACAAAAATATCACAATAAAGTGAGGGATCAAAAAATGCGCTATCTCAAGGCGCGTGGTTTGACATTCCCGGCTAACATTGTTCCAGGTCGCAAGTTGAAACAATACTATGCAACACCTGATTCTATTCTTATTGATGACACCGAAGATGTAATTGAAGCCTTCAATCGTGCGGGTGGCATCGGTATCTTGCATAAAGATGCAAGTGAAACTTTATCTGTTTTAAGGAAAATTTTTAATGAAGACTTTCAATACTAATGGACTAATGATTGATTGGGATACGGCTGATCGTATCACAATGTTGACACTCACGAATTATCGCAACAGTCTTCAAGAACATTTGGATGGCGGTGCTGATGGTTCGCGATGGTTGCATCCAGAGGATGAGGTACATAATCGTGCGATGATTCAAGCAATTAATTTTGTAGTCAAGGACTTTGGCGGAACTGAACATGGCTGAGCCAATAAGTGAAGAAGACCTAATCTATCAGGCATGGCGCGATAGTGAATCGTATCAAGTGCCAATGACAAAAGAAGGCGAAAAACTTTGCGAACAAAGATTTTGGGGTTTCAAAAAAGGTTGGGCATACGCAAAGTTTCATACAAAAACTAATGACGTTTACATGAAGGACTACTATGACTACGGACCAAGAATGGCTGAAGATGAATGATAATCTACATGATCATTTTACTCATGTAGAACGAGCCCACTTAGGAACTGGTATTGGATGGTACAATCTCATCTATACTTTGACCAATTGCATTGATCGCCGGCTCGAACATCTAAACAAAGATGGTGGCAATCGTAAAGTAGTCATTGCACAAATCAAAGAAAAGTTTGGTGGTCTTCGGTATTATGCCGATGGTGATGTAGACGAACAGATGGATGGCATGATTGACTTTGCCGAGTCTTTGAGTTATACTATATGTGAAGAATGCGGCGCACCTGGCAAACTAAGAGGTGGTGGCTGGATGCGTACACTCTGCGATAAGCATGAGGAAGAACGACAAGCAAGATATAAGGAGATGAAATGAGCGTAGCAGAATGGGAAACTAAAGATAAAAACAAACTCCGTAAGTGGCTTGGTGAACACCTAGCATACGGACTTGTAACTGTTGTCTTTGAAAAGAAAGATGGCACCTTGCGTGAAATGCGTTGTACACTTAAAGACGTTCCTCAATATGAACGTAAAACTGAGAGTGAAACAACCCGCAAGAAAAATGATGAAATAATGTCTGTGTACGATATGGACAAAAGCGAATGGCGTTCTTTCCGTATCGATTCTATTAAAGAAATTAAATTTGATCTAACATCATGAAAAAACTATCTGCACTAGCACTCGCAATCGCATGTGGCGTAGCAAACGCAAACATTCGTGGCGAAGGAGAACACCGTTTTGGTCCTGAGACTGCGGAAAATGTTGCATGTGCTATTGCAGAAGAAAAAGCGAAAGAGAATGCAATTGCAAACTTTGTTGGTGAATTGATTGAACATCAAACCAACGAAGTGTGTCGAGATACACAATGCACCACACACCGCGCCTACTTTTCTGAAGTGGGTGGTGAGATTCGTAGAATCATTCGCAAACAATCTTTTGTAGCACCAGACAACAAAGCATCCGTTTGCATTGTTGAACTTGATGCCGATGTAGTGAAGATTGAAAACTCAATTGATCTTAGGGTCAAGGGTAAGAATCAATTGATGAATGGCGAACGATTTGGTCTGCAAATGGTTTCTAATCGAACCGGCAACCTCGCTATATTTAATATGACAGACGATAAGTATCGGCTGATCCACATGATACGAGTTGATAAACCAAATTCGGAATTTGGATTTCCGAATGGTGGCAAGTTTCAAGCAATTCTGCCAAACGGCAAATATCAATCCAACGAATTGCTTGTCTTTTTATTTACTGAAAACAACTTGACATTTGAAGATGTTTACAGTAAAATGGAGTTTGAAAGGTTAGTTAAAGACTTGCCATTCAAAAATAGGAAGGTGATTAGTCATCAAATTAACATTATGAGGTAACCATGAAGTATTTGTTTATTATGATTTGTGCTACTATGCTATCTGCATGTGGTACAGTTGGCGGTGCTATGCAAGGCGCAGGACAGGATTTGAACTCTGCTGGCACATATGTTAAAAATGTCGGAAGGAGTGAGAATCGATGAATCAGACACTATGTTATGTTTTGCTTCCCATTGTTATTTCGTTGGCGGCATGTAATTCCGTACCAACAAGCAATGGTGTTACAGTAAAGAATGATCGTATGTTTACGAATGAAGTAAACTATCCAAGTTGGTACACCGAAGCACCAAAGAAAGACGATAAAGGAATCTATGCTGTTGGTTCTGAATATTCGAAAGACTTTCAGTTTTCAGTAGACAAGGCTATGCTTTCTGGAAAGCGTGAACTTGCGTCACAGTTTTCGTCATACACTAGTGCAATGATGAAAGACTTTGCATATGAATCAGGCATGACTGGTTCTGACGTAGCAAGGGCTGATCTAGAACGTACAACCAAAATGGTTGTTTCGCGAGTGAACCTTGTTGGTGTTCAACGTGTCAACATGAAAACTGTACACGAAGAAAATGGTTATCGTACATTCGTGCGACTGCTATATACCGAAGATGCATCTAATCGAATTCTGTTGAGTGAGATTCGGCGCAATCAAGCATTGTATGCTAAATTTCGTGCATCAAAATCTTTTCAAGAACTTGAACGCGAAACGGATAAGATCGACCAACAAAAAGTAGAAGAGATAAAGGCTCTTACTCAGCAATAAGGAGACTGACATGCCTAACTGGTGTAATAATACATTTAATGTCGAAGGTGAAAAAGAAACCATTGATAACTTTGAAGCCTTTCTCGAAGGTAATAACGGCAAAGACTGGTTCAATTTTTTTGCGCCAACACCCGTTGAACTGAAAGAAGATGGTTGGTACGAATGGAACGTATCCAATTGGGGTTGCAAGTGGAACTGTGATGCCCAAGATTGGACACGCGATGGCAACACCATTTCATTCTGGTTTGACTCACCGTGGGGTCCGCCTGTTGAATTGTATTACAAAATTGAACAGGCTGGCTTGACAGTTAAAGCCGAATACATGGAAGAAGGTATGAGATTCGTTGGCGAGTTTGTTGATGGTAGCGATGAAACATATGAGTACGAAGATGTAGAAGACTTGGACAACATTCCAGATCACTTGGTTGAGAACTGGAACTTGCATGATCAATTTGAATCTTGGATAGAAGAGGACGAAGAATGAGATTCCTTTCTGGTGTTATCATAGGGGTTTTTGTTTGCACAGTTGGGTTCATTGAAGTTGTGAACATTGTGTCAAAGGGTGCTCGAATTATTGAACACACTATACAAGATCAATGGATGCAAGATCGTGGTAGGATTCGTAATCCGCAACCAATCGAAGTGGACAGCAATGATAAAACAATATGATGGATTGACCGAACGTGACATTGAAAATTTAAATTTTCTTGTCAATACATCCGATGTGGTATTGCGTGATTGGATGCTGAATTATGCCGACCAAGATGATTTAGATTATGCTCATGAACTGTTGGAAATGCTCAGGCACCGTTTGCTTGACCTTGCCGCAGAACGATCCGACCTGTCCGAAAGCCGCGAAATTATCTCCAAATTTGTCTCAAAGTGACCGGTTTCTAGGGCTTTTGGGCGGCTTTTACGGCTGGCTGATACTCTGACCCTCAACCCCTCAGAAAAGCCGCCCAAAACCGCCCCTAAACTGTTGTAAAAATACAACAAAAAACTAATGCTTGACATGAGTGCCCATTGTGCTATACTAGAGTCTGAGATTAAGAAAACGGAGATAGATATGACGATGGAAATGGCTCTCGAAACCCTAAAGAATGACATTGTGGCTGACTATGAAAGTTGGCAAACACTAAGCGGCAAACCCCGCACCGAAGTCCAAGCCCGTATGCTTGATGAGTTTATCAACGGCATTCGAATTGACGAAGGTAGCAAATACACCAAAGTGGTGGCTGGCTCTTCCGTTTGGGGTTTCATTGTGAAGACTGATACCGATAAGAAGTTTCGCAAAGGCGATATTCTGAAAGCGGCTGGTTGGGCGGCTCCTGCGCGTAACGCGGCTCGCGGCAACATTCTTGACGGTGGCTATACAATTCGTTGGACTGGTCCTCTTTACCTTTAAAGGAATTCTCTCATGGTTATGCTTGTCATTCAAACCCAAGTTTATGAAAACTACGGCGCCCATGATTGGGACGGCACCGGCGAGTGCCCTCAGTATTGGAAACCCAAAGGTGGTTCTGCATACAAGGTACTTGACATACCTCTAAATATTGACTATAATAACCTTGTGAGTTTTGCATTGTCTGGTATTGAACAGGACAATGAAGGCTACCGTGAGACTATGATCGGTTGGACAATAGAGTCGGATGACTACCTCTCATGGTTCGAAAAATCTCAGATGGAATATGATGGCGTTATTGCGTATCCAGAACCGACAATGACGTATGAACAAGTGATGGAAAAACAAAAGGAATTAGCATGTATGTAGGCGAAATTATTTCAATTTATCCGGTAATGGATCAAATTAAACTGTACCTTGAAATTCTCAAGGAACATTTTGTTGGCGCATAATGTGCGCTATAAGTAACATAATGACCTATTTGGGGGCGTAATGAGTAGAATGAGTGACCTTATGATTGAGATTCAAGAAATGTACAGTCGCGGAAGTGATGTGCAAGAAATTTCTAACAGTACCGGTGTGCCAATTCGTTTTGTTCTTGATGCTATTAAACACTTAGAACCAGATTTTCTAGAAGAAGAACCATAATGTATGATTTTATTTTTAATGATCGATATGATAAATCTCTTATACGAATCCTAGATATAATCTGGAAAGACTTGGACGTTGAAGCGGCTCAAATGCCAGGTAGAACCAAGCAAGAGATTTTTAATAAGATATGCGCCGACTTGAAAGCGAAGAATACCTTTGCTATTCATAAAGCGGATGTTGTTTTTTATGCGGTGCCTGATAGTCCTTGGGTTGTCAGGCTTCACGTTTTTACTGTAGACGAAGGTGTGTTTGGTCGCGAACGATTAAACGCCGCGGCTGAATTGACTAGGTATATATTCCGCAATACTAAAATTGAAAAGATTTACGGAGTGACTGCAAATCGAAAATTTATTGCAATGGCAAAATACTCTAGATGGAAACCTGGACAGGAAGGTATTCTCACCAAGTCTTTTAAAACAAATGATGGACAATTGATTGATCAATACATGATAAGTGTAAACAGATCGGACTTCATGAAATGAAACTATCACTACATGATCGAATGACAAGATACAATTGGTACCATAAAGCAATCACCCAATTTACAATGCTGGAGTGGTTGGTCGTATTTTCTCTTTTTGGTTATTTACTCTATGAAATCCTATCGACAATATTATTTTGAACAAGCGATGGAACAAATTCGCGTTGCATTGACAATGATTTGGCATGGTGTTATAATGAATAAAGGACACCACAGTAAATGGAAAAAGAAAACTTAGTTTACAGACTACGCAAACGTGCAGAGATTCGCAGACAAATACCGTCACGCAAATCTGTGCAAGAAGGTGCGCCTGATCGTATTGCAGATTTGTTAGAAGAAGCCGCAAGTGAAATTGAACGGCTTCATTTGCTTTATGCCGCGGATATGATGAGTGATAAGGGCTATAAAGAAGGCACTTTTGAAGAGTATGAAAAATTTAATCGTGAAAGAAACTATCCATTATGAATATCTTTTATCTAGATCGTGAACCAAAAACATGTGCAGAAATGCATTGCGACAAACACGTTGTCAAGATGATTATTGAGTATGCACAATTGTTGTCAACCGCACATCGTTTGCTAGATGGCACTCAAGATATTGAAAAGCGATATGTGCATGGTTCACTACCTGCGCGTTACCGCCATATCAAAGTATGGAAACACCCAAGCGAATATATGGACAAAGGTTTGATGCGGGCGTCACATATTAATCACCCATCAAACATATGGGTTCGCGAAAGCAAAGAAAATTATCAATGGCTATGCCAAATGTGGCTATGGCTTATGAAAGAATATACACATCGTTATGGCAAACATCATGCGTGTGAGAATCGTGTAGAGTATCTGATGGATGCACCTAAAAACATTCCATCGAAAGTGTTTACTGATCCAACACCTGCCATGCCAGAATACTGCAAAGTGAAAAATGATTCGCTTTCTTCTTATCACAAATACTATATACAAGAGAAAGTTCGCTTTGCTAAGTGGACAGCGCGAGAAATGCCCACTTGGTATAAGCAAGGAGTTATAAATGCCGATATACAACTTCCAGCATAAAGAGACTGGTGAGATTATAGAAAAGATGATGAAAATTAGTGATAGGGAAGAGTTCCTAAAAGAACATCCCGAATATGAGAGCGTGATTTTAGCCGCACCAAGTTTAGGTGATCCAGTACGTTTAGGGCTCCGTAAACCTGATGCAGGATTTAGAGAGGTTCTGCAAAAGGCAAAAGCGGCTCACCCTAGAGGTAACATCAATACATTCTGAAAAGGTGCGCCGATCAATTATTACAAGGGTATCACATGGCGCGAAAAAGTGTTGCAAACACAGAACCAGAATTTCACTCAAGGCAACTTAAAACTATCAATAACTCACTCAAAGTAAGATTAGATGATCTAAAAACCTTTCAACCATTAACAGACAACCAAAAAGCATTTTTCGATTCATACAAGCGAGGAGATTACTTTATAGCATTACATGGTGTCGCAGGTACCGGTAAAACTTTCTGTGCTTTGTATAAAGCATTAGAAGAGGTACTTGATAAAGCAAACCCATTCAAAAGAATTATTATTGTTCGTTCCGCAGTACCGTCAAGAGAAGTAGGACATTTGCCTGGTGACCTTGATGAGAAGACAGAGATTTATCGTCAGCCATATCGTCAAATTTGCGAAACTCTTTTCGGAAGAAAAGATGCATACGATAGGTTAGAAGAGCAAGGTTTTGTAGAATTCATTTCCACATCGTTTATTCGTGGTATGAGTTTTGATGATGCAATTATTCTAGTTGATGAAATGCAAAATTTAACGTATGAGGAAATTGATACAGTCATGACGCGAGTAGGTTATCGTTCCAAGATCATTTGGTGCGGTGATTATCGCCAAACAGACTTAAACAAGAAACGTAATGACATGAGCGGCATTCTAAAATTCTTTGACATTGCACATCATATGGCATCGTTCACAAGAATTGAATTTACTGTAAATGATATTGTTCGTTCCTCTCTAGTAAAAGACTACATATTAGCGAAGATTAAATATGAAGACAATATTGAAAAGTGAAATAAAATGTTTACCCATGAACTTGTTGAGTTAACGCCACTATCAACCACAACGATAGACGGCAAGCGACATTATCAAACGCCCGATGGAAATGTATATCCATCGGTCACCACAATCACATCCCTACACGGCAAAGAAGGAATTCTTGAGTGGCGCAAACGTGTAGGCGAAGAAGAAGCAAATAAAATCTCAAACAAAGCCGCAACCCGCGGCACCAGAGTCCACAAACTTTGCGAAGACTACCTCAATAACGAACTATCATTTGAAGGTGCGATGCCCAACAGTATCGCATTGTTCAAACAAATGCAACCATTTCTCGACAAGTACATTGGTAAAGTGTATGGTATTGAATGTCCATTGTATTCACATCACCTGCGCGTAGCAGGCAAGAGTGACTGTATTGCACAGTTTGATGGTAAGAACGCAGTTGTGGATTTTAAAACAGCAAACAAACCAAAACAAGAACATTGGATTCAAAACTACTTTATGCAATGTGCGGCTTATGCTGTAGCATTTGAAGAGAGAACTAAAATATCGATTCCTCGCATTGCGATTGTAGTTGCAGTTGAAGGTGACAGCCCGCAACTTTTTATAAAGAAGCGTGACGATTATATTGATATGTTTATTTCTTATAGGAAACAGTATGATGAACAATTACTACTTGGATGAAAAGCACAAAGAGATTATGAGTATTGCACAGGAAGAATGTGCAGAGGTGATTCAAGCCATCAGCAAAATTTTTAGATTCGGATTAGATGAATCATTCGAAGGTAGAACAAATCGCGAAAGATTGACAAGTGAACTCGGCGATCTTCAATGCATGATTACACTACTTAAACAATATGAAGTGGTTGATGATTTTAAAGTGCATCAAGCCGAACTTGTAAAAAGAACTCGCCTTAGCAAGTGGTCAAACATTTTCACCGAGGTGCAATAGTAATTGTGCGCTAAATATTAAGATGACTGTATGAAGTTAACCGAAAGGTGTTCTGGACGGGGGTGCGAATCCCCCCACCTCCACCAAAAACGCATCTGCCAGTCGCTCTGGTTGTATGGTACTATTCTAGAAATGAGGTTCAAGTCCTTTGGTGCGTTTTTGATGGGGGTGCATAGTTTCGACAGGGTAACAAGTACGAAGATGGACAGTCCGGTAGATGACGACCGTAAATCGCATAAAAAAAGTAAACGCAAACGATGAAAAGTTCGCATTGGCAGCCTAAACGCTGACTAGGGTTTCGGTGAGTTTCCTCGTAACAGAATAACTCACCACTAATTTTGGATAGTTGTAATCTGCGGCAACACCCGTTAGGCAGACCTAACTTTGGATTGCTTTATGATAACGAACCGAAATGATTTTTAATTTTTTAACCTCTAAGGGGAATTTTATGAAATATGTTATTGCAACTATCGTATCACTTTTCGCAACTATCGCTATGGCACAGCCAGCAAAGCAACCTGAACCAACTCCTCCTGCTAAAGTAGCAGAAGCGAAGAAGGAAGCACCTAAGGCTGAGGCTCCAAAGGCTGAAGCAAAGAAGGCTGACGCTAAGAAAGACGAAAAGAAAGAAGCACCTAAGAAGTAATTAAATAAGGGTCTTACCAATTCCCCTCAAGAATTGGAAGCCAATCTTATCACGCAGTAGGATTGGCTTTTCTTTTTTTGCGTAATCTAAAGGAGACTAGTATGGAGTTTTTAACTCTTGCCTTGTTCAAAGGCATTTCATACCTCTGGATGTTATTCTTCATTATGATAATTGCGGGACTAGCGAAACAATATGAATTGTTCGCCCCTGCCTATTCCTATGTTAAGAATACATTCAGGTCTAATAGATTTGTAGTTGCCCTACTGAGTGCAATCGGTGGCGTTCTTCCTATCGAAGGTCGCGTTACCGTGAGTGCAGGTCTTCTTGATACTGTGGCTCCAAAAGAGACAGAGAGTAGAAAGAAGTTGGGCATCGTGGACTATCTAGCGACACACCACTATTACATGTGGTCACCGTTAGAGAAAACCGTGATACTTCCTATTGCCGCATTTGGCTTAGCCTATAGTGCGTTTATATGGATGATTGCACCTCTATTGGTAGTGAGTTTGGCTTTCATTACTTTCTATATCTGGACACAGATTAAGGAAGAAGAAATTCCAATCACACCAGGTCGATTCAAACTGAGTTCGGTCATAAGAAACGTAGTGCCAATGGTAGTAGCAATTACTGCTTACGCTACGGGTGTTGCTGATCACACTTGGTGTTTTGGCTTACTTGCTTTATATTATGTGTTTATCACACAACAATGGGATCCAAAGAAACTACTTGGTTATATCAAGTGGGATGTGATTGCAATTGTTGCCTTTGTGATTGTGCTAGGTAACTTCCTCAAATCATACGATAGTGCATTTGCGGCATTCATCAAAGGTAGTATGCTCGACCCTACTACATTTGTTGGTATGCTAATTATTTCTATTGTAGGTTTTGTTGCAAGTTTTCTGATGGGTAGTTCTGGTAAATTTATTGCGCTTGCAGTCATTATGTCTCAAGTGTTTGGACTTCAATATTTCTTGTGGTTCTTTGCAATTGACTACGCTGGCTATTTACTCAGTCCAACACACAAATGTGTGATGATAGGAAATTCCTATTTCGGAACGCCACTTGGCGTGTATTATAAAGCACTCGGTATTTGGGCGCTATTGCTCATTACTACCGCAGGGCTATTTACATTTATTCTATAAAACAGATATATAATAGAGAGTTTCCGGAACTCTTCAAAACCGGATTTTATTAACACACACAAAAAGGAGACACACTATGTCTAAAACACCTTATGAAATTCGTCTTGAACTTTTGAAGATGGCACAGGATCAATTGAACCAACGCTACTATCAAAAAGCGGACCACGTTCGACACAACTCATCCATCAAAAATGAACAGGTAAATCTAACAGAGATTCCTGAATTTCCAACGACAAAAGAAATTTTGCTCGAAGCGGATGTGCTAAAGACCTTTATTGATAAGCAGTAAAGATTAGAGTTTTGCCAGTTGGACTCTAATCAACTGGCACTTATTAAAGGATACATCATGAGCAAAGAAACAGGCAAATCAACTTTACGCAGATTCCACGACATTCGCTTTTCTACGCGATACTTTATTGGTAATGGCATCGACATTGGTGCTGGTGACGATCCACTCTCAGACTACTCAGAATTCTTCCCACTCATTAAATCATTACGCCCTTGGGATATGCCAGATGGCGATGCACAATTTATGCATGGCGTAAAAGATGACACATATGACTTTGTACATTCAAGTCATTGTTTAGAACATGTTCGCGATCCAAAAGTTACACTCGGCAACTGGATTCGCATTTGCAAACCAGGCGGCTATCTTGTTCTTGTTATACCAGACGAAGACTTATACGAACAAGGCGTTTTTCCATCCACATTCAATGGCGCACATCTATGGACATATACCATTAAGAAGAATGCATCGTGGTGTGACAGGTCGGTAAATGTGTTCGATTTATTATCAAATTTTGTTGACAAAGTACAAGTAAATAAAGTAGAATTACTAGATGCAACATTTCGATATAACAAACCTAGGTTCGATCAAACTGATAAATCATTCGGTGATTGTGCCATAGAAATAATTCTCAAGAAACTATGACAATCGCTTTACAATGCTCATATGATATAGGCTATGCAAGTCTTGGCGATTTGACATGGCACAAAAACAAATACAAGTACTGTGCAAAACACGGCTATACACCGCGGGAGTTTGTGTATAAAGATGCGCCAGTAGCACATGGCTTTATGAAAATGTTTAACTTGCGCGAATTGCTACGAGAAAAACATGAATGGGTGTGGGCAACTGGTTGTGATTCAATGATCACTAATATGACTGTTAAGTTAGAAGATATTGTAGATAACAATTATCATCTTATTATTGCTACAGATCAAAATGGATTAAACGCAGATAGTTTTTTGATTCGTAATTCTGAAGAAGGTCGATACTACATTGATTATATTCTAAGTGGCATTGATACATATCGCAGTCATCCTTGGGTAGAACAACAAGCAATGATTGATTGCTTTGATAAATTTAAAGACATTACAAAGGTTGTACCTCAACGAACATTCAATTCATACAACTACGATTTTTATCCACATTGCCCAAAGCCAAACTTAGATAAACTAGGAACAGATGGCAATTGGCAGGTTGGAGACTTTCTTATACATTGGCCTGGTCAATCTCTAGAGAGAAGAATCAAACATTTTGAACGATACTCACAAAGCATAATTTATGATTGATAAAGAAAAAATATTAACAGATATTGCACACTATATCTGGCAACAGAAAGAACAAAAGACTTGGACTCCAGGAAAAGACTTTGTAAACTATGCAGGTCCATTCTTTGATGAGCATGAAATTATCGTAGCGGTTCGTACACTACTAGATGGTTGGCTTGTTATGGGTGATGACTGTGCAAGATTCGAACGAAAATTTCCTCGCGAGTTTGGTAAAGAGTATGGCATTCTCACCAACTCAGGTTCTAGTTCAAATCTATTGATGATGGCTTCGCTTACATCAAAGCGTGGACATAATCTACCAAAAGGCACAAAGGTTCTAGTTCCTATTGCAGGTTTTCCTACGACACTCAATCCAACACTACAAGTAGGATTCGAACCAGTCTTTGTTGATATTGAAATTGATACATTGAATTTAGACTTAGATCATGTCGTTAAAGTTTTAGATGCTGATCCAGACATTCGTGTAATCACATTCGCACATGTACTAGGCAATCCTCCAAACATGGATTGTCTCATGGACATTGTGAAACATTACAATCTGATTCTATTAGAAGATTGTTGTGATGCACTCGGATCAACATACGATGGCAAGCCGCTTGGTTCATTAGGAGAAATGGCATCGTGTTCATTCTATCCCGCACATCATATGACAATGGGTGAAGGCGGATTCGTTGCATGTAATACTAACGAACAGGAAGTTATTCTCCGTTCATTCAGAGAATGGGGACGTGGTTGCTATTGCGTAGGACCGAAAGCAAACAAACTCAAGTGTGGCACATGTAAAGAACGATTCAAAGAATGGATACCTGAATTACCAGGAGAGATTTTTGACCACAAGTATGTTTATGATGAAATTGGTTACAATCTCAAACCTATCGAATTGCAAGGTTCAATGGGCTTGATTCAGTTAGACAAACTAGAACAGATTCACGAATTGCGTAGACGCAACTATAAACTTCTTTTCGATATTTATTCTAAATACGAAGAGTTTTTTCATCTACCAAGAGCAACAGCAAAGTCAGACCCATCATGGTTTGCATTTCCTTTAACAATTCGCAAAAACGCGCCATTCAGCCGAAGTGAAATTGTTGATTATCTTGAAGACAATTTGATTCAAACACGCCCATACTTTGCTGGTAATATCATGCTTCAACCTGCATACAGTCATCTCATGAATCCTGCGGATGCTAGAGATTACTTTCCCGTTGCGACTTATGCAATGACGCATACATATTTTCATGGGACTAGTCCGGTGATCACACCGCAACAAATTCTATACATTGGTGAAGTGGTAGACAGATTTATTAAGGAGAAATTATGACAGGTGCAGAGTATGTCGCTAAATTTTTAAAAGCGATTGGTGTGCAAAATGTGTACCTTGTACAAGGTGGTGCATGTGCATTTATGGTTGACGCAGTTGACAGAGAAGATGATATTGGTTATGTTTGTTTTCAACATGAGCAAGCCGCGGCAATGGCGGCTGACGCTATTTGGAGAACAAACCGAAGACTTGGTGCTACGTTCTCTACCAGCGGTCCAGGTGCAAGCAATCTAATTACTGGTATCGCATGTGGATACTATGATAGCATTCCTAGCATTCATATTACAGGACAAGTGAATGGCAAAGAAGTAGCACAATACAATGGTGCGAAAGTACGACAAGCAGGCTTTCAGCAAATGGATATTGTAACCATGGTCAAGCCAGTTTGTAACTATGCAGAACATGTAAAAGATATTCACACTCTCAAACGCATTCTAAAGAATGCCGCAGATGCAATGTTTAACGGCCGCATGGGTCCAGTTGTTGTTGACATTCCTATGGATGTGCAAACAGAGGAACTAGATGACGATGAACTGCTATTGCCAGCATTTGCGAATCCTATTATTGAAACACAAAAGATTAATGATACCGCATCAAAGATTACAGAATTTCTCAAAGGTGCAGAACGCCCATTAGTTGTGTTCGGTGCTGGCGCTGAACTTGCTGGTGTAGAAAAGAATCTTGAAGAGTGGTTACGCACTACAGACATTCCATTTGTTGCGTCTTGGTCAGCACTCAATTCGTTTAATCACGATATGCAAAATTACTGTGGACATTTTGGTGTCTATGGTAATCGTGGTGGTAACTACGTTATTCAAAACGCAGATCGTATTCTTGTTCTAGGTTCTAGACTTGATAATCGTCAGCGTTCAGGCAATCCAAATACATTCGCACCACAAGCAAAGTTTCTTGTGCTTGACATTGACGAAGAAGAATTGAAGAAGTATCCATCGCCACAATATGAAGGTGTGGTTCTTGATTTTTCTTTCTTGCCTAATGTTATAACGCAAGTGACTACAGAGCCAGTTAAACCAGAGTGGCGCGATTATACGCAAGAAATGCGTAACAAATTTTTGAATGTAGACATTAGCGTTGGCGCACAAGAAGTTGGTAGTCTAAACCCATACACTTTCTTACAGCGATTGAATCAAATTGCATCAGACAAAGCAATCTTTGTAACCGATGCTGGCGCAAATCACGCATGGACTTATCAGATTTTCAATCGCAAAGGCGAACAGAAACTCATCACTAGTTCTGGTCACTACTCAATGGGTTATTCATTGCCTGCCGCAATTGGTGCGCGAATGATGAATATGGATAAAGATGTTTATTCTATCAATGGTGATGGTGGTTTTCAAATGAACTTGCAAGAGTTGCAGACATTGATTGAATACGGCTTAGATGTAAAAGTGATTGTGTTTAACAATCATGGCTTAGGTATGATTCGTCAATTTCAAGACACATACATGAAAGGCAATCACGCCGCTACAGGTAATGGGCGCGGACCAGGTCGACCAAACTTTGAGAAGATTGCTTTTGCTTACGGCATGAATTATCTTCGCGTGACGGATGTAAATCACCTAACACCAATTCATTTGCAGACGGGTAAGATTCTCATTGAAGTAATTGTAAGCGATAAAGTTTTGATTGAACCAAAACTTGAAGCAGGCAGACCAATCAACGATCAATTTCCATATGTCACAAATGAAGACTATGCAAACAACAATCGTTATGTAGAATATAAGAGATGAAAGTCTTAGTCACAGGTGCATCAGGATTTATTGGAAGTTATCTTGCAAAGCAACTATCATATTATGATGTTCATGCGCCAACTTCCAAAGAATTGGATTTGACTGATAGGCAAGCAGTTGTAGAATACTGCTTCAGTCATAAATTCGATACCATTGTACATTGTGCGGCGGTAGGTAGAGATACACCAAGAAGGGTTGATAATCAGATTTTATCTGACAATCTTTCTATGTTTGTGAATCTAGCACAATGCAGAGAATCATTCGGTAGACTTATAAACTTTTCATCAGGTGCAGACTTTTGCATCGACCTGTCTCTTGATTGTGTTTCGGAGAATGAACTCGAACAATATGTGCCAGTACATAGTTATGGACTAAGTAAAAACATTACCGCAAGACTTGCAAAGAATATTGATAAGTGTTATAATGTTAGATTGTTCTCTGTAATTGATAAGTCAGAATCAGAAAATCGTTTGTTGAAGCGTTTCATTTCGCATTTAAAAGAGGGCAAGCAATTTACACTAAAAGATGATCGGTATGTTGACTTTTTTTCTTTGGCAGATACTTTTAAAGTAATTGAATCTTACATTGAAGATGAGCCTTACAATACTGATGTGAATCTTGTTTACTTGAAAAAGTATAAGGTTTCTGATATACTAGAAATGTATTGCAAAATTCATGGAATTGATACAGATTCGTATGTGGTAGAAAGTCAATCTTTGATTAACTATATCGGTAATGGTGAACTGTTATGCAAAGAAAAATTTCGACTGGACGGAATAATAAAAACATTGGAAAGTTACACATGACAAAAGTTGTTTACGTTACAGGCTGTTGTGGCTTCATTGGTTACTATGTCGCAAAGCGTTGCCTTGAAGAAGGTTACTATGTAATCGGTGTTGATAAGATGACATATGCCGCAGATGAAGATTTGATTGATAAACTATTTGAAATATCGCCAGATCATTTTAGATTTTTTCAGTCGGACATTAATGATCTAGACCGTCTAGCAGATTGCGATTATGTAATCAATTGCGCGGCAGAGTCTCACGTTGACAACAGCATCATGTCTTCAGAAGTTTTTCTACGTTCTAACATCAATGGCGTTCACAAACTGCTACAGTTGATCAAACAAAAGAGTTTGTATAACATGCCAACACTATTACACTTCAGTACAGATGAAGTTTATGGTGACATTGAACAAGGCGCACACATTGAAACAGATTTGTTAAAGCCTAGCAATCCATACTCAGCATCAAAAGCCGCGGCCGACATGTTGATCCTCGCGTGGGCGCGAACATTTAAAGTGCCTTACGTCATTGTGCGCCCAACAAACAATTATGGTATTGGTCAATACGCAGAAAAACTCATACCAAAGAGTTGCAAGCATCTAATGCTAGGCAAAAAGATTGACGTTCATGATCGTGGTATGCCTTGGCGCACTTGGTTACATGCATCAGATACCGCAGAAGCAGTTTTGACAATCATCAAGTCTGGTGTGCAGAATGAAATTTACAATATCAACGGAAATTGTGAGTATCAAAACATCGAAGTGATTAAGAAAATCATTCGTTGGATGAATTCTGATTTTGATTACGAAAAATATCTTACCTATTACACACGACCTGGACATGATGTGCGCTATGCACTAGACGATACAAAACTCAAAGCACTCGGATGGCAACCGAAAGCAGTATTTGACGATGAGTTGAAGAAAATCATTGAGCATTCGAAAAATAACTTCATATGGTAAATACATTTTTACATTCGGGCAAACTAGGTGACATTATTTGGGCATTGCCTGCTATCAAACATCTTGGTGGCGGCATTCTTTATCTTAGAACTGGTGTAGTTGATTCGGGTCCGAATGAGGTGATGTTGACAAATGAAGGCGCAGAGAGTATAATATCTCTATTGAAGACTCAGGAGTACATTCATGATGTAAAAATTTACAATGGTGAAGAAATAAAGCACAATTTAGACTTGTTTCGTAGATTTATCTTTGCTGTACCAAAAATTACTATTGCAGAAAGCGTGTTTTTAGGGCTTGGCATTAGAGGTAATCATGAAGAAAAACTTGATGAACCATGGGTTACAGTAGATAAAGATATGAGGGTGCTAAATAAAATAGTTATCTCACGGACCGGAAGGTATCAAGCAGGTAATGATCAGATGAATCCTTTTTATCTGAAACTAAAAGAACGTAACATTTCCAAGCATGGAATATTTGTAGGTTCTTTAAACGAGTATGAGAAATTTGAAGAAGTATATCGTACTGGTATAGAATACTATCCCACCCCCACGATACTTGATTTGGCTAGAGCAATATCCGCATGTAAGTTTTATGTCGGAAATGAAAACTTAGCCAATGCATTAAATGAAAGCATGAAAAAAACTTCTTTTCTAGAAAATAACAAAAGTTCATTAGGACAATTCTTTTGCTACTTTAATAGACCGGATTTGTTTCTCATATAGTTGTGTTAACTAAAACAGAAGGAGGAGATATGAAAACCTTAACCAATAAGGTCCAAGTATTGTTTCTCATATGTTTGACGATGATGACAATGTGGCATTATAACAAAATAAGTCAAACAACGAGGCCAAATTTGAATTTGCAAATTTCGCAATTCACAAAAGAGGCTAGAGGAGAGATTTATTGCCTAGCAGAAAACATTTACTTTGAAGCAGGACATGAGCCAACTCTTGGCAAATACGCCGTTGCGTTTGTTACACAAAACAGAGTTAATAGTGGTAAATTCGCGGACTCTATTTGTGGTGTAGTAAAACAGAAGATAGGTAGTACATGTCAATTTTCTTGGTGGTGTGAAGATAAATCCAAATTCATTTCAACCAATAATCTCTTGACAAATAGTATGAATCCAGTGTATAATGAAGCATTGAGACTAGCAATTTATTTTTACACAAATCATGACAATCTAAAGGACCCAACAAACGGTGCGTTATTCTATCATGCAGACTATGTTAACCCGAATTGGTCTTTCGCTAAGAAAGAAATTACCATCGGTAAACATATTTTCTACAACTACAAAAGGAATCCGAATGAAAGAACCTAATACTTCAAACAATGGGCTATACATTGCGCTATGCGTTATGGTAGCCACAGCATGTGCAACATTGTTCTTTATGTTTCTCACAGAAAAGGAACTCATGTCAAAAAATATTGAACGTGCTATTGAAAAAGGTATTGATCCTATTGCAGTACGTTGTTCTTATGCTGATGCAAGTGACAGAGTTTGTCTTGCGTATTCAATTACGCACGGAACTGTTGATGCGCCAGGTGCCCGTAACATTCCGAATCAACTTAAAAAATGAATGGTAAATTAAATATATTGACTCCAAAAGAATTTGAGAATCACATCAAAGAACTTATGAAGATTAAATCACCAATCACTATGATTGATGCGGTTCTCTTATTCTGTGAGCAAAACAATTTGGAAGTTGAAACTGCGGCTTCACTCATCTCTAGCAAAATGAAAAATGTTATGGAAAGTGAAGCCATCAAAGGTAAAATGATTGCCACTAAACATGCAAAGTTACCGATGCTATGAAAATGGATGCCTTTGACGCATACAAAATTTATACCGCATTGAAGAATCATTTCGTACTTGACAACTACGATTACTTCAAGTATAATAAGAAGATCAAGGTAAGCCACGATGCTTTCTTGAATCGAAGAGATAAAATATTTTTTGCAAAACTAGGCAATCGCAAAGACGCTTACCTAGAAGACTTTTTGGTATCGAATTTTCTGCACGACACAAAGACATGGGTAGGTGAACTACTCTCTGATCAAGCAGAAGAAAGATACAAAGATTGGAAACGAAAGCAAGAATCTATAACGTATCATTTTAAGAATGAGATAGAATTTCTTGCAGAGTATGAACAGAATGACTTTAATCAATTATTTGAAAGTGTAAACGGAGATCATCCAAAGATTATAAAAATGTACATGAGAAAAGAGATTAGCATCGAAACTCTCGCAGTACTCAATATGATTTTAAAGTTTATATCTAGAACTGATAAAGTAATTCATGATCCGATCTACAAAGAGGTAAGTAAATTATGCAAAAAGTACCAGCCCTTCTTAAAGTGCGATGTACCCAAAATGAAAAAAGCATTGAAGGAAGTGGTAATGCAGGGGTAAAAGTGCGGAAAAAATCACAAATTTGTGTTCTTCTTCAGCCTAAAAAGAATCTTGAGCAACTATATAATACTGTAGTTGAGCATGATATATGTGGACAAGCAAATAATACAATCAATACATTTTAATACAAAGGAAATACGATGGCAAATACATTCGCAGAACTCCGTAAATCTCGCACAAAAGATTTGGAGAAGTTGACTGAACAAGTCAATAAACTAAACGATAAGTCTAGTGAAAAGAAATCCTACGAGGACACTCGATTCTGGAAACCAACAGTAGATAAAGCAGGCAATGGCATGGCAGTCGTTCGCTTTCTACCTGCGGCTGAAGGTGAAGACATGCCTTGGGTTCAATTGTTCTCCCACTCATTTCAAGGTCCTACAGGCCAGTGGTACATTGAAAACTCTCTAACAACTCTCAATAAAAAAGACCCTGTTTCTGAACACAACACCATGTTGTGGAACTCTGGTGTTGAATCAGATAAAGAAACTGCGCGTAAACAAAAGCGTAAACTTCAATACATCGCTAACGTGTATATTGTCAAGGACCCATCTAATCCTGACAATGATGGTAAGGTCTTCTTGTTTAAATTTGGTAAGAAAATTTTCGACAAGTTGAATGATTTGATGAATCCTGAGTTTGAAGATGAAACACCTGTTAACCCATTTGATCTATGGGAAGGTGCTAACTTCAAGTTGAAGATTCGCAAAGTAGAAGGCTATCAAAATTATGATAAGTCTGAGTTTGATTCACCCGCGGCTCTCTCTGAAGATGATGATGAACTTGAAAGAATTTGGAAAGCACAAAACAAACTTTCCGAATTTATTACTGAGGGCAACTTCAAATCTTATGACGAATTGAAAGCAAGACTAAACAAGGTCTTGAATCTAGAAGATGATGTGGTTACTGAAAAACCTTCTGCGCCTGTAACCAAGAAGGCTGAGAAGCCTGCTGAAGTTAAAAAGGCAAAAACTGTAGAAGATAGCCCACCTTGGAATGATGAAGATGGTGATCTGAGTTATTTCGAAAAGTTGGCTGAAGACTGATTCATTATTTTTCTCCGATGTGCAGTTTTAGCCCCTCTTGCGAGGGGCTTTTTTTATCTCATCGCGAGAGTGTATGCTCTTAATGATGATCGTTCAGTATTGCGTAGAATTGGATGGAAGTCTCTTACCTTGTCATCTTTCATAACGAATGTTGTGATTGGTGATGACACTTGACGTACTGAGTTATCAACAACTGTATTCACATTTGTTCCGGCTTCAAATGATTTAATCAATGCGTTACCTTGTTCTCTTAGAAATTGTTGAGAACCAGCACCCAATGTTTCAGTAGCAATGATACCACCAGCAGGTGTATTAGACAATGTAGTTGAAATGTAGTCTAGGCTACTTGTTACACCACTTACTGTATTTGCAAATGAGCCATCAAACGCACCACTACCAATTGATCCAGCGGCTTGCATAAATGTACCTGTAAGTACAGTACCTTCTGCTATCAACTCTTCTCTTGTCTTTTTCTTTTTTTGCACCTGATTTAATTGAACAAATTGCTGTGCGCCTTCAAAGAACAAAGGACCTGCCTGAATCAACTTAGCATAAATTGCTCTTGATTCGTCTGTTGCCAAACCAGTAGACTTAACAAAGTTATCCACAAACTCGCGGTATGCGATTCTGCTTTCTTCGACTGTGCCTTTGAATTCAGGAATGTCAAAGCCTTCCAAACCTGGAATATTAATCTTAGTTTTAATTTCTGTTTCGATGGCTTCAAATTCTTTCTTTTTCTGATTCAAACTAAAAGTTAATTGCTCTTCTTGTGTATAGAAATTTCTATAGTAATCGCCAACAAATTTATTGAAATTGTCTTGTTGTTCTCGAAGGTCTTTACCTCCGAACATTGTCATAATATCGTATTTCAAATCAGCAAGAGCAAGTCCTGTTGTGCCACCAATTGTTTTAGCAAGATCGTCTGCGGTGTATTTCAACATCTCAAACGCATTGTTCATGAAGAGTGTAGATTCTACAAGTCTACTGAATGTTGTTGTTATGCTTTCTAATGCATCACCAACTTTAATCTGATAATTTACAATGTCTGCATATGCAGTCTTGATCATATCATCGCTGAAACCAAGAAGGCTTTCTTGTAGTCTCTTTGCTTGATCAGCCTGTGAAAGACCCATCAAGTTTACTTCAATTGCTTTTGTGAATCCTGTAATAGCGTTTGGATCAATACCTAGAATGTTTGCGCCTTCGCGAACACCAGTAAAGATATTATTAACCGCACCTTGCATGTACTTAACAAGTTCTGGATCGGCATCTGAATAATTTCGACCACTACTACCGCCACTAAATTTACCTCCTGATCGACTCCAATTTTCATACTGACGAATACTGGTTCCACTTCCCTCTGCAAGAGTGCCCGTAATACCAGCGGCAGTAGTTCTTCTTGGTCCTGAACCAAAAAAAGAATCGGCAATACCACCAAGAACACCACCAACAAGACCACCAATACCAGGCATAATAAAGTTACCAATCATCGAACCAATTGTAGATGTACTGATACCGTCAATTATTTGCTTATCGCCTGCAATTGCGCTACCGATAAATGAACCCGCCATACCGCCTGCAAGACCCTGTAGTGCCGAACCGGCATATACACCACTTGTCATACCAACAGGAACCTCCATACCGGCTTGTGCGTATGAAGCGGCTAACTGTGCGGAAGTCATACCTGCATTGGCGGCTTGCATACCACCAGAAAAATTCAACAGAGTTGTTCCCATGCCTGTTGCACCCATATTTACTAAGCCCATACCAGCACTAGCGGCAAGACTAGCGCCACTGGCAAGTAAACTTCCTGTTGCTAATGCATTATAGATTTGATATCCGGCTAAAACAGTATTGATAAGACCGCCTGGTGTTTTTATGTCAGCATTCTTTAATGCATATAAATTAAATAGTGTTCCGCCAAGGCCAATACCACCGGCGCCACCTTTTAGAATATCTCCTGCGCCTTCAAATCCTTTTCCTGATACAAAGTTTTTTCCAAGGGCATTCATTGCAAATGTTGCTGGACCAAAACCTAGACCAAGTTTCTGTGCGGCATAAATCGTACCAAAATCAACAAGAGCATTACCCATTGAGAATCCGCCACCCACAGGTGTGCCTTTACCAGTTACACCTGATATAGTTCCTCCTGCACCAGTAGCACTAGGCGCTGATGGCGAGAAAATTCCGCTAATTGCATCACCAATTGACTTGGTGCCTGAGAATACATCTCCTACTGCGGAACCGACACTCTTAACGCCTTCCCATATGCTTCCAATAGAACTGAAGAAACCTCCGCCACCGCCAGCCATTCCGCTGTACATTTGCATTTGTGCAGATCGTTGTTGCATTTGTGCAATCTGTGCTTGAGATTGTAATGAGTATTGGGTGATGTTCGACATACCTTGCAAGTGATTACCTAACACTTGACTCATACCTTGATTATGATAATCACCCGCATACACCATACCATCGCGGATTTGTAGGGCGCCTTGTTCCATGTAGCGACCTTGTGAGTCTACGCCAAGTTTCATTTGACGTTCTACATTACGCTGATATTCTTCGTAGCCACCAGCACCGCCAAACATTGGGCTAAATGGTTGACCAATCATCAATGCCATTTGTTGACTGAAATTTTGAATGCCTTCTTCGTAACCAAAAAAACTTCTCATGCCAGTTGGAATACCTGTCATAGCAAAGATCAAGTCTTCAGTCACCATTTTCTTGTTCTGACTGACTGCGGCTTTTGCTTGCGCTACTTGTGCGCCTTTCTGTCCAAGAAGACCTTCTAATTGATCAACCTTTTGAATCATTTGCAACTTGTCTGCGCCTATCTTACCTGTGATAGGATTCATTGCATTCAAGCGATCAACAAGAGTTACTTGTGAAGAAAGTTTATCAAACTCTACTTTTGTTTGATCATAATCTGCTTTGAGTACATCGTATTGTTTTCTAACTGACGCGCCCTGTGCATAGTTATTGATTGCACGATTAAAGCCTGTTGCGGCATTTGGTCCAAACATAGGACCAAGAACAGTATTTACAAACTGATCTGTATAACTTGCGGCTAACTTCGAGAAGATATTGCCGTAAATAGGACCCATATCTTTGCCAAGAATTTTTGTGGCAAAGTTTTGAAATGAGTTTTGATACAGTTGATCGATAGAACCAAACGCACTATTTTGTTGTCCCGTGACACCAAAACCTTGTGATCCACCAATCGCTTTATAAATGCTACGACTAACATCACCCTGAATCTGCCCCAAGAATTGCATCTCAAGGCTCTTACGTTGGTTACCATATTGATTGTTTAAGTTTTGAATGCCTGTTGCAATCTGTCGTTGATAAACAAGATTCTGAGACTCCATCTCATTTGATTTGGCATTTAGACCAATCAATCTTGAATCTGCATCTTGTCCTGTGTATGCAGTTGTTGATGGTCTTCTAGATTCAATGCCATCAATTATATCTTGTTGAAGCCTAGTTACATTACGAACATATGTTTGTTCAGGTCCGCTAAGTGTTCCATTAAATGATCCCTCAAAATCATCTCCGCCACCGCCATCATCAAAAATACCAAGCGCGCGCGCACGAGCAGTATCATATGTTTGTTCGGCTCCGCTAAGTGTTCCGCCAAATGATCCTGTAAAATCACCTTGACCAAAAGTGCCTCGGGCGGCTTCCATGATACGACCAGTATCGTATGCACCACCGCCACGTGATCCACCGCCATACTGACCAGACATACCTACAGTCATTAATGATGGCGGTCTAAGTGCAAATGCTGAACCACCAGAACCAGGCTGTACACCAGAATAATAATTAGATGCGGCTGGTCCACCCTCTTGGCGAATCATCGCCGCTTGCAATTGAGGAATTAGATGTGAAGGAATTCTGTCATTAGGTCCAATGCCCAATGAACGAGACATGTTTGCAACGTATGCACCAGTATCATTATTATCACCAGGAGGTGCATACTTACTAATGAACTGATTAAGCGTCATTCCTCTGGATTGTGTATCCAGTTGAAGTTGCTTTTGCATAGCCGCCATACCCATTTCTGGTGATGGGAACTGCGCGAACGATCCATCCGGACCAGGAATCGCACCTTCTAAGACGCCACCAGGACCTGCGTATCTTGAATAGTATCTTAGGTTACCTGGATTGTTATTGCGTACAGATACAGGTGCATTGTTTGATAAGTTTGTTGGTGTGTAAGTAGGAGAAGACTGGCTAGGCAATGTTGCTGGTGCCGCTGGCGCAGGCGCTACAGGCGCAGGCGCGGGAGTAGTTAATCCTCTGGTCTCTCTTTTTCTTTCGTTTGCGCTATCTCTGTCTCTTCTTTGTTTATCGGAAACAACTGCGTCACGGTCTCTTACATAATTTTCATCTGTTTTAGTGAAAGTTGTTTTCTTATAACTTTCCTTCTCCATCTTAGCGGCTTCTTTTGTCAGGCCGCTTTGATATGGTTCATACTTAGTTTCTTGTATTTGAAGGCCTTTACCAAACTCTTGTAGTTTTTTCGCCAGTTCGGCGCCACCAGGAATGTAATTAAGAAAAGCCGCAACTTTATCAACAACATAAGAGGTAATTGCGTTAACGCCTCTTGAGATTGCATTGAACATACTTGTAATAGAAGGTCCAATAAAGTTTATGCTTGCATCAATTGCTTTACCCACTACACCGAATACGAACTTCTTGGCGTTGAACCAGCCTTCACCAATTGAATTTGATAAATCATTCCAAAACTCCCCAATCACATTACCTATACGAATGAATAGTCCACGAATTCCAATTCGATCAAGTATCTCCACAGCAAAGTTGACGATGTTAACAACAAAATCGTCAAAGATTAAATACAATTCACTAAAAGCATTCTTAATGCCTTCGCCGTCAAAGGTAAACAATGCGCCAATTAATCTGGCTGTTTCTTTTACAAAATCAAATATGTTGCTGAATATGCGAGTTACATAAACTGTACCTACTTCTTGCAGACCAGTGTTATAACTTTCTGCCCATGTTGCACCATCTCCAAAAATGTTGCTAATTGCATAGTTAAGTACTTGAGATGCAATGTCAATAAAGCCTAAGAAGAACGAAGAAAGACCGCCGCCTAAAAACGCGGCAACACGATCCATAAAGGTAACTTCAATTGCATTCTTATCAATGATTGAACCAATTTTGTCCTCATCAAATGCAACTAATAGACCATCAAATATAGAAAGAATAATATCAAGAGGAATTAAAAACTTCAATAGTTTTTTGCCAATGTCACCAAGAATTTTTACCACTTCAGAATTCTTGATTGCTTCAATGGCATTACCCATTGCTTTCAGTCCTTTTTGAACTGTTTCTACAATGTATGTCTGATAAAAGTATCCTAGTTTGGCAGCAATAGATTCAAGGAAGCCACCAGTGCCACCAAGAATTTCAGGCATAATTTTGCCTAAGTCATCTAGGCTTAGTGCTAAACGACCATCTGAGAATGCGGCTGTAACTTTGCTAAACGATTCAAGTGCGCTAGTTCTAAGGCTATCAAATTTTATAGCCAAGTCATCAAAGTAACTTCCTACTTTACCAAAAGAATCTAAGAATGTTGCTTTGAATGTGTCAAATTTTGCGCCAATGTTTGCTTTTACTTCATCAAGCAAGTCGGCAAGAATTGCTACGTTAATAAGTGTGGCGTTTCTTAATCGACCAAAACTTGCTGGTAGCGCACTAAAGATTCCTTCAATTGCACGAACTACATCATCAAAGTTAGGTAGTCTGATTCTGGCTTTAAAATCATCAAACGCTTTGATAATGTCATCAAAGTTAGGTAGTCTAAATCGTAATTTAAAGTCATCAAACGATTTAATAATGTCATCAAAGTTGGGTAGTCTAAATCGTGATTTAAAGTCATCGAATGCAGTTCTAAATGTATCAAGAAGACCTGTAAACACGCCTATAAAACGTCTTGGTAAATCCGAAAAGAATTTAACCAAATCATCAATGAAAGGAAGTTTCTTAAATCTATCAAATAGGTTTGTGAAAAAATCACCAAAGCGTCTTGGTAAATCCGAAAAGAATTTGATTAGATCATCGATGAAAGGAAGTTTCTTAAATCTATCAAATAAATTTTTGAAAAAATCACCAAAGCGTCTTGGTAAATCCGAAAAGAATTTAACCAAATCATCAATGAAAGAAAGTTTCTTAAATCTATCAAATAGGTTTCTGAAAAAATCGCCAAAACGTCTTGGCAAGTCTTCAAAGAATTTGGCTAGATTGTCTAACGAAGGAAACTTTACTCTTAGATTCTTTAAAAAGTCTAAGAATCGTAGAAGCCCATTGCCAAGACCACGGAGTACGTCTGTAATAAAGTTTACTATTTTTCCTAGACGAGCAAGCCCGTCTTCAAGGAATTTCAATATCCTTCTAAATCTTGCAAGAATGTCATCAAACTTTGTATTGAGTGCATCCAAGAAACCTTTAAAAAGTTTTAGAAGTTTATCAAAACCTTTTGCAAATGCGCCAGCAATTGCAAGCGCAAGGTTTTTTAAGAAGTTTAGAAAACTGTTTTCATCACCTTTACCAAGCCCTAATAAAGCCTTTAGAATGTCTGATAGTGTTTGATTAGTTTTCTTTTGTTCACCGAGAATATCGGTAAAAAGTTTTTTCTGCTCTAAAGATTTTTCTTCTTCAAATGCCCTATCGCGCTGGCGCTGAGTTTGATCAACCTTCATCATTTTAGCAAGGCTTGCAAATGCAGGTGCAAATGCCGCAGGGTTACCCGCCATGGCAGCCCCTTTCAGGCCTGCTCCGAAGCCTGAAAGGGATTGACTGATTGAACCAGCAATCGTTTTACCTATGTCGCCTACTAAATTTGTTGCCATTTATTTTCTTCTTGACTTTGATTGCGCTTGTTGTTCTCTTTGTCTCTGATTTTCTTCTTTTATGAATTCGCCCAATAAAGTTATATAAATGTCACGCTCGAAAGGCATCATCTCCTCAAGTTCAGTTAAACTATATTTATGGTGTTGTACCATAGCAAAGTTTGTTTTGTAATAATTTAGAAGATTTTCATTCGACATTGTTACCCGAAAAAACTTGTCATACCCTCCAACTCAACCTTGTCATCGCAACCGCAATGAGAGCAAGTCCATGCAATTGTTTTTCTGAGTTTAGGCATTGTATTAAAGAATTCAGTTATTTTTGCAAACTGTTCTTGTGAAAGTCCGTTGATAAATTCAATCAATTCAGCCTTTGTAGATTCGCTTGCAGGATATGTGTTTTCGTTATCGAAAATATAGTCAATACTTTCAACCACAACGCCTTGAATCACATCGAATTGATTTTGTTTATCGTTTGCTTGTAACTTATCTGCCATAGACATGGTTGGATATTTCAATACAACACCAACACCAGACTCTTCATCTAAAAGAATCTTGTTAGTATGAGTATCTCCTACTTCTACTTCAACATCCATAATGTTGAACTTGTATGGTGTATTGAATTCACACATTTCACCCTTAGAGTTTAGCCCTGTAGGGTGTGTAAGTTTGAGTTCAATCTCTTCACCAATTGACTTGCCACGAAGACGTAGGAAGAAATATTCCAAATCGAACATTGGAAGTTTATCCACATCAATTTCGTCTACAGAGCAATTGGTAATGATCTGTTTAATTGCACGAAGCATCTCTTTTGGATCTTGAGATTCAAGAGCCATTAAAAGAATCTTTTGTTCTTTAACTAAGAACGGTCTGTACTTGTAACTTTGTTTGGTTGAGTGTAATGTCAACTCATAAATCGGTGATTTGATTTTTGGTAAAGCCATGATATTTCTCCTTTAGTATAAAAAAATGATTACGCAGTTTGTACTGGACGTCCAGTAACTCGACCATCAAGATCAAAATTTGGATCCACTACTCTTGCCTGGTCTCCAGGCAAATTAATGTAACCCTGCGTAAAGTCCACAGTATGAAAACGATATGTCATTGTTACTGAAAATCGTTGATATGTGTTCGGTTCTTCCCAAGTCAAGTTCATTGGGCTAAGTTGAATTGGATATGCATTGTAAAGTGTGTATCTTGCAAGTTGTCTTCTATCACCACTCACTTGAATAATTCTCACTTGTCCTGATGCATATTGATTGTAATATTTTGCGAGTCCTGCTCGACTTGCATTTCCGTTTTTAAGGTCTGTTTGATTGATAATGTTTTCTACCCAAACCTCAAACATTGCTCTTTCTCTAAAGTCTTCAGAGCAAATAATTTGTAAAGGCACATCTGCGTAAGAAGTTTCATATGCGTATTTTGTTGTTGGACCATATGCTTGATCGTCACTTGTAGACACACTTCTTCCTGGCAATTCAGTTGCTTCACAACGAAAGCGAAAAGTTGAGTTAATGTCTTTTCCGTCAAATGAATTCCACCAGTTTGTTTCGGAAATATTTACGCTACCTTCAACATTAAAAGTTTGTCCTGGACGACCAGGATTTGTAAGTCCTGTTCGTGCCTTACTTAAAAACGCACTTCTTAATTCTGGAGGCAAGTCGACCTCCACATAAAACATGTTAGGTCTTACGACCGAGAAGTTTGTTCTGAATTGGCTGATACTAAACATTTATGTTTTTCCTTAGATCATTGATCGACTGTCTGCCCAAATGCTTGCTTTATCTGATTTTTTAAATCTTTCAAGCGGCATGAACAATGCCATGTCCCATTCTGGTGCCCTAATTTCTAAAAACTGGGAGCGAATGTGATTGTTTAAGTATCGCTTAACAGTTGGTTTGAACGCACTATATTTAGATGCACTTTTCAGAATACGATAGGTTGCTAGAATCTTTGTTTTCTCATTGTACTTTTTATCAGTAGTGATACTGTATAATGCATCCATTAATTTTGCGCGAAGCATATATGGCAAGTAGTGAAAGTTGATGCCTAGAAAGCCATCGTTATAAGTCTCAATCGGAAAGATAAGTGGAAATGTGTCGTAGTATGGTAGATCAAGTTTGCCTTTTGGATCATACTTAAACAAGTACATATATCCAGGCTTCATCTCTACAACTTTACGCTTTGGTTCAAACGAACGAATAATTTTGGATGGGGTAAGCGAAGCAACGCCTTCCGCTTGGGCTGCGGCATCTCTGTACCATTCTCTTGCGACTTTGGTTCTGGCGGGTGTCATACCTGCTAAAACGCCGCGATAGATGAGTTCTTTAAATAATAGCATAAATTCCTACTGATCTGCGATACATATATTTATGTCAATTGCTTCTCAGTAAGTAACTTAAATTCCCAATTTCTGTCTAAACAATACTCAGTTGCCGCTTTCCATTTTGCTTGATTGACGCCCCATGTCATTACTTCATTGAGGTATCTGCGCGTTGGTTTGCCAACAAGTCTTGAAGGTTCTCGCGTTTGTTTGTCAGGCTTTACTTCAATCAACGATGCGCGAATTGTGCCGTTTCTATCTTTGTAACGAATCCAAAAATCAACAAAATATCGATGCCAACGATTGTCAAGCGGAGACCTATAGGGCACGACTACTTCTTCAGAATTCCATTCTAAGATTGCTGAATTAGTATCGCAATACACCATGAATCTACGTTCAAGTAGACTGCGATATATGATACCCGTTGGATCACCCTTATATTTTTGAGGGTTTTTTGGTTTGAATCTACCTTTGTATGCCATTTTTAGATTATAAATAAGAGAGTTAATCTATAGGGATTTATATGGCAAGAACATCTTTCACACCAACCGCTGACGGGCAGACTGCTCTGTATCCTGAGGCTGGTTCGGGAATACAGGAAGCGTCTACCGAAGTAAGCGGGCATGACCGTTATAGTGCGGCTGGTTTAGTGCAAGGAACTGGAGTATGGCAATTTCCTATTGAGAATGATGCTTTTAACGTGCCTTTTCTACAATTCAAATTTCTTGATGCCTTTGGTAATCTTTTCAATAATCAAAGGGCACCTACTATTTATCTGCGAATGCCTAATCAATTTAACATTTCTGGCTTCTCAGAGTACGCAAGAACAGATAATGTTTTTGGTGCAGGCAATCAACTACTTCAAAATGAAAATGCTTTAGCAATTGGCAAAGCAAAACAAGAAGAAGGATTTGATTCTAGTTTAATTGCAAAGTATGGATTAAGTGCGGCTGAAGCATTTCAAACAGGTGTTGCTAGGGCATTGGCTGGCGTTGAAGGCTTTCTTGCATCTGGTGGTATGAACAACATTTCACAATTTGAGTTTACTCAAAGACAAGCAATTAATCCATTTGCTCAGTTGTTGTATAAAGGTCCGCAACATCGCAAGTATCAAATACCTGTTATCATGCGCCCGAGAACAAAACAAGAAGCAGACAACATCAAAAAAATTATTCATACTTTTAGGGTTGCTTCGTCACCCTCAGTTCCTAACGTAAGTGGTAATCTAAGATACTCTTCAATCAGCAAAGGTACGCAAACAATTGAAACCGGCATTGGTGAAGGTAGCACATTTACATTTGGCTATCCTCACCTCACACAGTTTGACGTAATATTTAAGACTGTAGAACAAGACATTAAAGTTTTTAGAAGCAAGCCTTGTGTAATTGATTCTGTTGCAGTTGATTATGGTGGTCAAAAACTTACATTCTTTGAAGATGGCAACGTAACAGAAGCACAATTAACAATTCAGTTGACAGAGATTATTCCAAGAACACTTGGTGATGGTATGTCAGAAGCAAAAAATACTAACTTCTCAATGATATAAAATGTTTCAATTTTTTCCTAAAATACTTTATCTCATTAACGACTTTGATTATCAAAAAGTTGTTGATTTAAACGTGTCCGCACAAATCACAGAGTATGTAAAGAAGTTTAAAACCTCTCCTTCTGCTCGACAATTTATTGTTCGTGATGGCGAACGTCCTGAAGCAGTTTCGCAAAGATTGTACGGCACACCAAAATACGATTATCTTATCATGTTAATAAATGATATTGAAAGCATCTACGATGACTGGCCTCGAAATTCAGTAGCACTCAATAATTATATTGCAAGTAAATATGGAAGTATTGGTGCGGCCTCGGTACCAGGATATTGGTACACAGGTGATGGCGATCAAGTAGCAGAAGCGTATTGGAACACATTAACTGATGATCCTAAAAAATATGTTCGAACATTTTTCGAACATGAAGTAGAATTAAATGATGAAAAAGCAAAGATCGACATATTCGATATTCAAATTGCTATAAAATTTGAAACTGGTTTGCAAGAATTATTTGATAATCTATAATGGCATACACATTTCCCAAACTTAATGTACCGCGCGATCAATTTGGCTTTCAAATAGAGTCAGAGTCAACTACGCCGGATCACATTAAAGATACCTATATCTTATCTGCGCTCTTTATTAAAATTAAAAACGGAAAAACTATTTCACTAGGCAACTCTTTCAATCGTCTTGAAATATACGAAGACATTTTTAGTCCGTCAATTACAGGTAAGATAAGCGTTTATGATTATGTTGGTGGTATTGAAAAGTTTATGTTTACTGGCGGCGAAACAATCACGTTGCGAGTAACCAAGCCAGGCGGCTCAAACGAAACTCTTATTTCGCGTGACGATTTAATTGTTTATGAAATAGGTAAAATTCAATACGATAATGAAAATGCTATGACGTATGAATTGAGTTTTACGTCAAAGTCTGCAATCGCATCACAAAAGAAAAGACTGTACAAAAGTTTTGGTACAGACAAAGGACTGAGAAGTGTATTCTCTAAAATTTATTCTGACGTAAATGAAGTATCAAACTTAAACGTCAATACAATTGATCCTGACATTAGAATGCAAAATTCATTTGTATGTCCTGGATATACTCCACTTGAAGCATTGTCTCAGTTGGCAAGACGTTCATGTGCATTGGGAGATTACTTTGTATTCTATGAAAAACTAAACGGAAGAAATGCCTCAGATTTTAAACATGTGTTCATCTCATTGGGATCACTCAAAGAGTTTTGGAACAATGCAGACAAGTTGCAAAAACTTGTATATCAACCATCTCAAGATTATATAAATCGCGAAACAAACACATTCATTCAAATTAAAAGTTTTTTGATTGAGAACAACTTTCAACATTTAGAACGAATGCAAACTGGATTCTACAATTCAAACATTCGCCAGATCGATCCATATAGCCGAAATTATACCGATTCAAAAATCAGTTACAAAGACATGGCACTTGATACAGATTTTTATACCAATCGCATTTTAGAAAACAATAACGAATTTTTAAAATATGATGATACTTACCCAGAATTTCCTGGCGAAAGATTGATTGTGAAGCCAAAAAATGATATAGTATTAGATAAGGCGAATTGGATCAAATATGACACTTATGGTGGGCTTCTAAATAGTGGGTTACGAGTACTTGCAGATATACCAGGCGCGGATAATCGGATTAGCGTTGGCTATGCAGTTGAATTAGCATTACCAAGTAAGGTAGCAAAAGCGCAAAACTTAGAGCAAAGTTTTGTTGCTGAAGATGAATTTTACTCAGGAAAATATCTAGTAACAGCAGTACGTCACATATTTACTAAAGATACTTATATCAAGAAAATAGAACTAAGCCGCGGCTCACTCAAGATCAATCTTGATAGACGCATCGAACAAACGAGTTAAAAATGAAACTATCATTCTCAGAATACGTTTATAAAAAAGAATATGAGTCAAGAGTACCTCTTGAAGAAAAACTCATTCTTTACAACAATGGCGCAAAATATGGGCAAGTTGTATTCCTTGCTGGCGGTGCTGGTTCGGGTAAAGGTTTTGCCATTAGCAATTTTATGCAAGGCGAAGACTTTAAGATTCGTGATGTAGATGAATTAAAGATTGCATTTCAAAAACTTGATGATTTAGGTAAATTCACTATGGATGCATTACTGAAAAAATACAGTAATAACATTAGCGAACGTGATATGGACTTGATTCAAAAGAATGTTATCGATAAAGGTTACTCTCTTAAAGATTTAAACCTCAAGACACCAGAACACGTTTACGCACTACACGTTATGGTTCGTGCAAGCGGTGTAAAAAATAAAACACTTGATCTATTGCTTGATGGCGCGGCACAAAATACATTACCTAACATTCTCATTGACTCCACTTTTGCAGACATGGATGATATGACAGGTTACATTCCCAAGTTGCTCAAAGCAGGTTATGGAACTCGAAACATTCATGTGACTTGGGTGCTAACTAATTATGAGATTGCAATTCAGAACAACAAGAAACGTGCGCGAGTAGTGCCAGAAGATATTCTACTGAAGACACACAGAGGTGCGGCACAAACTGTATTTGCATTAGTCAAAAAAGGTTTTCCAAAAGAAGTAGATGGTGGTGTTTATGTGGTACTAAACAATCCACAAAATACAATGTTCATTGTTGATCCTAAAACTGGTCAGCACTATAAAGATATTAAAGGCAACAAAGTTGTCGGTAAATTCATGTATCTTACATTGAAGAAGCCAGGTAAGTCAATGACAAACGATGCCGGCGTTCGTAAAGAACTATACAATTGGATTGTAGATAACGTACCACCAGATTCACTAGATACGAAAGAACTAGACGATCTATGAAAACATTTAAACAGTTTATAAGCACACCTGCAACACAAGAAGAGTGGGAAGAGGATGTGTATGGTCCAGAACTTGTTGAAGTACTCAAACAAGTAGATGGTAAGTGGGCGTTAGTTTCAAAGAATACAGGTAAACCTCTTGCATACTATAAAGGTGAGGGCAAGCCATCTGACGATTGGGTAGCGAAGCAAGAAAGACGCATTCAGTATTTTAAAAGTATGAGGTAATTATGTTTCTTGGTCGCGAAGGTTTTTATTGGTGGATTGGTATTGTTGAGGATAATGTAGACCCTCTTTTGTTAGGGCGCGTTAAAGTACGCATCTTTGGATATCACTCATCGTATGCAGAAAGAGCAAGAGGAATTCCTACTGCGGATTTACCTTGGGCAACAATTGTTGTGCCACCTAATGGACAGAACACTTATTCTAGAATTGGACTAGGTGAATGGGTTGTAGGTTTCTTCATGGATGGCGCAGACGCACAAGAGCCAATTGTGTTGGGTATTATGCCTACACCTCTTTCAGAAGGTGCGGTAACAAGTGGCTTTGGTCAATACGGAACACCTACTAGATCGTTTCCTCAGATTACTACATCAAAAGATAATTATCCTCCAAACGGAAGTGCAGATAACGATTATTCTAGACTAGCACAAAGAATGTCTATAATGTCTGAAGGTGGCCACCAGATCAATCTTATAGATCATAGTGATACTGACAATCCTTCTATATTAGAAATTAAACATAAAAACGGAAGTTCTTTTGTGGAACTTAGAAGTAACGGACTCACAATTAGCAATCAAGGTAAGACTAAAATTACATTTGATGATGAGCGTATCTATGCTGTAGGTCCACACGGCACAAACGAACTATCTGTGCCGCCACCTCCATCAGGTGGGGGCGGCGGTAAAATCATATGTACCAAACTTTATGAATTGGGTTATTTGTCAAAAGAAATTTATGAGTTAGACCAAGAGTTTGGTCAACTTTTAGTTGAGAAAAGTCCTGACACCTACTACGGATATATCGCATGGGCGCAAACTGTTGTAGATTGGATGGAAGGTAACGGACCTCAATGTATGTTCTGGATTCGTGATTCAGAAGAAAGAAAGCAAGCCCAAGTATATCTAAGTACTAAGTGGGCTAGAGAGATTGCAACACCATGGGCAAGTCATATGGCTTATCTAATGGGAAATGAAAATGAAAAGAATGTTACTGGCAGAGTCTTAATGTCTGTCGGCAAGCCAATCTGCAAAGTGATTGGTGTATGGCAAAGATGGTTTGGCAAATCAGATCAGCCAACAGGGTTATTCAAAGGTTTCTTACTGTGGGGAATCTTTGCAATTCTACGATTTATTGTATGGTTTTATAGGAACGTAAAATGAAAAATGAAGAACTTAAAGATGCACTCGACAAACTTACTGAAATTGAGAGACAGATTCTTATTGATAATATCAACTACCATACTGTGTTGATTTTATTGAAGATGTTTCCTGATAATGACATTATTAAAGACTTGGTAAATAGTAAAAGGACCTAAAACCTTTATAAATACTCTTAAATCACAGGGGACACCCTATTTTAGTTGCTTGTCAAGCATTTGTCAAGTAATTTTCGCATATTAACCATTGAGGAACATATTATGTCCAATCACGAAACACTTGTCAATCTTTTCGAAACTTATGTAAAAGAGAACGAAAAATTTGCAGAAAAAGGCGTAAAAGCCGCCGGAACAAGAGCAAGAAAAGCATTAGCCGAATTCACTAAAGCGGCAAAAGAACGCAGAAAAGAAATTCAGGATCAAAAGACAGCAGAATAATATATGGCATCCGCATTTTCCGACTTACCTCTAAGTTTTAAGATTAATCCTATTACAGGAGATGTACCGCCTGCGCGTAATGAAAGCGCAGTAAAAAAGGCGCTGATTAATCTAATCAAAACACCAGTCGGAACGCGCCCATTTGCTCCAGAGTACGGATCAAGAGTTTATGACTATTTGTTTGAACCCGCAGATTCGCAAACAGAATTACGTTTGAACGATGACATAGCACAATGCATTGAACGATTTGAACCTAGGGCACAAGTGGTTGCAATTGAATCAAGTATTACAGACAATGGTATTGAATTAAAAGTAGAATATTATGTGGTGAATGTAGCAACTTTACAACAACTAGAAACAGTAATCACAAGAACGGCATAAACAAATGGCTACACCTACAAATTTAAAAATTGATGGCGTAAATTTTCTACAAATTCGTGAAAACTTCAAAAACTATTTGAAGAATCAAGATCAGTTTAGAGATTATAACTTTGATGCTTCTGGTATCTCCACTCTACTTGACATTTTAACTTTTAACACATATTACAATTCGTTCTATGTGAACATGGTTGCGACTGAAACAAATTTAAATACAGCACAGCGTAGAAATTCAATTGTCAATCTTGCTGGTAGTTTGAACTATGTACCAAGATCAACTACTGCGGCAAGAATTAAAGGTACAATTAAATTAACTGCAACTGGTTCTCCCTCTTCAATTACACTTCCACAGTACACTCGCTTTGATGCAGTTTATGAGGGGGTGACGTATTCGTTCGTAACGCAAGAGCCTTTAACATTTACATCAGCCACAAGTTACACGTTAAGCAACATTGAATTAATTCAAGGGCGTTATATTCAAGAAAGATATACGGTCAATCTTGACGATGGCACACAAAGATTTTTAATCAATAACGCATTAGTAGACACCGCAACTTTATTGGTTCGTGTTCAAACTTCTTCGACAATTGGTACACTTAGAGTTTTTGAAAATCCAACCAACCTTGTTGAAGTTTCTGGAACTACTCGCGCATACTTCATTAAAGAAGTTGAAGATGGTAAATATGAAGTAACTTTCGGTGATGATGTTATTGGTGAAGCACTTGACAATGATAACATTGTTATTATGGATTACATCGTAACTGAAGGTGCATCTGCCAATCAAATTCGCGAGATAACTTTAACATCTACTATCGCAAATGTTCAAGACGCACTATTTACTGCGAATGATGTTTCATTGGGTGGTGAAGACAGAGAAACGCCAGAAAGAATTAAATTTGCCGCACCAAAGTTTTACACCGCACAGAATCGTGCAGTTACAGTAGAAGACTATCGCGCTATTCTTTTAAATGCACCGAACGTAGGTTCAGTATCAGTATGGGGCGGAGAGGATAATGATCCACCATTTTATGGTAAAGTTTTTATTGCTGTAAAACCTACAGTAGGTGAACAATTAACTACTACAGAAAAAGATAGTATTGTCAGAACCATTCTTAAAGGTAAAAAGATTTTAACTGTTCAAAACGAAATAGTTGATCCTGAATTTATTTTCATTTCTATTGTTGCTGACGTAAAATATGATCCAGAACAAACTGTTGCAACACAAGACAGCGTAAATTCAAAAATACTTGATACCATTAAATTGTATAACGATACAGACATTAATCAATTTTCAAAATATCTACGCTATTCAAAACTATCGCGTTTGATTGATACATGTGAGCGTTCAATTTTAAGTTCCGAACTGACATTATCGATGTACAAAGAATTTGATTTGCAGTTAGGACAAGCATCACGTTATGTAATTAACTTCTCAAATAGCATTTCAAAACAAACTGTTGGTCGTTTGTCGAGTTTTGGCTATGGTCAAGGCGGCGCAATTACTTCAGGCGCATTTACATTTCAAGGATTTCCAAATTGTATCTTAGAAGATAACAACGGAATTCTTCGCGTATTTCGTAGAGTAGAACAAAATATTTTTGGTGTCGCACAAAACGTAGGCACTATAAATTATGACACAGGACAACTTATTCTAAACGATTTTAATCCTACTGCGATTGCCGAAGGTGGTGTTACTCTCAAGATTTTTGCTATTCCTTCAGGTAATGATATTTTACCACTTAGAGGACAAATCGTTAGTATTCGTGACGAAGACATTACGATCAATCTAACAAACGATAAAACAATTAGCCTAGTAAGAAGATAAAATGGCTGATACAGTCTATTACAATCCAACTCTTGGACTCCAAAACATCACGCCTGCGCTTGATGATGAAACCTTTTTGTTTTTCCTCAGCGCATACTATGATTGGATGCAGACAACCGATATTACCTTTAATGGTGCGTCTGGTGCATTCTCAAATGGCGAAATAATTACAGGGCAAGATTCAAGAGCAACCGCAACAATTCGTTATGTAGGATCAAATACAATTACTGTCTCAATGAAGACGGAAATTCCATTTGACCTTGGAGAAGAATTTGTTGGTGGCACAAGCGCAAACTCAGCATTTGTTTTAGAACTATCAGACAATGTATTGCGTAAAGCATCTCACATTCGCGAAAATAAAAATAACGACAAAGCCCAAGGGCAATTTTTAGAATATCTTAAAGGCGAACTGAACAAAGGCATACCAGTTAAAACTTCTGCTGATAGAAGAAGATTGATTGCACAACTAAAAGATTTTTTTAGATCAAAGTCTACTGAAGAAGCATATACGTTTCTTTTCAGAGCATTGTTTAATGAAACAATTGAGATTCGTTATCCTGGTGATGATTTGCTACGAGTTTCAGATGGTAACTTTTTAAAGCAAAGTACTATTCGTATTAATGACAGAGGCGTGTCTCAACTTGGCGGTGAAGCAAGTGTAGTTTCAGGTAATGCTCTTGTAATTGGAAGCAATACAGATTTTACAGATTTTTCTACATCAGATTATTTTAAAATTGGTACTCAACAAGCAGTCGTGTCAAATGTTATTAATGCGACACACATGCTTGCGACAACAAATTTTACAACAACCGCAAATAATCAATTTGTTTACGAGTTAATACCAACAGATATTTTTGAATTAAAAAACAAAACCATTCGAGGTAGAACTTCAGGTTCTATTGGCGTTGTTGCAGACGTTCGCGCATCTACTCTTGGTGGTAAATCTTATGCTGACGTTATTCTTCGATTAATTTCTGGCTCATTTGCAGAAAACGAAATTATTGAAGATATTGAGAATCCATCATCTAACGTCATTGTGTATGGTGTTGTAAATGGTATTAATATTAACGATGGTGGTACAGGTTATGCAGTTGACGATGTAGTTATCATTACAGGTGATGGCTCAGAAGCCGCCGCAAAAGTTACCTCTGTTTCTGAAGCGCCAATTACAAAAATTGTTTTGGCCAACACCGGTATTGGTTATCAGAACAATTTAAGTGCAGTAATTAATAACACAGGAACTGGCGGTACAGGATTTGCAGTTAAAATTTCTGAAATTGCAAACACATATACTGTAGGCGCAAACAATCAATATACAGTTGGTGATACAGTATCATTAAGAATTGTAAATCGCGGTTCTGGTTACGTTGCACTTCCTACAATTACATTACAAGACACCGCCGTTGCATCACTAGGTCTTCTACATGATAAATTAATTCGTATCAATAATGCAGGTACGTTGTATCAAGTAGGCGATGCACTTGTCTTTACAAATCCAATAGGATTTAGTGGCAACACGGCGGTTGGTCGCGTTGCGGCAGTTACAGAACGATGGGCAGAAACTCCAGTAATTTTAGTTGCGACTGAAATTGTTGAGCCATACAAAAATGAAAGTCTATTAGATGACTTTGGATCAAATACAGTTAGCGTTGATGGCGCAGGCGATGAAGAAGTTGGTATTCTCATCGAAGGTAGTTACTACGACAGACTGAAAACAGAAGATTGGCGCGCCGTTGGTCCGATTGAACGTCTAGAACTTACACATTCCGCAAACGGAAATTATGCATTTGGTAGCGGATACTCTACAACCAGTTTGCCAACTGTAGCAGTTACATCTGCAAATGGTGTTGGTGCAAGTTTACAAGTATTTAATATTCAAGGTAAGAGTGCAGTTATTAATATTGATGCAAGCAACAACATTGCAGGTATCGGTTCAATTCGTGAAGTTACAATTCTTAACCAAGGTATTGATTACACCACAGCAACCATTGATGCGTCTGCTAAAGGTGATGGCAATGCAAATCTAACCGCAGAAATTGGTGGCTTGTTTGTTGATTCTGGTCGCTTTACGAATGATGATGGTAAAATAAACTTTAAGATTCTTCAAGACTCATTATTCTATCAAGATTTTTCATATGTTATTCGAAGCGGTTTATCATTTGATCGATATAAAGAAATTGTTAAAGAAGTAGTTCACCCTGCTGGCTTAGAATTTTTTGGTGAAATTGTTATTACAAGCACCATTTCTTTGACAGCCAACTTCTCTTCACAATTTGCGGCCGCATCCGCGCCAAGATTTGCTTCTATATTCTCTTTCTTGTCATTGTTCGAAGGTATTGGATTGCCTCCTCCAGTACAATCTTCAATTATCGTCAAAATTAAACCAGTTGTTTCTTATGTTGATCAAGCAATACTTGACTTACCTGAACAAGATGGCGGAACAATTCAAGTTGAAATTAATCCTACGATTAATGTTGGTGCAATAACCCATACTGAGTATCGTCCAATTCTTTCACCAGTTATTGATGTTGGTATTTTTGGTGCCGCAAATGTTACAGTTATTCCTGTATCTTTAGGTACAAGCGAATACGATGTTATTCTTGCTGGTGCATCTCTACCTGCTACATTTGACCCGTCTGGTGCAGTTAGAGAAATTAATATTGAGCCGATTGTTATCAATCAAGGCATAACTGTTATTGAGTCTACCGATCCAGGTCTTAAAGGACCACTACAATTTTGGCTCGGTCCAGTTGTTGTTTCCGCAGAGTTTATTTTCTCATCGGTGGCACCAAGAACAGAAGTTTCTGGTGGCGTAGGAATAATCGTATCAACATCTACATTTACGGATTCAGAATATAACGTAGAAATTCCTATTTTTGTTGGTATGACGCCAACAATTATACCGACAGATCAAATTGCTACACCTAAGTTTTTCAAGACAGAAATTAACACCGCACCTCAGCCTAGTACTTTGTATAAGGTTGAAATTAATTCTATCTTCACAAGACTTCCACCGCTCACATATGGCGATTTGATTATTGGTGATTATGCTCAAGATATAATTTTTTACGAAGCAGACACCAAGTTCAATACTACATTGTACAATGTTGGTGCCGCTAGAAACGAATACAACATTGAGATTCCATCGTATGTTGATGTTACGATGGGATTCTATAGTGCTATCACTACAATGCAAGCTGATATTAAATCAGTTGAAATTGATATTGAGTTGCTACAAAGCGTTTCATCAAGCATCAGAGCAAGTTATAAGATAGATATTCTTTCTGGAGAAGGAATTACAAAAGGACAATTCCTTTTCAAGAATCTTCCTTTAGATGCATATGCACTAGAACAAATTCAAGAGGTTGCAACCTTAACATTTAATTCTGTTTCTCCAATAACATATCCGAATGCGAGAGCAAGAGTTAATAGTATTTTTGAAATTGACTTGCCAACAGTTACGCTTACACAACCATTAAATGTTGTGCCAAGTGACTTTTTCCCTGATATAAAATACATTCAGCCACAACTAAACATTGGTGCCTTAGATTATAGCGAAATTGAAGTTAATGTTGAGACATTTGTAGACGCTACAATGGCATTCTACAGCAATATTGTTACAGTTGAAACCGACATTAAATCAGTTGAAATTGATATTGAATTGTTTAATTCTGTGGCTTCGTCAGCAAGAACAAAGTATACGATAGAACCGTCTGCAACTAATTTGGTCATTCAAAGCACTCCGTTGGCTTCTATTAAGATTGAAATTCTTTCACCAACAGATAGATACAAAGACCAATTCATCAGTAGATTCGCAAATAATTCTATTGCAAGTTTCGACACCGAGCCTATAGAAGATAGAATTGCTCTTGCGGCCGCAGGTTTTGTAAATGGTAAATATGATTATTACTATCAAAATGCGCGTCTAAAACAATTTAGCAATACCGAAATTTCTGTATTAGAAAATCTTTCATTCTTGGATGCATTTGGTAATGATACAGTACGCAAAAATATACCAATCTCAGGTGCAGTAAATGTTCCGACTGTTATATACGACAATGTTACTTTACAAGTCATCAATGGACAACAAATAAATACTTACGCAAATGCATTATTCTCAGATAGTAGCGGATTCCGTCCTGTGGTATTTGGTTCAGAAAATAACGGCACTCAAAACGGCACTATCACTTTCACAGTTCCAGCGGATGCTCCTAGTACGTTATATTACATTTGTCAATTCCACCACTTGATGCAAGGTGTGCTTTCAATTGTATCAGGATCAGGCTCAGGAGGAGCCAACAATCTTACTACATTTAATGTAACAAACGCTGGTGCAGGCGCCTATGTAATTGATGGTAACAGTAATCCAACACTAACATTAGTGCGAGGAAATACATACTACTTTGCAGTTTCAGCACCAGGTCATCCGTTCTGGATTAAAACAAATCCAAATACCGGTACAAGTAATGCATATAACAATGGACTAGCAACCGGCACTAACTTTACCGAAGATTTTAAAGTTCGAGATTACATTATCATTGGAAACGAAAAATTCATTATTACAGATATTGCAAACTCAAATTACATGGAGATTAACGTCTCCGCATCACAAAATTACACCAATGTTCCCGCTTATAGAGAAATTTTTGTATAAATAAGAGAGACTTTTATGAGTGGATTTTTTACCATAAACGATAAAATAGCCAGAATTGGCTCAACAAGGAGATAAAACATGCCAGCAATTGCAACCAGTAAATTCAGAGTGCATAATGCAGAGCAGTTTCTAGAATCATTTTCAGAAGCCTCTAACACCATTATGTACCTTTTCGTAGGCGGACCAAGCGCATTCGTAGATGACGCTAACCCACCAACACCAACCAACTCAACCGCAAACATTGAATATGTGCCATGGCGCGATACTTTCGGCGCAAAACGTATTCAGACAACTGACGTTGTTCACGTTGTTGATCGTTATGACTGGGCTTCAGGCACAGTTTATGATCAGTATGATGATCAAGATACAAATATTTTAGATGATGACTTTTATGTTGTCACAGATGATTATAACGTCTACAAATGCTTGTTCAACAACGGCGGTGGTGCTTCAACAACAAAACCATCTGGCACATCTACAAGCCCATTTAATACCGCAGACGGATACAAATGGAAATACATGTACACAATTACTACATCCGATGCGTTGAAGTTTTTGACAAACGACTACATGCCAGTTCGTACAGACGCAACAGTATCCGCTGCCGCCGTGGGTGGTGCGATTCACGTTATTCAAGTTACAGCAGGTGGTTCAGCATACGCTTCAGCACCAACAGTAACTATTACAGGTGACGGATCAAGTGCCGCCGCAACAGCAACTGTGGCTGCTGGTGCAGTTACCGCAATTACAGTTGGCACAATCGGTTCTGGATACTCAAACGCAACAGTATCATTCTCTGGTGGTGGCGGTTCAGGCGCGGCCGCAAGAGCAATCATTTCACCTAAGTACGGTCACGGCAATAATGCAGTTGAAGAACTTGGTGGTAAGTTTGTTATGATTAACGTCCGTCTTGACGGTTCTGAAGCAAACACAATTTCTACTGCTAACGACTTCCGTAAGATTGCATTGGTTCGTGATCCATTTGAATTTGGTACAGCAACTCGCGCCATTTCTACGAACTATCGTCAGACATATCGTTTCACAATTCCAGCACCAAACACAAACTACGTTGTTGACGAAGTAGTAACTTCAGGTTCTAACACCGCGGTTGTTGTTGAATGGGATAGCACCAACAAGTACTTGTACACAACAAAACCAATGCCACAAACATTTGCAAATACTGCATCTGTTGTTGGTGCAACTGGTACAACTGGCACAATTACTGCTATTGCTAACTCTCAATTGGAACCATATTCTGGTGACGTTCTTTATATTGAAAACCGTAGCCCAATTTCTCGCGCGGCTGATCAGATTGAAGACGTTAAACTAGTCATTGAATTTTAATCGTTATTATAATTAAACTTATTGTAGAAAAAAACTATGGCTTCTAATCCAGGTGGTGTAAATCTAAACATCAGCCCGTATTTCGATGATTATGATGAAGATAAGAAGTTTGTAAGAGTTCTCTATCGTCCTGGACGTGCAGTTCAGGCTAGAGAACTTTCACAATCTCAAACATATCAGCAAAAGCAAATTCAACGCTTTGCTGATTACTTCTTCAAGCAAGGATCAATCGTAAACGGGTGCGAACAAAACTTAGACTTGCGTATGGAGTATGTAAAACTTCAATCAAGTTTTGGTGTTGGCACCGGTGCGGCAACAGTCAATGTAGCATCATTTTTGAATGAAACAGTTGTTGGTGCTAACACTGGCGTTCGCGCATACGTTGGTCTTGTTTCAGATATTGAGGGCGATGATCCAAAAACATTGTTCATCAATTATACATCATCTGGTTCGATTCTTGTATACAGCAATACTTTACCATCGTTATTGACGGTTGGAAATACAATTTTCTTCCAACCTGTCAATGCGGCCGATGCCGCAAATAATTCAAGTACTGGCGGGCTTGCGTCTGCTATTATTAATGGATTTTATGACGACCCTATTACCGGTCAACTAGCCGTTCTCTGTAACGGTCTTGTGGGCACGCCAAATACTTCAACAACGATTATTGCAAACACTATCACATCCGATGGTGGTAACAATATCATGCTTGTTACTGGTTTCAGCGATAAGAGAACCTCTATCAAGTTTGAAAATAATGAAAAACTTTACACATACAAACGCTTTGTTTCCGATTTTGGTGATGCAGTTTTTGCAAATACTGCAACAAGTGACGCTATTCAATACGTTGAAAATCGCGGTGCGGCAAATGAAGTAGTGTACAAGTATGGTTCTAAATTTACACTAGGTGATGGAACTATTTACCTTTCCGATCACTTTATAAAGAATGATTCTCAGACAATTATTCTTGACAAATATAAGAACACTCCATCATATAAAATTGGTGTTGTTCCATCTAAATCTTTTATTGATACTGTTGATGATCAATCATTGCTTGACAATGCACAGGGCACACCTAACTTTCAAGCACTTGGCGCAGATCGTCTTAAAATTGACACAGTTCTTACCAAACTCACTCTATCAGCAAATACTGATGAGACAGAATTTATTAGCGTTACAGAAGTTGAGAATGGTTTGCTTAAACGCAAATTTACTCCTGACGTAGAGAGCAAGTTAGAAGAAGCAATCGCAAAACGCACCTTTGAAGAATCAGGAAATTATACACTTTCTGATCCAAAGATTTTTGTGCGTGAACACTTAAAACAAACAGACAATACAGGTAAATTTACTGCCGCTGAAGGTGGTAACAATGAGTTGCTTGTAATTGAAACTGATCCATTTATTTCATACGTTAAAGGTTTTAGAAATGAATTGCTTGTAAAAGCATTCACACCTTTGCGTAAGGGTACTGATGAACAGTTTATTGAACAAACAAAAACAACATTGGTTTCAGGTTCTTACATTCCAGTCAAAGAGTTGGTTGGTGCGTGGGACATTATGGAAAACACAACTGTTGATTTGTACGACACAGTACAACAAGCAATTTCAAATGCAAGTTTTAGTTCAACTACTGTAAAAGGAACTAAAATAGGTGAAGCACGAATCCGTGCCATTGAATATGCATCAGGCGTTGCTGGTAAATCAGACACAACTTACAACTTGTATCTCTATGATATTTCAATGAATCCTGGTAAAAAGTTCCAGGACGTTCGTTCTCTTTACGATGACGTAAGCGGTCTACCTGATCGTTATGCGGATGTTGTGGTTGACGCATTTGGTAACGCAACATTGCGCGATGCCGCATTTGAACCTGCAATTTTTAGATTGCCATATACTGGTACCAAAACAATTCGAGACCTTGACAATAACGTAGAGGCAGGTTTTGGATTCAAAAAAGAATTCTCAGTATTCTTTAACGCTACTGGTATTATTACACTTATTACAACAGACTTGAATGAAACATTCGCGTCTGGTGCGTCTGATGCACTTAAAAATCAAAACTATCTTGCTGTTCCTACAATTACAGCAAACACTGGCGCTTATACTGGAACTGTAACTACTACATCAGGCAACGCCTTAGTTGTTGGTACAAGCACAGCATTTACTACACAATGGGAAATTGGTGACGTAATTCGTGTTGGTGGACAAGATCGAATTATATCAAGCGTTGTGAATACAACACACCTACTTGTGTCGTCAAACTTTACTACAACATTTTCAGCAAACACTTATTCAAAAGTATTTCCTGCTGGTTTGCCAGTTCGCTTGTATGGCCAAGCCGCAAACGGCACAAGAAGCGTAGCACTAGGTTCTGCTGGCGCACAGACCGTTGAAGTAGATTTGAAAGAAAGTAATATTGTTTCTTCAGCAGGTTCTGGTTTTACTGCGCGAGTAATTGCAACAATGAATCGCGCCAATGCGCGTGAGACAAGAAAAATTCTTGCTAATAACGAAACTGTTATTATTAATGCAAATACACATCCAAATGGATTTCAAGGTCCTTACGGACTCGGTTATGGTGATGTTTATCAAATTCGTGCAATCTATCAATCAACTAATTTTAGCACTACACCAACAACATCAAATACTGTTGTGACAGATAACTATACTTTTGACAATGGTCAAAGAGATACATCATATGAACATGGAAGTATTTCTCCTAAGATTGGTGTCGTACCATCAGGACAATTGCTTGTAGTTTTTGATCACTTTAACCACGACACATCACAAGGTCTTGGGTATTTGTCAATTGATTCGTATCCAATTAACGATGCAACTTCATCTAATACATCAATTAGAACAGATCAAATTCCAATCTACAGATCAAGAACTGGTACGTCATTTGATTTGCGCGACTGTTTAGATTTCCGTGCAATTAAAGCGGCTAACACTACACCAACAAATCCATTACCATCTATCGCTACAGTTTTGACTGGTACAGCGAACGTAGCATTTGGTAGTGCAAATGTAATTGGTACTGGAACAACATTCACAACAACAGTTATTGCTGGTGACACTCTTCGTATTTCAAATCAAGAAAGAATTGTTGCGTCTGTTACGAATAACACATTCTTAACATGTACTACACAATTCTCAAAAACTGCAACAGCACAAACTGTTAATAGCATAAACCCTAATGAATACGTTATCCCTGGCGGCGGTTTACACTTTCCAGTTCCATCATCTGACTATACCGCAGACTTAATTGTTTACAAAGGTAGAAAAGCAAAACTCTATGTTGATGAAAACGGTGAACTTGGTATCAATGATGGTTCACCAGGTTACCCATATTCATCACCACCTCCAACAATTCCTGATACACTTGAAATTGCAGAATTGACTATTCCTGTGTATCCTTCTCTTGCAAGAGATATTCAGATCGAATCTTATAACAACCGCCGATTCACCATGCGTGATATTGGTAAGTTAAAGACTCGCGTTGAACAGTTAGAGTACTATGCTACACTCAACGAAACTGAACGTAAAGCAAGTGAGAAAGTTATTCTTGACGATGCTGGTTTAGACAAATACAAAAACGGTGTTCTTGTTGATACTTTCGATGGACATAACATTGGTGACGTAAACTCAGCAGACTATAAAGTTTCTATTGATAGAACATTCCGCTATGCGACTGCTTATGCAAACAATCAAATTCAAATTGCTTTGAAATATAACACAACCGGTTCTTCTGGTGTGTATCGCACACCTGGCAATAAATTGATGTTGGATTATAATGAAGAAACATTCATTGATCAGCCATATGCATCTCAGACAATTAATCTAGCACAAGAACTTACATTCACTTGGACTGGTGATTTGGAAGTAGTGCCAGCAACAGATAACTGGATGGATACAAATTATCCACCAGACGCAAATACAGTTGTTGACTTGACTGGTTTTGCTGATAACTTCAGAACACTTGTCGATGCATGGAACACAGAAGTGGCTCCAATGACACGTTTTTGGACAGGCGAACCTCCAGTTACTTCACAAACAAACGTGGGTAGTGCGTTCCGCAGTTTCCAACGCGCAACTACATGGGGTCTTGCGGTTCTGCAAGCACAAAGAACACTTACTACACAAGATCAAATTCAATTTGAAAATCGTGGACAGATTGACATTGCCGCGGCTGACGTAAACAGAGTTACCGAACGTGTTTCTGACGTTTCTATTAAGCAATGGATGCGTCCACGCGACTTTATTTTCCAAGCACAGTCCATGAAAGACGGTGCAAGAGTTTATGCATTCTTTGATGATATTAACGTAACTGCTAACTGCACACAAATTCGTTTGGTTGGTAGCACAACAGTAGATGATTTACTCGACTTGTTTGACACAAATGGTATTCTTGCAACAGATAACACAAAGTATGTTCGTTTGCCTGCTGGTACATTGCGTACAGAAAGAAATAGAATCTTCGGTCTCTTCAGAGTACCTGAGAATCGTTACTATACCGGTCAACGCACATTCCGTTTGACTGACGATATAGACAATCGCGTATCTACTGCCACAACAATTGCAAGTACATCAATCTTCTCACAAGGCCTTGCAATCTCTAAGGGGCTTGATATTGTTAATACTCGCCCGTTTAACTTTAGAGGATTTGCAGACCAGCGAGTTATTGGAACTGCTGGAACTCGACAAGTTGTTATATCAGACACAACTTCTAACGTGCAAGTTGGACAATGGGATCCATTGTCTCAATCATTCTATGTTGATGAAAACGTATACAAACAAGGTCTCTTTGTTTCATCTTTAGATTTGTTCTTTAGAAATAAAACGGACGAACCTAATCTTGGTGTGACTGTAGAAATTCGCGAAATGCAAAATGGTTTTCCAACCCGTAGAGCGGTTGGTGATGTATCAAGAAGAGAAAACGCAGAGATTAATGTAAGCACATCTGGTACAGTTGCAACCACGTTTGAGTTTAAGAGTCCAATCTATCTTGCGCCTGGCGTAGAGTATTGCTTTGTTGTAAAACCAGATGGTAACTCTACAGGCTTTGATGTGTTCGTTGCAGAACTTGGACAATTTGACATTACCAATCCAGAAATTAATCTGCGTATTGATAAACAAGCCGCTGCCGGTATTCTATTCACCTCTGCTAACGACTTTACTTGGTCTGCAAGACAAAATCAAGACGTTAAGTTTAAGTTGAAGGTTGCCAAATTCCTAACTACAGCGCCTGGCGTTGCAGTACTTCAGAATATGAACTTGACGGCTAACAGCGACTTTGAATTTAACTCTTACATTTTGAATATTGAAAACCTTACAATCCCAAAAACAGACGTAACATTGGAATCAAGAGTTTCTGATGCATCATATGCTATTGCAGATTTTAAACCAGTTCGTAATCTAGAACGTGTTCAAGAAACTGCCGTTCGTATTATTGCAAATACAGTTAATGAAGCGACAGAACTTTCAACAACAAAATCAATGACTGTTCGCGCAACTCTGACTACAGAGAATGCATATATTACACCATACATTGATTTGCAACGTATGAATGCCGCGCTTGAGCAAACTCAGATTAATAACTTGTCCTATCGTGAATTAGATGGTGGAGTTACATGGTCAGCAAATAGCACCATTGTAACTGGCGCAGGCACATCATTTAATACTGAATTAAGTGCTGGTGAATTTGTTCTCTTTGGAGAAGAATATCGTCAAATTGCTTCCATTACAAATTCAAGTTACATGGAAGTTAAGAATGCATTCACCACATCCGGTTCTGGCGCAACAGTATTCCAAGAAAATGAAGAAAATCCAACTGGACCATATGCTTCAGAGTCGCGCTATATCACTCGCGTAGTTAAGTTGAATGACGGATTTGAATCTTCAGACCTTGCGGTTTACGTTTCAGTTAACAAGCAACAATCAACAGGCATCAAAGTTTACTATAAAGTACTTAGCCCTGAAGATACTGATCCATTTGAGTCTAAATTCTGGAACGAGATGGTAATTGAAGGTGGTTCAACAACCAACCAAAACTCAATTACCTACAATGAAGAAAAGTATGTTGTACCACCCGCAAAGAAAACTGGTGGTTCTCAGTTATTGAGAGGCACAGTTTCTACAACAAATGGCGACACAATTGTTTCAGGTTCAAACACAGTCTTCTTGGAAGCATTGACTGTGGGTTCAACCATTGCGATTGGCACATCAAGATTGCAAAGAACAATTACCGCTATTTCGAACAATACTTTCCTTGCTGTAGATAGCGCATTTACCGCTAACACTACAGGACAAGAGGCTTATAAGGTTCTAAATAACTCTATTGGCTACACAACACCTGAAGGCAAATCGTTTGATGGATTTAAATTCTTTGCAATTAAGGTAGTATTTTTATCTACCAATCGTGCATATGCACCAAAAATCAAAGAATTAAGAGCGGTTGCTTTGGCTTAAAGATAAAAGGCGCATAAATAAATGGAACACAAAATTGAACTTTCCGAACCTATTCACGGATTTACTCATAGAGATGCACACTCTAAAGCCTTATTGAATACAGATTTAAGCGGGCTGATGAAGTACAAGTTGCAAAGAGAGAGACACTTTCAAGGCATCCAAGAAATGAATAGGGTCAGGTCGGATATTTCGTTCTTAAAAGGCGAAATGAAAGAAATTAAACAATTACTTTTAGTTCTATTACAGAATAAATAACCTAAATTAACAGAAGAGAGAGAGAAAAGATGGCACAGACTCAAATTCAGTTAGCAAATACATTCAATGAATTTCGCGCGGCATACAATGCGGCCGCGAATACCGTTGATTCGCTAGAAACTTCACTTAACGCGATTACTGGAGGCGGAGGGTCTGGCATCAATGTTGGAACCGTAACTGCTAACAACTTCGTCAACACTACTTTAACCAGCGGAAGATTACTATTTGGTAATGCCGCAGGTCATATTGTTGGAGATGCCGGGCTGGCTTTTGCCACATCTAACAATCATTTGCTTGCCACAAACGTAATAACTGGTAATGGTTATTTCTCAACTTCTCTTCGTGCCGCAACTGTTCAAGCAAACAATCTCACATCTGGTCGTCTTACTTTTGCAACGACAAATGGTCAATTAACAGACGATGGTGATTTGGTTTGGGATACAAGTACAAATAGATTGACTGTAACAAATGGTCAGTTAAATCTCGCCGGTACTACATCACTAGACAGCGCAGGTAAAATTGATGTAAACAATACTCTTCGTGCCGCAAACGTAACTGCAAACAATCTTACATCTGGTCGCGTTCTAATCGCAGGCACATCTGGTCTGATCACAGACGATAGCGGATTGACATACAATTCCGGAACAGACTCTCTCACCGCAAGTGGTAACATTACTGCAACTGCATGGGCTAATGCCGCAAACATGAACATTACAACCAATTTAAGTGTTGGTGCTAACGTAAATGTCTCAGGTACAGTAAATGCCGCATCCGACTTACATGTTGGTGGTGCGGCACAATGGATTATCGATAAAGACGAAGATCAAGACGTTCACTTGGTTACAGCGGTCGGTCAAAGTGATGGCTCGCACGATATTGCTATTATTAACCGCAGTAATAGTGCAAACGCATATGCCGAATTGATTGCAATGAACAACGCAGGTAATACCGATAACGGTTGGGTATCAATTGGTATTAATTCAACAAACTACAATCAAGGTGCGTTCGCTATTACAAAAGGCGAAGACGCATACATTCTTTATAATCAACCAGTAGGTTCAACAAAGTCTGGTGACTTAATTATCGGTACTGGTGGTAACGGTACAGGCAACAAGATCATCTTCTCAGCGAATGGCTTTGATGATCCAGCAAATAACACTCAGTTGACTATTGTTCCTGGTGTTAGTATTCACGTTGAAGTTCCTACACAGTCTATTTCGACCACAACTGGTGCATTGACAGTCGCAGGTGGTCTAGGCGTTGTTGGTAACATGAACGTAGGTGGTAACGTAACCATCACAGGTACTATTTCTCTACTTGGTGCAGGTAACACAGTTTCAACAGATACACTTTCTGTTGCAAACGCGATGTTGTTCCTTGCGAATGGTAACTCCGCAGACACAATCGACATTGGTGTTATTGGTGAATACACAGCAGGTACAAAGAAGTATCTTGGCTTTGTTCGCGATGCATCAGATGGTGTCTTTAAACTATTTATTGATGGTAGCGCCAAACCTTCAAACACAGTAAACTTTGGTCTAGCAGGATTGAAGTATGGTTCAGTACAAATTGGTGAATTGTATACATCAAATACTACTGCAACTTCAAGCACTACTACAGGTTCACTCAGAGTTGCGGGTGGTGCAGGTATCGCAGGTGGTGTATGGGCTGGCGGTGCAATTCGCACAGACTCAAATACTGTATCTACATCTATATCAACTGGTGCATTGATTATTGCTGGTGGCGCAGGTGTCGCAGGCGCAATCAACGCTGGCGGTGCAATTAAAACAACAGATAGTACAGCATCCACAACCACAGCAACTGGTTCTATCATCGCAGGTGGTGGTCTAGGCGTTGGTGGTCAAGTTACCGCTGGTGGCGCACTCAAGACTACAGATAGCACGGCATCAACTACAACCGCGACAGGTTCTATCATCGCAGGTGGTGGTGCAGGTATCGCAGGCGCAATCAACGCTGGTGGTGCAATTAAAACAACAGACGCTACAGCATCAACTACAACCGCGACAGGTTCTATCATTGCGGGTGGCGGCCTAGGTGTTGCCGGAGCCGCTTATATTGGTGGTATTATCTCCACTAGTGACGCCACAGACACTACATCAGGAACATCGGGTGCTGTTCGAGTTGCTGGTGGTATCGGTGTTGTAAAAGGTGTTCACGTTGGTGGAACACTTATCACAACAAAAGTATCAGAGAAAACATCAGATGTATCGGCAAGTGGTGTTACAACATTCGATACAACAAACGGTCATGTATTCGCAGTTACACCAAGTGCTGACTTTACTGCAAACTTTACAAACGTAGACACAACATCAAGCCGTGTTCAAGTAATGACACTTATCATCACACAAGGCGGAACGCCACGTGCCTTGTCCGCAGTTCAGATTGCTGGTGTCGGACAAACAATTAAATACGCTGGTAACGTGACTCCAACATTTACTGCAAATAAAACAGAACTTGTTGTTATTACACTCATTAGAACTAGCGGCGGCTCATGGACTGTTACAGGTCAACTATCACAATACGGTTAATTAGAGAGGTTGCTTAAATGCCATTTTTTAATTCGGCAGGCGCCGCCGCGGTAGCAACAGGTCGTGGAGGATATCATCCGAGTGTTTCGGGAACCGATGCGCCTGGCTCTTCAGCCGCGGGTTCCTTAGGAACATCAACGCTAAGTGGCAATGGTCAAACCATTGCTTCTACTTCAGCATCGACTGTTACTGGTCAACGAGATATTATTGACCCGTGGTTCACTGGCGCAGAAGCATATTCAATTACTTCAGGTTCTTTACCTCCAGGATTTGCACTCAACCCATCAACCGGTCAAGTAACCGGAGCATATACGATAGCAGGCTGGAACGAAGACGGTACTTATAATTTTACTGTTCGCTCAAATACTGGTGACGGGCTTCATCAAAGCGACAGGGCATATTCGATTGCGGTTTCAGTTCCTTTTCTTTACAAACAGATCATCACAATTGGTTATGTAGTCGGCGGTTACATTAGTTCAACTCCATACAGAAATGTGCATGGAATGAATAATGCAACGGACACCACCACAAACAAAGGCGATTTGATTGGTAATGCCGCCCAATATACTGATGGTTTCCCATCTAAAGACAACTCATATATAATGGGTACAAGCGATAGCGCAAGTACCGGTTCAGCAAGAACTGATAAATTCAATATGAGAACTGAGACTGCTATTGCACATGATGCTAGTAGAAACATGCCAGGTTCTAAAGATGACCTAACAATAGCATCAACATTGTCACCAGCCGCAATTGGTTATATTTTTGGTGGCGGGTCAGCATCAGTTTTTAAATTTACTTCAAGTAATGATACTTGCGCGACAATTCCTGCTACGTCAACTGCTGGATCGGCTAGCACAGCAACAGGTACTGGCTCTATTCAAGGAGAACTTAACGCAGTTATAACTCCTGGTGCAAATAAATTTGTTTACGCAACAGAAACAAATACAGGCATCGCGCCAGCATATCCTGATGTAGACGGACAGCAAAAAGGCTTGTCCACAAAATTAGGTAAAGGCTATATGGGCAACGAAGGTGGTTATGCTAGAGGTTATAACTTCCGCGTTTGGAATTTTAGTAGCGAAACATATACTACAGTATCAAAGCCAGCAATTCCATTACACCCATTGGGTTATGGTGAAGAAAATATGATCATGGGTCAACATTGGGGATATATTATGGGACTTTACAACGAATCAACTGGACAAATTACAGATTGCATCAAACATGTTTATCCAACAAATAGTGGATATTATCTGGGTTTCGGTGCTGATTCTGCGCCTGGTGGATTTAATGTGCCGGCTCCAGGTTCTCTTGGGGGAAGAAGTTCCGGAGCAAAGTCTTGGAGAGATTAAATGCCATTTTTTAATTCGGCAGGCGCGTCCGCTGTAGCAACAGGTCGTGGGGGATTTCACCCAAATGTTTCTGGAACAGAGGCTCCAGGTTCTTCAGCCGCAGGTTCTTTAGGTACTTCAACGCTAAGTGGTAACGGACAGACCATTGCCGCCACTTCAGCATCGACTGTTACTGGTCAGAGAGATATTATTGATCCATGGTTTACAGGAAGCGAATCTTACTCAATTACTTCAGGTTCTTTACCTCCAGGTTTTACACTTAATTCATCAACGGGTCAAGTCACAGGTGCATATACTGTAGCAGGTTGGAATGAAAGCGGATCATATAACTTTACTGTTCGTGCAAATACTGGTGATGGGCTTCATCAAAGCGACAGAGCATACTCAATCGCAATAACTGTACCATTTTTCTATAAGCAAATCATTACAACTGGTTATGTAGTCGGCGGTTATTTAAACTCAGTACCGTGGCGAAACGTACATGCAATGAACAATGCGACGGACACCACCTCAAACAAAGGCGATTTGATTGGTAATGCCGCACAATATACTGATGGATTTCCATCTAAAAATTCTTCATATTCAATGGGTACAAGTGATAGTGCGTCTACTGGTTCATCAAGAACTGATAAATGGAATATGAGAACAGAAACGTCTATTGCACATGATGCTGGTAGAAACATGCCAGGTTCTAAAGATGACTTAACTATAATGAGTACACTGGCACCAGAAGCAGTAGGATATATTTTTGGTGGTGGTTCAACATCTATTTTTAAATTTCTTTCGAGTACTGACGTTGCCTCAACAATTCCTGCAACCGGTCCAGCAGGCGGTACAGGAAGCGGATGTGGATCAATTCAAGATGAATTGGTCGGGCATGTTTGGGGAGATGGTAATACTGGACAAACATTTACATATTCAACTGAGACTTTAGCCGCAGTCGGCGCAAACTCGGGCGGATTCAATGGACAGCAAAAAGGCTTATCTACAAAGTTAGGTAAAGGCTATGGTGGTAATGAAGGCAGTTACGGAGGCGGTTATAACTTCCGCGTTTGGAATTTTAGTTCATCTACATATACTACAGTAGCAAAGCCAGCGATTCCTAGATATCCAGCAGGTTATGGTGAAGAAAATATGATCATGGGTCAACATTGGGGATATATTATGGGACTTTATGTAAATTTAGAACCAGTAACATCACAAACTTCTGATTGTATTAAACACGTTTATCCAACAGATACCGGATATTATATGGGTTTTGCTGCCGATAGCGCGCCTGGTGGATTTAATGTGCCGGGTGCAGGAATTATGGGTGGTCGTAGTTCTGGAGTAAAATCTTGGAGAGATTAATTTTTTTGACTTGGAGAAAGTAAACATGACTGAATTGGTAACTAAAGAACATTTTGAAACATTAACAAAGAGATATTCAAAAAATTCTATTTCAACGCACACTCAACACGAATCAAATTTGGTTCCTTTGAGCAATAGTGAGAAGCATTTTTTGAGAGAAGATCAAAAAGAACTTCTAGAGTATGCAGTAAACCGAGAATGGCAAACATCAAAATTTAAGATGCGTCACTTTGTTGGTGATGCACAAGTAACGCCATATGCAAAATTAAAACAATATATTGTTGAAGCAAGAGAAAGAGAAGAAGCAATTGCTTCTATGGAATTTGAGAAAAGAAAACAAGAAGTTGAAGTAAAAATTCTCAAGAAAAAAATTGAACAAGAACAAGATGAACTTCAAAAAGAACTTCATCAAATTGAACTTGAGAAAAAAGAAAGAGGACAATCTTTAGGTATCAAACGAATTGAAGACCTATACAAAGAGCGTCAACAATTCTTAGAATTAATTGATGAATTCAATAACTCTTCAGAAGGAAGATTGCCAGATGGAACTTTGTTATTAGAATGTTTAAGCGATCCAATTAAAGAAGAAATTCTTGAAAGAGAATTGTGGACTGCAAGACTAGCAAAGCAAGCGGCTATGGAAATCGCAACTGCTGGAAGAATTGGTTCAGGCAATTTAGATGCTATCGCAATGCTTGATAAAAATCATCAAGCAGAAGTTTTATTTCTTGCAACAGACTATGGTACTAGACTTGAAAGCGCAATGGGCTTTTTAAGAAACGAAGCGGTTGGTCAACTCAATCTAACATACAAAGACAAAGATGTTAAACTTACAGAGATTTTGTCTTTTACCGCACACGAAAAAAATTACAACAATCTATTAGCGCACGAAAAGGTTAAAGAATGAAAATCGTTTTTGTTCCAAAAGAAAGAACCTTCAATTATGAAGACCCTAACATTAGATATACAGGATCAAGAATTCCACTATCGTTTATGATGGGGTTTGTCGCAGATGTGGATACTTCTTTTGACTTTTCTGCGGTTGACTATAAAGAACTTACTGAAGAAGAATCATCAAGAACGATTAAGTTTTTTATGAATCCTAATGGGTATGTCAAAGTTACGCAAGGTACCGAAAATTCTACACTAGAAATTACTGCATCAAAAGAAGATATTGCTGGAATGCTTACCAGAGTTAAATATTATCTCACCGATGAAGATAAAACAAAAGCATTTACCTTTACTAAAGAAAATATTCTTTGGATGTTTGACTTGAGAGTTGATAGAGTTAAAAAAATACTTGATGACTTTAATAAAAGCGAATATGAAAGTAGTGCTAATCTTGTTAGAACTAAAATTGTTAATTCTACAGAAATGAAAGATATTTTTGTAATTGCACATAAATATTTTGGTATGGAGGCGCCTCCTGCAATTGTAGAAGAATTTAATTTAACAAAAACAACATTGGTAATATAAAATGATTATTTTATTTGTGCCTAAAACTCTTCCATTTGATTGGGAAAACTCAGCGTTCACTTATCTGCCATTTAAATTTTCTATGCCATTTATGGCCGCTGACGGCGTAAGAGTATTGGACCCAACATCTACACAAGGCACAGAATTTTTACAGAGCGTGTATTATATGATTCTTAATGAAACTGAATACACAAGAAGTTATAAATTTTATTTAAATGTTCGTGGTTACATCAAAGTAATCAAAGGTACTGAAAACACAACCTTACAATCACCGCCTGGAAGTAGAGACTATGATAATGTTGAAAAATTCAACTACTATCCTACCGATGAAGAAAATGAATTAGGATTTCAGTACACAAAAAAAGTTTGGCGTTGGGCAATCAATGTTAGAAAAACTGAAAGATTGAAAAATTTAAGTGAACAATTCGCTGAAGAATACACTTCAATTGTAAATTCAGTATTATCTGAAATTGAATCTGCAACAACTGTAGCAGAATTAGGAAAGATTGCTCACACTAAATTCGGTGCTCAAACTACCGATTCGATAATTGAACAATACAATTTATCAACACCAACATTATTAATTTGATTTTTAGGGAGTCATCATGATTGAGACAATGTTTACTGTGAATTTTTTTCGCAAAAATTTAAACACTAAAGTTGATCCGCTTTTAATTTCAGAACTATCTACTGAAGTTACCGGAGAAACATATAATATTGACGATGGTGGATCATCATCTCACCCAAGTAATGTGCTATATCAAACCGATGCGAGACTTGAATCTTTAGTAGATGAAATTAAAATTTCAACACAAGAAGCATGGAATGAATTAGAGTTTAGAAATGATTTAACACCAGTGATTACTGAAATGTGGATGAATGTTGTTTACCCTAAAGGTAAAATGACAGACCAAGCACATCATTCTAAGTATTCAATGTATGGAGTTTATTATCTTCAAGCAGATGAAAATTGTGGTGATTTAATTTTACATCACCCATTAGATGGCATGACAAGAAACTTGCCGTATCAACCAAAGCCAAACCTAGACAGATATAAGATTAAGCCAAAAACAGGCGAACTAATTATTTTTCCATCATCATTTGTCTTTAACACAAAAGAAAACAAGAGTGAGTCTAATCGAATCACTCTTGAATTTGGAATCAATTACAAACTTAAAGTTTAATCTTCAAATTTTTTATTTGTCATTTGCTGTGTTTTTGGAAACCACAAAGAACGTCTTTCATCCCATTTGTGTTTAGGACTAAATTCTCCTTGAGCATCAATGTAGTGTAAGAACATTTGATAATGGCGTTTGCCTGTATAAGGCTTGCGCCAGTGTGGCAAAATACATCCACTATACACAGCCAAGTCTCCAGGTTCTAATTCAACCTCAACTTCTTCTCCATTTTCTTTCTGAAAATAAATTGGCCAGTCAACTTCTTTCTTAACACATAGCGTAGCAGAGAATTGACAACTCGGTCTATCAATATGCTTTTCTAGCGTTCCTCCATTATAGTATATTCTCATATAACTATAAGTCTCAACAAGTTTTTTATTTACAGTTTGTTCTAACATATCTCTGAGATATACTAGAAGACTATCGCCATAGAGCGGTGAGTAAAATGCAAAACTGTTTGGCGATTGTGGATCACCATACGGATATCTTTGCGAAGAGTTAGGTGGATTGTGAGTATATCCAGCGTATTCGTGAATGTCAAAATTTAATTGAATGAAGCGAATAACTTCAGGATGAACTGCGTTTCGAATAATTTCGTATTTGTCTTCTTTGAATGCCATTTTTACCTCATCTAAATTTTGGACCAGTAACCCAACCAACTAAAGACTTTCTTTTTCCTTCAGTAACTTCTGCAACTCTATGCAACAAAAATGATGGAAAAAACATAATTGATCCTCTTTTCATAATTGGTACTGCTGGTCCTGTATGACTAACTAGAATTTCCATTCGACCACCTTGGTAATCAACTTCTGGTTCAGATAGTAGAAAAGTAAAAGACAATTTTCTAAATTCAATCATAGTGGGTGGAGGATTTGCACCTAAAAACGAATCAAGGTGATAATCATATTTACCTTCGTACTTTGCATTGTATTCAGTATATTGAAGACTATCATAACCATTTAACACAAAATTAAAATGATTGTTGTTTACGTCTTCAATTACTTTATTCAATCTTTTAAAAATCCAAACTGTTTCTTCGTCAGGAGAAACCCAAGCGATATTAGATTTTCTAGAATTTTTTAAAATATCTTCATCTTGTTCAATTGCCACTTGTCCCATGAACAATTCTTTTTTTGACATAATCTCACATATCTTATCCAATTCGTCTGGAGTAAATACATCATTTGCAGTTATGAATGTTTCTAACGCCCTTGCCCTATAATTCGTAAAGTTTGTTATTCCTGTGTATTCCATAATAATTCCTTAAAAATATTTTCTTAGAGTCTTCATAAAAAGATTTTTGTAAGTAGCAGTTCTATCAAACGAATAAGAATTGATATAGTTTTTCTTTTCTAGCCACTCTTTATCTTTTTGATTTGCATCTCTCACAACCAATTCTAATTTTCTTTCTGTAATTGGTATGATATGGACCAAAGGATATCCTGCTGGAAACAATATATTCCCATGAGGTACATTCCACCAACCTTGAATGTTTACCTCAGTCGATTCATCGGTATCTAGCAATCCGATTGACGCATCAAATAGCGCATTGTCTGGATAAGAAATTGGATTAAAAAGAAGTTTAATTCCTTGTGGGGCAACGACATTCCAAGGAGTGTTAATCTTCATAAAGTTTTTAGATTGATTCCATGTTCTAGGCAACTGTTCTAAAATATGATCTGGTTGACTTTCAAATAATGCTTTGCTAGTAAACACATCTTTAATCAATGCTTCAGTTGGAATAGTCCACTCAAACCCTCTGCCTTTTGTAGAGTCAACTTCAATAACTGCATCATGCCAAAGCGGAACAATATATCCGCTTGACATTAACTTTACAATTCCTGGACACTTAGCAATATGTGATTTACGAACTATTGATGGGTCATTTTCTCTTGTATCTTTATAATTTTTAAATGCATTTGTCATCCAAATTGGCATCATTTTCGATGCAGGAACAATCGGAAATGATTCAGCAAGACCAGGAACACTTGAAAAGAAAACTATTTCGTCTTTCATTTTCTCACCACAACAATATATAATCCATTCCACCAATCTTTAGAACTTTCAATTCCATTGAGAATCTTCTTATGATACAGAATTTCTAGTCCAGCCTTTTTAATGCCTTCGTCAGCACCAGAAACAATACCATCCCAATTAGCGTCATCGAAAATAAGAATGGCTTCTTTATCAAGTTTATCTGCATAATATAATACTGCATTTCTTGTTGACTCATGATCGTGCGGACCGTCATAGAACATAAACTTTACAGGCTCATCAATCAAATCTTTATTGACTTGAAGAAAATCAGCATCGATAGCGTGAACATGATTCTCTTGTACATATGGTTCAATTGCACTAGCAAACTTTTCGTATTTGTTTTCAGGCATCTCAAAGTTACCATTTTCAGGATGCGTAGTCTGCGACCAGTTATCGATTGCCCATGCTTTAATTGTGTTACCTCTCAATGCAGATGCAAGTGTCGCACCCATTGCGGTACCAATCTCAAGATAATTGCCTGCAAATTTTGCAGTATGATTAATAATCTTTTGCACTCTAGGACTTGTTAAGCCTTTGATATTGATAATGATATTATCTGTAGCAGACTTTTCGACAATATCTGCCATCGCAGAAACCATTGGTGTAAGAAATTGCGTTGCTTTCTTGTCATAGATTTTATCGCAGTAGTGACAATCCCAGCAATCAAATTTGCAAGTTTTAATTTTATTGCGCCAAATATCAATAGGCTTTTCTTCTAAATTATTGTCGGCAATATAGTCATCGAATTGATCAAAAAGAACTTCATCACCATTCGCAAAGCGTTTGATGATATCCATTGTTTCAAGCAATCTAGATGAGGCTTCGCGCCCATGCATCTTGATTACATCAATGCCTAATTCTTCAACAAACTCAACCCAATCTTCACGCCATGGCGGAAAGTTAGCCGTCTTCAATGATAATGCGTTGTCTTGATATTCCCACTTGGTGCAACTTACTCGGCTTGATGGTGCGTTAAAATACTGTGGCGCATCATTGCCTCTTGTATTATTGTATTCAAAATGTTCTACCATGAATGAGCATTGACCTAAACAGCCTTCATTTGCAAGAAGGCTAAGTTTAATTGGCATACCATTTTTGTGGCAGTAATCTTTTGCTTCTTTAATTCTCAACAATGCATCTCTGTCTCGCATAAGATCACGATCCAAATTGATATAATGAAATCCTATCTGTGCAAGGTTCACTACTTCAGTTGCAGTATGAACATCTCTAAGGATCGTATTTTTGATCATTAACTTAGGAAATGCTTCTTGAATTTGACCTGTAGCAACCCAATGGGTGTGAGGTATTGTGGCAATATGAATGCCAGCATCATAATATGGCTTGAAGTTTTCAATCCATAAATCTAGATTTTCTTGCGTTGGAGGAACCTGAATGTTATTGAATGTTGCGCTGATTGGTATGCCAAGCGCGTCTTGAATATTTCTAGCGGCTAAAATGGCTTGTTCATAATCACCAGCATTTTTAAACACATCTCCCATTGCATCTTGGTGAAAAGGCGCAATTCGGGAGGTAAAATATACATCATAAATCCAGTCTTTATATTTTTGCAGAAACTCTAAAAAGTGAAAATATTCCTTCTCAGACAGTTTTGGATTCAATGGCACACTAAAAATTTTCATTACTTCACCTTCATTTTCAAAGTTGTTTATATTATATAGGCCCGGCGGGTTGCTATGTAGATTCAAAAAAGCATAAATAGATGGTAGATATTAACCTTATAGGGGCACAAATGAGTACGCACAAACCAGCAACCAGAGAAGAATTTAAAGACTACTGCCTCCGTCAACTTGGCGCACCGGTTCTGGAAATCAACATCGATGATTTACAGGTCGAAGATTGCGTGGAAGCCGCTCTTCAAGTTTACCATGACTATCACTACGATGGTACCGAAAAAGTTTACCTAGCACACAAAGTAACCGAAACTGACATTGCAAACAAGTATTTAGATATACCTGAGAACGTCATTTCAGTTATCAATATCCTTGACATTGGTAATTCATACTCTACCAACAATCTTTTCAACATTCGCTATCAGATGGCGCTGAACGATTTATTTGCTTTTAACTACGGTCCGTTCGCACCATACTACATGGCTTTGCAAAACGTAGCACTTGCCGAAGAGATGTTCGTAGGCAAGCAAGGCTTACGTTTCAATCGTCATGTCAACAAACTTTACATTGATATGGCATGGGGTGAAAAGATTCTTAAAGATGAGTATATCATAATTGAAGGCTACCGTCTACTAGATCCAGACACTTATACCGATGTATGGAATGATCGTTGGCTCAAAAAGTATGCTACCGCAATGATTAAAAAACAATGGGGTAATAATCTGAAGAAGTTTGAAGGTTTACAAATGCCAGGCGGCGTTACGTTCAATGGGCAGAAAATCTACGATGAAGCAGAGGATGAATTAAAAGCACTGGACGAGGATTTGATTCGTTCTTATTCTCTACCGGTAACAGATATGGTTGGATAATATGCGTAATCGCTACTTTAATCAGTATGGTACTGCAAGCGAACAGAACGTACTCGAAGATTTAATCATTGAGTCGATGAAGATGTATGGCATTAATGCCTACTATCTACCGCGCACCCATGTAAATTTAGACATGCTCTTTAAAGAAGACGCATCAATGAAGTTTGACGATGCAATTGAAATTGAAATGTATCTCAAGACATACGATGGCTACATGGGGCAAAACGATTTTATTTCTAAGTTTGGTTTGCAAGTTGATGAATCATTGACATTCACAGTTGCAAAGAAACGATTCTCTCAGATTCTTCAACCTAAGTTGATGACTGAGTACTCATACAATTTTAAACTTGAAGATAACGATTTACTGCGCCAAGAAGTAAATTTCGATCAAGACTATACTGGATACATTCGCCCTAAAGAGGGTGATCTAATTTGGTTTCCATTTACAAGAGATTTGTTCGAAATTAAGTTTGTCGAAACCATTGAAACACTCTTTCAATTAGGTAAACTTTATACCTATGAATTGCGCTGTGACAAATACGAATACTCTAGCGAAGTTCTTAATACAGATATTGTAGACATTGATCAACTTGAAACAGATTACAGTTTGTCTACAAGCAATGTTCCTAGAACACTTACTGAAGATGGTGATGCCTTACTTGCTGAAGAAGGTGGGTACTTGATGGAAGAGAGCAATATGGTAGAAGAAAAAGACGATACCGCACAGAATGATTATATCACAGGGCGTATCAATGACGATGACATTTTGGATTTCTCAGAGAAGAATCCATTTGCTGAAACGAGGGTGTGGTAATGTTTGGACACGATTTTTATCACGGTACGTTAAGACGCCATGTAATTATGTTTGGCAATCTCTTCAATGATATGCAGATTAAGCGTTTTGACCAGAACAATAATACTATTCAAACAGTCAATGTGCCGATTGCATATGGACCAAAACAGCGTTATATTGAACGTGAACTAGGCGACCCAACAGGTCTGCGTAGCGTATCGATTGTGCTACCACGCATGTCGTTTGTAATGTCTTCAATGTCATATGCACCAATTCGCAAGTTGAATAGCACACTCAAATACAAGAGTAATTTTAACGCAACAAACAAAGAGTTTTCTTCAGTCTATGCGCCTGTGCCATACGACATGAACTTCACGTTATCAATCATGACAAAGAATGCTGAAGATGGCATTCAATTGTGCGAAAAAATTGTTCCGTTCTTTACACCAGACTTTACAGTTACGGTGAAAGCATTGCCAGAACTAGGAGTTAATCTTGACGTTCCAATCGAACTTACGAATGTTTCGTCAGATGATAGTTATGAGGGGCAATATGAAGACCCACGCATTATGACATGGGATTTAGATTTTATTGTCAAAGGCTATCTGTTTGGACCTGTCACAAAAACAAAATACATTTCAAGTCTTGAAGTTAATACATTCAATGATGATGGTAATGATAACTTTGACTTAGACGCAACTCAACTTTTCACAGGAAATTCGAACTTTGAAACTTCGAATACTATATCATGAAACAAACAATAGATCAAAAGATAGAAACTGTTTTAGACATTGCGCCTGTCGCATCTAACATCGTACCAAAAAAGAATACGGTTGTGATTGAAAATACTACAGTTGATGATGACTATGAGTACGCAAGAAAGAATTTGCGAACTTTAATTGACAATGGTAAAAATGCAATGGAAGATTTAGCATATCTCGCAAGAGAAGGTGAGTCACCACGCACATATGAAGTACTAGGACAATTGATTAAAACCATTGCCGAAACAAATAAAGACTTGTTGGACATTGCAAAGAAAAAGAAAGATATTCAACAAGAAAAAGGTAGCGAACAACCAACGCATGTTACAAATGCACTATTTGTTGGAAGTACCGCAGAATTACAAAAATTAATAAAGGGAACTTAACATGTATCAGTACAGAGCAAAAATTTTAAAAGTACTTGACGGCGACACAGTAGAAATTGATTTAGATTTAGGATTTAAAATTGTTCTATCGAATCAAAAAGTGCGCTTGGCTGGCATCGATACGCCAGAATCTAGAACTGCAAATACTGAAGAGAAACCAAGAGGGGTATTGTCAAAGAAAAAATTGCAAGAAAAACTACCAGTTGGTTCATGGGCTATAATTGAAACAATGCGCCCTGATAGCAATGACGATAAATTTGGTCGTATTCTAGGCGTATTCATTACTGAAGACGGCACAAGAGTTAATCAATGGATGATTGACAATAATTATGCAGTTTTGTACATGGGCGAGAATAAAGAATTAGTGCAAGAAGCACATCAACAAAACAAAAAGATTCTCATTGAAAGAGGCGAACTGCCAAACAAATAATTTATGGCAACTAAAACATATCTTGGCAACGCGAATTTAAAAGCGATTGGTGTAGACCTTGAATTTACTGAAGATCAAATTCAAGAATACCTCAAGTGCGCCAAAGACCCAATTTACTTCATTGAATCTTACTGTAAAATTGTAACGCTGGACCACGGGCTTCAGCCTTTCAAACTTTACGATTGTCAAAAGAATAAAGTCAATATCATTCACAACAATCGCAAAATAATTTTGATGGAAGGGCGTCAGCAAGGTAAGACTACTACATCTGCGGCATACATTCTTTGGTATACTCTTTTTCAAGAAAGCAAAACAGTTGCAATTCTTGCAAACAAAGCATCAGCGGCGCGAGAGGTTTTATATCGTTATCAGTTGATGTATGAGAATCTTCCAATCTGGTTGCAACAAGGTGTGTCAACATGGAACAAAGGTGACATTGCACTAGAGAATGGCTCTATTGTCTTCACAGCCGCAACAAGCCGTCAAGGTATTCGTGGTAAATCCGTAAACATGTTGTACGTTGACGAAACTGCAATCATTCCAAACAATCTTGCTGAAGAATTCTTTACCGCAGTTTATCCTACAATTTCTGCTGGTGAAACTACAAAGATTCTTCTTTCATCTACGCCACTTGGTTACAATCACTTTTGGAAATTCTGGAACGATGCAAAGAATGATCGTAATGGTTTTGTGCCGTTGTTTATTCCGTATTGGGAGATTCCTGGTCGAGATGAGAAATGGGCAGAGACCCAAAGAAAACTTCTTGGTGAATTAAAATATAATCAAGAGGTTCTCTGTAATTTTCTTGGTTCAAGTCTCACACTCATTGCCGCAGATACAATCGCGCAGTTGTCAGCAGATCAACCAATTCACAGCAAAGACGGATTGGATGTATACGAAAGAGCAGAAAAGAATAAAACTTATGTCATTGTTGCTGATACAGCAAAAGGTGTTGAGGGTGATTATTCAGCATTTCAAATCATTGATGTTACTGAGATGCCATACAAACAAGTTGGTAAGTATAGAGACAACAAAATTAGTCCATTGCTTTATCCATCCGTTATTTACAAACTAGCAAAAGAATTCAATGATGCATATGTTCTGGTAGAAATAAATGTTTCTGAGCAAGTTGCAGACATTCTCTACAATGAGTACGAATATGAAAACATCATTTTTGTAAATAGAAATACAAACGGGCAAGTTGTTTCAGGCGGCTTCGGTGGTGGTAAAACACAACTTGGCGTAATCACGGATAAGAAGGTCAAAAGAATTGGGTGCTCTAACTTTAAGTCAATGGCTGAAGAGAAGAAACTGCTTATTCGTGATGCAGATACTATTTCAGAAATTTCAACATTCATTCAAAAAAGAAACAGTTATCAAGCCGATGAAGGCTATCATGATGATCTTGTCATGCCTTTTGTTTTATTTTCATGGCTCACGACTAACCCATATTTCAAAGACCTAACAAACATAAATATACGAAAAGAATTATATGAAAAGCGTATTCACGACATTGAACAAGAATTGACTCCATTTGGAATTATCAATGACGGACAAGATGAAGGCGCTTTTGTAGATTCAACAGGTCAAATGTGGCAAAGTGAAAATTCATTTTTTTATAAATAAAACAAGAATAATGAATGAATACCCTTTAAGTGAACGAAAAGATATAACATCTTACAATCAAGGAGAAAAAGAATGGCAATCAATTTAATCTCACCAGGAATTAAGATTACCGAACAAGATCAGGTAGCGACAATTCCCGCTTCCGGCGCATCTGTAGGTGCAGTAGTCGGTATGCACAGATGGGGTCCAGTTGAGAAAGCAACACTGGTAACAAGCGAAACAGAATTGGTCGCCCGATTCGGTGCGCCAAATGCAACCAACGCTGTTGACTTCCTAACCGGAGCAAACTATCTATCATACGCAGGCGCATTGTACGTTTCCCGTGCAAATACTACAGGTTTGCTTAACGCAACCGCAGAATCAAGCACAGGTTCAGGTAATACAGGTACAGGTCTTCTAATTAAGAACGAAGATGTATATCTTAACACATATACAGATGGTTCTGGTAACGTAGGACCATGGGTTGCTCAGTACGCTGGCGCACTTGGTAACTCTCTAAAAGTTTCTACATGCCCTTCAGCAACGGCATGGCAGTCAACTTTGACTGGTACTTTCACCGTAGCCGCAGGCGCAACAACCGTTGTCGGTACTGGCTCAACCGCGAATACTCAAATTACTGTAGGTGACATTCTAGTAATTGGCGGTCGTTCAATTCAAGTTGCGGCAGTTACAAACGCAACTCACCTAACACTTGAGTCAGCACACTTGACTGGCGCAACAGCCGCAACAGTAGTTCGCCGTTGGGAATATTTCGATTCATTCGATCTAGCACCAGGCACATCAACATATGCGGCCGCAAAAGGTGGCGCAAACGATGAAATGCACATTGCAATTGTTGACGAAGACGGATTGATCACTGGCACATCAGGCACATTGCTTGAAAAATTTGCCGCTGTCTCAAAAGGTAGCGATGCAAAAGGCGAACAAGGTGGTAACAACTTCTACAGAGATGTAGTGAACAATGGTTCTAAATATGTTTATTGGATGGACAAAGATGCCGCTGGTGTAAACTGGGACACAACTGTAGTAAACAAGACTTTCACAGCAGTTACAGCACCAAAGAACTACTCACTCGCTGGTGGCGCTGATGGTTCAACACCAACCGATGCACAAAAGATTACAGCATTTGACGTATTCAAGAACAAAGCAACAGTCAAGATTGACTTGATTGCAATGGGTGCCGCATCTGCTACAGTAATTAACACAGTTATTGCAGACATTGCTGAAAAACGTAAAGATTGCGTAGTTGTATTCTCTCCAGAACAAGCAGACGTTGTTAACAACGTAGGCAATGAAACAACAGACGTAAATGCATTTGCCGATACAATAACACGTTCAACATATGCGTTCATGGATGGTAACTTCAAGTACCAGTACGACAAGTACAACGATACATATCGTTGGGTACCTGCAAACGGCGACACCGCTGGTTGCATGGCTAGAACAGACAGCGAAAGCGCACCATGGTTCTCACCAGCAGGTTTCGCAAGAGGTAGAATCCTCAACGTAACAAAACTTGCTTGGAATCCAAACGAAGCAGAGCGCGATCTTCTTTACAAGAATGCAGTTAACCCAATCTTCTCACAGCCAGGTCGCGGTGTAGTATTGTTTGGTGACAAGACATTCACAACAAAGACTGGTTCATTCAGCCGTATCAATGTTCGTAGATTGTTTATCACAATCCAGCGTTCAATTGGAACATTTGCTGAAGACGTATTGTTCGAACAGAACGATGCCGCAACCCGTTCATTGTTCCTAAATACTGTAGAGCCATACCTAAGAAGTGTGCAAGCACAGCGCGGTATGACCGACTTCCGTGTAATCTGCGATGACACAAACAATCCAGATGACGTTGTAAATGCAAATGAATTTGTGGCAGACATTTATGTTCGCCCAATCGCATCTATCAACTTCATTCAGTTGAACTTTGTTTCTGTGCGTGGAGCGGCGGCGTTCGCAGAATTGGGTTAAACTCGGATAAATAGATAAAAGAATCTAAGGAGATAAAATGGCCGTTAATACACTATCACAAATTAAGACTGCGATTGGAGTTGGTGCGCGCCCTAATCTCTTCCGAGTTTCATTCTCAGGTGGGTTTGCTCAAGGTTTTGATTCAGCAACATATTCAATTCTTTGCAAAGCAGCCCAAATCCCTGGTTCGACTCACGGAACGATTGAGGTGCCAACCGGCGGTGGACGTAGATATAAAATTGCAGGCGACAGAACTTTTGCAGAGTGGACCACAACAGTTATCAATGATTCAAATATGAATGCACGAAGACTCATTGAAGCATATCAAACATCTTTCGTGTACGCAGATTTTGAAACATTCACATCAGTTAGTGCTGGCGGTAGAAGCACAGACAGTCAATTAACTACTGTTACAGTACAACATTTAGACCAGTCTGGCTCACCAGTTAGAACTTACACATTGAGCAACTGTTTCGTAAGCGATATTTCTGCAATCGACCTATCATATGACAGTACAGATGCAATCTCTGAGTTTACTGTCACATGGGTTTACGATTACTTTACCGTTTAACGCATAACGAAATAGGAGATTAATAAATGTCAGTTTTTTCAATTACCGCTTTCAGAAGTGCGTTAGCAGGTGGCGCAAGACCTAACCTGTTCAAGTTTACATTTGGTGCATTGCCATCGGGTGTAAGTTTGACAGGTGCAGATGTTCTTATAAAAGCAGGTGCAATTCCTGGTTACACCTTGGGTGTTATTGAAGTTCCGTTCAGAAGCCGTAGAATTAAAGTTCCAGGCGACAGAACATTTGCGGAATGGACAGTAACAGTAATCAATAATGAATCACAGTCAATTCGCAAGGGCTTTGAAGATTGGATGTCCTACATTGCAGACAACAATTTTGCAAACTCAAACTTGAGAAGAGCAGGTGCTGGTATTGATTACACCACACAGATTACTGTAGATCAGTTAAAAGATGATAACAGCGTATCTAAGTCAACCAAATTGTTCCATGCTTTCCCAACTGATGTAAGCACTATCGACTTGTCTTACGACACAACAGACGCGGTGGAAGAGTTTACAGTAACCTTCCAATACGTCTATTCTGCTTAATTGACGAAACCTTTTCGCGACTATAAATAGTTGCGTAATAGTTTTAATGGGGGCTATTACGCCCCCTTTTCTTATGGAAAGAGAATAAAATATGGCAATCAAACTGTTCGGTTTTAAAATCGGTAAGGATGAACCTGCAAGTGAACAGGTAAGATCATTCGTACCACCAAATGATGATGATAATGCAGTCAACATTGTCGGTGGCGGAGTATATGGAACTTATGTTGATCTTGAAGGTACAGTCAAGAACGACTCAGAACTAATCCGCAAGTATCGTGAAATGTCGCTTCAAGCAGAGTGCGACACAGCGATTGATGATATTGTAAACGAAGCAATCGTCTATCAACCTGATGAGTATCCAGTACAAATTGTATTGGACAAATTAGAGCAACCAGAATCAATCAAAAAGAAAATTCGCGATGAGTTTAAGCACATTCTTAAACTTCTTGATTTTGGTAATCAAGGATATGATATATTTCGTAGATGGTACGTTGATGGACGTTTATACTATCACCTAATCATTGATGAAAAACAACCTCGCGCTGGATTGAAAGAGGTTCGTTATATTGACCCTCGCAAAATTCGCAAAGTACGCGAGACACAAAAATCAAGAGCAGTAGCAGGTCAAACAGAATTATATGTTAGACCTATTGAATACTTTGTTTTTTCAGAAAAAGGATTTGCTAAAGATGCAAATCAAGGTTTAAAAATTGCACCAGACTCTATCTGCTATGTTCATTCGGGCATTTCAGATAAAGATGGTAAAGTAATTATTTCACATTTAAACAAAGCAATTCGCCCACTTAATCAGTTGCGTATGCTTGAAGATGCAACAGTTATCTATCGTATCTCTCGCGCACCCGAACGTAGAATTTTCTACATTGACGTTGGTAATTTGCCAAAGATTAAAGCGGAACAATATCTCCGTGATATTATGCAAAAGTACAAGAACAAACTTGTATACGATGCAACCACAGGAGAGATTCGTGATGACAGACGCTTTCAAACAATGCTTGAAGACTTTTGGTTGCCTCGCCGCGAAGGTGGCAGAGGTACAGAAATTACTACACTTCAAGGCGGTCAGAATTTGGGTGAGATTGAAGACGTTTTATATTTTCAAAAGAAACTCTACAAATCACTTGGCGTTCCAATTTCACGCTTAGAATCTGATAACGGATTCTCTCTCGGTCGCGCATCCGAGATTACACGCGATGAATTAAAATTCTCAAAATTTATTGCAAGACTACGCAATAGATTTACACATCTATTTGACCGTATGCTTGAAACTCAATTAGTTCTCAAGGGCATTTGTACTAAGGCAGAATGGAATCAAATTAAAGAAGAAATTTATTTCGACTTTATTACCGATGCACATTTTGCTGAACTAAAAGATGCTGAAATTCTCAAAGAACGTCTAACACTTCTTTCAGATATTGATCAACACGTTGGTAAATACTTTTCCGTTGCTTATGTTCGTACTAAAATTCTACAACAGACTGAAGACGATATTAAGCAAATGGATAAAGAAATGGCAGAAGAAGAAGCAACAATGCCAGATGAAGAACCAGCACCCCCTCCAATGCCTGTAATGCCTCCTGCACCACCACCGCAACAAGTTGTAGTGAAGGTAAAGAAAGAGGAGGCAGAGCCTCATATTATTGATGATACGGATCAAAAAGAATTAGCCAAATCAATGACTAAGTTTTTTGATACACTAGTTGAACAAGAGGCAAGAGGTGACAAAGAAAACGAATGATAGCATAATCAACGATGCACTTTCAGTCGCTACCTCAATAGCGTACACTAAGAAAGAGATTGCAAAACTAAAAGAAGAGTTGCAATCGCAAGTCGTTGAACAAGGTCCTACTGGTCCAGTAGGTCCGCGCGGTGCTATTGGCGCAAAAGGTGAACAAGGCGCACAAGGTCTTAAAGGCGACAAAGGCGATGTGGGTCCTCGCGGTCCAGTTGGTGATACAGGACCGCAAGGTCCAAAAGGCGATGTAGGCGAAGTTGGTCCGCAAGGTCCGCAAGGTCCGCAAGGCGAACAAGGTTCAATTGGACCACAAGGCGCACAGGGCGAACGTGGTTTGCAAGGAGAGCAAGGACCAAAAGGCGACAAAGGCGATAAGGGAGACAAAGGTGAATCTGGTAAAAACGGAGTGGACGGCAGAGATGGATCGCAGGGCGCAATGGGTCCCGCTGGCACAACAGGCCCTCAGGGAATTCAAGGTGAACGAGGTCCTAAAGGTGAGCCAGGAAGAGTTGGATCCCAAGGCATTCAAGGTGAACGAGGTCCTCAAGGCGAATCCGGACCACAGGGTGTTCAAGGACTGCCTGGTAAGGATGGTAGAGACGGAGACACAAAGCCAATTGAACAACAGTTCACAAAGTTCACAAAAAATCTCAACGACAACTTTGCAGAATACAGAACAAAGTTAAACGCACTCATTAGTAAATCACTAGCCAACGATGCATGGAAAGCAACTGGTTCTGGTGAAGTAAATCTACGCTATCTTGATGACGTAGATCGTAATAGTATTCAAGATGGTTATGTATTATCATACAATTCAACCACAAAAAAATTCACATTCGTAGAGCAAACCGGTGGTGCAGGTGGTAGTGCAAATCTAATTGGTTATGCAGTTAACACTACAACTGATCTAATTTGGACTACCGCAAACTCAGCATGGGCAACCGCAAATTCTGCGCTCAACCAACAAAGTGGTGATCTTGATCAATTTGCAAGAGATAGAGCAAATGGTGCATATGGTCAAGCCAATTCATCATTCAATCAAGCCAATCTTTCTTACACGGTTGCCAACAACTCTTGGGCGGCCGCAAACGCATCTTACATTCAAGCAAACTCCGCATTCAACAAGGCTAACAATGCACTTGATGTTGGACAAGCCGCTTGGAATTACGCAAACACAATTGTTGTTTCAAGTCTTTCTGGATACGCAGTTAACACAACCACAGATTTAATTTGGTCTACTTCAAATTCAGCGTGGCAAAGTGCAAATTCTGCACAATCGTTAGCGCAAGCCGCGTACAATTATGCAAACACAATTGTTTCTGATACTCAGATTGATCCGTTTGCAAGGTCTACTGCCAATGGTGCTTTTGCTAAGGCTAACAATGCTTATGATGTAGCCAATGCCGCATACAATTATGCAAACACAATTGTATCAGATACACAAATTGACCCTCTTGCGCGTAGTACAGCAAATGGTGCTTTTGCAAAGGCAAATAACGCTTACGATGTAGGCAACTCTGCGTGGGCAACTGCTAATGCCGCTTATAATGCCGCAAACAATGTTGTACTGTACAATCAAAATTTAAATACATCAAACTCAGTTTCTTTTGCAGGGCTAACTGTTACAGGTAACACTACAGTTCAGGACGTTATACCTTCAGCAAATATTACATACAATCTTGGTTCGTCAACTGCAAGATTTAGAGATTTATATTTAAGCGGAAACACAATATATCTTGGTGCAATAACTTTAACTGCCGATAAAATTACAACAACTGCCGCAGTTGCCAATGCATCTTACGCACAAGCAAATACTGCAACTACTAATGCCGCTACTGCAAACACTTTAGCAGGTTCAGCATTTGCAAAGGCTAACAATTCTTATGACGTAGCAAATGCGGCTTACAATAAAGCAAATACTGGCACTAGTCAATTAGTTAACGGTGCTAGTACAGTTAGCCTTAGTGCAAATGGTAACTTAACAGTACCAGGACCAATTATTGGATTAGGAAATTCTAAACTAGACTTTACCACTTACGGTTCTAACACAGCATATCTAACAACTACTGATGATGATGCTACTGCATTGTTTATGGGATTGACAGATTTAAACTTATACGCTCATACAACTGTTCAAATTAGGACCAATACCACAGGAGTATCGAACAACTGGACATTTGGTGCAGATGGCACATTAACATTCCCAGATAACACAGTACAAACAACAGCATTCACTGGTACTGTAATTGATTCTTTAGCAAGAAGCATTGCAAACTCTGCTTTCGATAAAGCAAATACTTCAGTAACATATAATCAAAGTCTTAATACATCAAACTCAGTTTCTTTTGCAGGAGTAACAGTAACAGGAAATACAACAGTTCAACATGTTATTCCTAGCGCAAACATCACATATGATTTAGGAACGCCAACTGCTAGATTCAGAGATTTATATTTAAGTGGAAATACTATTAATTTAGGTGGTGCTACAATTAAAACAGATGTTGGTACCGGAGCGATTGCACTAATTCCGGTACCAACTGTAGCAAATCCAAACCCAACAGGTATTGTTGTGTCGCCGACCGGAACTATAAGTACGGTATCTACCATCGGTGGCACCTTAACTGCAAATGCAGTTAGCAATTCGTCTAATAATACAGCAATTACTGTAACTGAATATGGCGGTATTTTATTAGCAGAAGATTCAGGCACTTCAATTTTAGAAAGAAGAATCTACAAAAATAGGCCGCTATCAGATTTACAAAATACTACAATTTCTACAGCGCAGTCAGCAACATTTAATGACCAAATTGGATCATTAGTTCCTGTTAGCAAACATTTTGTATGCAACAATGCAACAGAATCATTGTTTGTTTTGCCATCAGCAAATGGTGTAAGCCAAGGATTCAATTTAACATTCGATATAGTAAATAGTGGCAATTTAATTTTCGAAGTAGCATCATCAAATACAGAGGTTATTAGGTTTGGACCAAATCGTGCAACGCAAGTTAAAATCGTTAATATAAATTCTATAGACGCAGACACTATTGGTAATAAACAATTCAATTCGTCTACGGCAGGCATTTCATTCTCAAATTCAATTCTTACATTCAGCGGGCAACAAAACATATATACACTAAAATTTGTACGCATAAATTCTACTGATTATATGTTGTCAAGATAGCCAAAAATACCGAATTTTATAAATACTAACAAAGAGGAGTTATTATGAGTGAACACATTCAAGCGGCAATAGATGCCGCATTAAACGCGAAACCTACAGATTTTAAAGACAGCATTTACAATGCAATTCAGCAAAAAGTAGATGACGTAATGTTCTTGAAAAAAATGCAGGTTGCTAACCAGATTTTCAATAACCAAGAAGAATCATCAACAAACGATTCGGAATTAAGTCCAGAAGAGGAAAATATAGATGAAGACCTTTAAAAGTTTTCTTTTTAGTCTAGACGAAGTTAAGACCGTTGGTCTTAAAAATAAACTCGCTAAGACTACTTACATGGCACAAATGAAGGACCCTGGAGACCTTGAGGATGTAGGTCCTGAAGAGGTTGGTCCAGCGAGCGTTAAATCTGGTAGCGGTAAAAGACCTGCGGACAGACTTGACAACAAGCAAGCATTTGGCGAAGAAGCATACGCAACTATCAAAGCAAAAGTAAAAGAAGAAAAAGATCAAGACGCTTTGATTGCATTGTACGATTCACTTACAGAAGAAAATCAAAAAATCTTTTTAGAAAATTTTCAAAAAGATTCAGATAAAATTCTTCAGTTTGCTCTCTCATTAGTCGAGGAGTAATTAAATGGCTGATACAGTAACCTCACAAAAATTAAAAGACCATGCAACAGCATGGGCGTACAAGTTTACAAATGAATCTGATGGTACAGGTGAGACTAATGTTCTCAAGGTTGATGTATCAGGTTTAACTGCCGCGGCAAATAGCGCACTTACTAATCAGAGAGTAAACATTAATAAAATTACTTGGTCGATTGCAGGCGCAAATACCAAAGTAAAACTCATGTGGTCTGGCGATGCACCAAACACAATTGTCTATCTATCAGGCACAGGTACAATGGACCTTGCAACAAACTTAAATGCACCAATTACAAATAATATTGCAAACACAATCGGCGATATTTACTTGTCAACATTTGGACATGTTGCAGGTGCTGGTTATACAGTCATTGTCGAAGGCAAGAAAACCGCAGGCTTCACAAGCCGCGAGACAACAGACGATGGAGAGTCCCCATGAGATTAATTTCAGAAATTAACGAAGAAGTTAAATTCATTACCGAGGCTACAGAAGCCGGTAAGAAAGAACTTTTTATTGAAGGTATCTTCATGATGGCTGAAGAGCCAAATCGTAACAAACGAATCTATCCAATGGAAATTTTGAAGCGCGAAGCAAATCGTTACATTAACGAGTATGTTAATAAAAGTCGTGCATATGGTGAACTAGGACATCCAGAAGGTCCTACAATCAATTTAGAACGTGTCTCACACATGATTAAAGAGTTGCGCCAAGATGGTAATAATTTTATCGGCAAAGCAAAGATCATGGACACACCATATGGTAACATCGTAAAAAATCTAGTTGGTGAAGGTGCATCACTTGGTGTATCTACAAGAGGACTTGGTTCTCTCACACAAACTAAAGAGGGTTACAATGTTGTGCAAGACGATTTTTATCTTGCAACAGCCGCAGATATTGTAGCGGACCCATCAGCACCGAACGCATTTGTACATGGTATCATGGAAAACAAAGAATGGGTATTTGTAAACGGTCGCTGGACAGAACAACATATTGAAGAATCAAAAACAGCAATTAAGAAGGCTAGTTCGAAAGATTTAGATAAAATCAAAATCAAAATTTTCGAAAACTTCATTAATAAACTGTAAAAATATTATAAATAGATACTAGAAACCTCAAATACTCAAAAGGAGAGAGCATCATGACAGAACAAGTAAAAGACAAGGTCGAAGACCTTGAAAAGAAAAACTTAGAAGAAGGTGAGATGCCTGCCGCTCTGAAAGCCTATATCGATAAAAAAGGTAAAAAAGGCGAAAAAGAGAAAGAAGATGACGCAGAGGACGATGATGGCGAAGACAACAAGGAAGTAAAAGAAAAAAAAGCAAAAATGAAAGAAGACATTGACGCTATTTTTTCTGGTGAAGAACTTTCTGAAGAATTCAAAACCAACGCCAAAGCAATCTTTGAAGCAGCCGTAGCATCCCGCATTTCAGAAATTGAAACAGACCTTCAGGAACAATTTGATACCAAACTTAACGAACAGGTAGGCGAAATTGTTTCAGGTATCGTTGACAAAGTTGACGAATATTTGGAATATGTTGTTGCTGAGTGGACAGAAGAACACAAAGTTGGTATTGAGAAAAATCTAAAAGCAGAAGTTACCGAAGACTTTATGGTAGGTCTAAAGAATCTATTCGTTGAAAACTACATTGACATTCCAGAAGACAAAGTAGACTTAGTAGACGAAATGACAAAGAAACTGCAAGACGCAGAAACCGATTTAGATAAAAAAATCACAGAAAATGCTGATTTAGTTGCAGAATTGAATTCTTATAAGAAAGACCAGGCTATTCACACAGTAACAGAAGGATTGTCTGAAATTCAAATTGCAAAATTAAAATCACTTGCAGAAAATATTGAATTCATTTCTGAACAAGATTACAAAAACAAACTTACTCTTACAAAGAAAAAGTACTTTGAATCTAAAGAAACTGAAAAAACCGCTGTTTCTGAGTCAAAGAAAGATTTAGATTCTGCTGATTCTGAATTGGAAGAATCGTTTACCCCTATCATGGAACACTATGTGAAGAATATTTCCAAGATAGTGAAAAGATAAGAAATTATAAATAACATCAGAGTTTATCAAATACTCAAAGGAGAAAAATATGTCAGACGCATTACTTAAAAAATGGGCACCCGTTCTTGATCACTCAGAACTTCCAGCGATCAAGGATTCCCACAGACGCGCAGTTGTAGCACAACTTCTTGAGAACCAAGAATTAGATGGTCGCTCGAATTCCTCAGCAGGCTATCGTAATCCTACTAGCCTTCTTAACGAAGATGCACCAACTAACGCAATGGGCGCTTCATCTTCAACCGCAGGCGATGGTAACATCGACCTTTACGATCCAGTACTTATCAGCCTAGTACGCCGTGCGGCACCTAATCTTATCGCTTACGATATTTGCGGTGTTCAGCCAATGACAGGACCAACTGGTCTTATTTTTGCTATGCGCTCACGTTACTCAGGTCAGAACGGTACTGAAGCGTTGTTCAACGAAGCAAACACTGGCTTCTCTGGCACCGTAGGCGATCAAACCGGCGCAACAGCCGCACTTGCAAACGCAACCAACTACACAGTTCAGACTGGTATGACTACAGCGATCGCTGAAGGTCTTGGCGGTGGCGGTTCAAACGCGGATTTCAACGAGATGGCATTCAGCATCGAAAAGATTTCCGTTGTTGCTAAGAGCCGTGCGCTAAAAGCAGAATACACAATGGAACTTGCACAAGACTTGAAAGCAGTTCATGGTCTTGATGCAGAGCAAGAACTTGCTAACATTCTTTCAACAGAAATTCTTGCAGAAATTAACCGCGAAGTAGTTCGTCAAGTTAACATCTCTGCAACAGTAGGCGCACAAGAAAACGTGGCAACTGCTGGTACTTTCGACCTTGACGTTGACGCTAACGGTCGTTGGTCAGTTGAAAAATTCAAAGGCTTGATGTTCCAATTGGAGCGTGAGTCTAACGCAATTGCTAAGGCAACTCGCCGTGGTAAAGGCAATGTGATGATCTGTTCTTCAGACGTTGCATCAGCACTTCAAATGGCTGGCGTTCTAGATTACACACCAGCACTTGCATCTAACAACCTACAAGTTGATGACACAGGCAACACATTCGCAGGTGTTCTAAACGGTCGTATCAAGGTTTACATTGACCCATACTTCGCATCTTCATCTGGCGTACACTACGCAACTATCGGCTACAAGGGCACTTCAGCATTTGACGCTGGCTTGTTCTACTGCCCATACGTTCCTCTACAGATGGTTCGTGCAGTTGGTCAAGATTCATTCCAGCCACGTATCGGATTTAAGACCCGTTACGGCATGGTAGCGAACCCATTCGCAACTTCTGCGGCTGACGGTGTAATCAACTTTACAAACAAGAACATCTACTATCGTAGATTCGCGATCACAAACTTGATGTAATCATTAAGCCGGCACAGATCGGATTTGAGAGGGACCTTCGGGTCCCTCTTTTTTTGTCTTATAAATATATGATGACAATAAGGCACAAATATGGCAACGTATAATCAAACACCTACCAACAAAAGTTTTCTTTCGAATAACAAGTATGAATTTGTTATTCAAAGACTGCCTCACGTTACATTTTTTATACAGTCTGTTGTAATACCGGACGTATCACTTGTTGGAACACAGGTTCCATCTCCATATGTTTCTGTACCAATTCCAGGTAACATTCTAACCTATGGTGAATTGCAAGTCACTTACATCATGGATGAAGACATGCAATCATGGCGTGAAATATATGACTGGATGTACAATCTAGGTAATCCAGAATCAAAAAATAAAATAGGTGATCTTACGCAAACTCCAGGTAGACGCAATAGCGTTACCTCTGATGCATCATTGTTAGTTAAATCAAACTCAAACAACCCTCGCGTAAAATTTACCTTTAAAGATATGTTTCCTACCACTCTTGGTGGAGTTACATTGTCTAGCGCAGAAGGGCAAGAATTTATTACATCAACTATTTCTTTTATATACAGTCATTACACAGTAGATTCGATTTGACATTTATATCAGTTTGTGTTATTATGATATGTAATTGGATCCATATGGAGGAGTGTGATGACGTTAGATCAATTGATGGAAGAATGGAAGAAAGATGCGCCAGTAGATTCTACTGAGTTAGCCATTGCTTCACTTAAAATACCAGAACTGCATAGTAAGTACCTCAAAATTTATTTTGAAGAAAGACGCAAACTCAAAGGTTTAGAGTTTCAGTCTAAGGAATTGTTTTTGAAGAAATATGAATATTATAACGGACGTATATCTGAAGAAGAGTTAGAACAACTTGGTTGGGAACCTTTTATGAAACGTCTAATGAAAAATGAAATTGACATGTATATTGATTCTGACAAGGAAATTATTGAGAAGAATATGAGAATCGTCATGCAAAAGGAAAAACTAGATTTCCTTGAAGAGGTGATCAAGAATCTCAATCAAAGAAACTTTCAAATTAAGAATGCAATTGAATGGAGAAAGTTTACTCAAGGTGTCGCATAACTCTATCACTATATCTAAGGTAAATGAAGTATATGCTAAGATACATTGCGAACGTGGAGAAGCAATGGAACTTAGCGAGTACTTCACCTTTTACGTTCCCGGTTATAAATTTATGCCTGCATTCAGGAATAAAATCTGGGACGGAAAGATTCGCCTATTCAATACACAAAACCATACCATCTATTATGGCTTAATGCCGTACATAGAAAAGTTTTGTCATGAACGCGAGTACCTTATAGAATATGATGCATCAGTTGATCTTGCAGATGAATTTTCGGAGAATGAAGCAGATGAGTTTATTGCTAAACTCAAACTGCCGCATGAAGTAAGAGACTATCAAAAGAAAGCATTTATCTACGCTATAAGAAATAGAAGAGGGCTTCTAGTTTCACCAACTGCGTCAGGTAAATCTCTTATCATCTATCTCATTACAAGATACCTCAAAGGTAAGACACTTATCATTGTGCCTACCATTTCTCTTGTATCGCAAATGTTCAAAGACTTTAAAGACTATGGACTTGATAGCGAAACATACATGCACAAGATTACTGCTGGCGCAGATAAAGAATCAAACAAACCAATCATTGTATCAACGTGGCAGTCAATCTACAAGATGCCAAAAGAATGGTTTGCACAATTTGATTTAGTCATTGGTGACGAAGCGCACTTATTCAAAGCACAATCACTTACAAAGATCATGACAAATCTAACAGAGTGTGGCTATCGCTTTGGACTGACTGGTACGCTTGATGGAACACAAACTCATCGATTGGTGCTTGAAGGTTTATTCGGTAGAGTGAAGAATGTAACCACAACTAAAGAACTGATTGATACCAAAAGACTTGCAGATTTTAAAATCAAAGCATTGGTACTCAAGCATGATGAAGTTTCATGTGAAGCAATTAAGAAAGCAAAGTACCAAGAAGAGATTGACTACTTGGTATCATCAGAAATACGGAACAAATTTATTACAAACTTGACTATTTCCCTCAAAGGGAATACACTAGTATTGTTTCAGTTTGTACACAAGCATGGTGATGTACTTCACCCTATGATTCTCAATAAGGCTAAAGATAGAAAAGTCTTCTACGTTCACGGTAATGTGGATGTAGATGAACGTGAACTTGTACGAGAAATTACTGAGAAGGAATCTGACGCTATCATCATTGCGTCATATGGGACGTTCTCAACAGGTATAAATATAAGAAACTTACACAACATTGTTTTTGCGTCCCCTAGCAAAAGCAAGATTCGCACACTACAATCGATAGGGCGTGTACTCAGACTTGGTGAAAACAAAGAGACTGCAACGCTATTTGATATAGCGGACGATTTAACTTACAAAAGTAAAAAGAACTTCACCCTTGATCATTTCGTAGAAAGAATGAAAATATACAATGAAGAAAAGTTTGAATATAAAATTTATTCAATCAACCTAAAAGGCTGACCATGCAAGAAGAAAAGGGTGTTTCACCCAATACAACAATTTGCAAAGTGTTGAAACTGTCAAACGGAGAGACAATCATTGGTAATATCACCAAGGAGACTGTTTCTTATATTGATGTGAATAGACCTTTGAAGATTCTTATTATGGTTCGTCAAGACATGTCTGCTATCAATATGTCTGTTATGAGGTGGGACCCTACTTTTGATTATGCTCTTCCAATAAGAGTATACAAGAATTCAATTGTAGCATGTGCAGAACCAAATGAATTAATGGTAAGGAATTATAATGAAGTATTAGAACAGGCTGATAAGCCCGAAGAAGATCAAAGCGATGAGACTACAGAGGTTGGTGATATGATGCAAGAGATACTTAAAAGGATTAAACCTAGTACTATGCATTGAAAGGCAACACCCTGATTGTACACACATGTCAAGTAAATGTCAATAAAATGAGAGGTGAATATGGGAACAAATCATTATGTAAACAACGAGCAATTTCTCCAAGAGATGGTTGCTTATAAAAATTTAGTTAAGGCTGCCGTTAGCAATACTACAGAACGACCAAGAGTGCCAGAATACATCGGCTCTTGTTTGTTTAAGATCGCCACGCACTTAGCACGAAAACCAAACTTTGCGAATTATACCTTTAAAGAAGATATGGTTTCCGATGGTGTAGAAAACTGTTTGCTCTACATCGATAACTTTGATCCTGAAAAGTCAAAAAATCCATTCGCGTACTTCACGCAAATTATTTATTTTGCTTTCTTGCGAAGAATCCAAAAAGAAAAAAAACACATGTACATCAAGTACAAGAGCATGGATAACGTAATTATAAATGCTCTAATTGAAAACAATGGCGAAGATGTTGTTGGATCACACATGCAAGGCATGATGCATGAATCTTACAGCGAACATTTCATTAGTGATTTTATTCAAACCTTTGAAGATACCAAACGTAAGAAAACAGACGCCAGAAAGAAGAAAAAGGAGGTGGAAAATGCAGACGCCGATTCCAGTACAACTTGAACAATGGATTAAGACGGTACAAAACAAAAGATCGCCATACGATTTGCGCGAATCATCTATCTTGCATTTAAAGAACATTCGTGATATAATTGATCAGGTAATCCGTGAAAATGGAAGAAGTAACACTACTTGGAAGAATAACATTAAGAGATGAAAATTGCCCTACTTGGAGATACACATTTTGGCGTAAGAAACGATGCACGACACTTCCACGAATACTACGAGAAGTTTTATAGCGAAGTTTTCTTTCCATACTTAGAAGAGCATGGTATTGATACCATTATTCAACTTGGTGATTTGTTTGATCGTAGAAAATATATCAATTTCCTTTCTCTTGCAGAAAGCAGACGATATTTTTTCGATGAGTGTAAGAACAGAAACATTCGCCTTCATGCGTTGATTGGTAATCATGATATTTTCTGGCGCAACAGTTTGGAGATTAATTCTCCAGATTTGCTTTTGCGCGACTATGACAACATTACATTATGGGCTAAGCACGGCACACTTGAACTAGATGGTGCTGTGTTTGATATGATTCCTTGGATGTGTAACGAGAACGAAAACGAGATTCGTGAATTTGTTTCAAAGAGTACATCGCCGTATTGTGTTGGTCACTTTGAACTTGTTGGTTACTATATGCAACGTGGTCAAGTCAGTCATGAAGGCTATGAAGATGTATTTCTGAAAAACTATGATCAAGTTTATAGTGGACACTATCATTCGCGTTCGGCATCAGTAGATGGTAAGATTGCATATCTCGGCACACCATACGAATTGTTTTGGTCAGACTATAAAGATCAAAAAGGCTTTGGTGTGTTTGATACACAAAGTAACGTGTTTAAGTTTGTGACAAATCCAAATCGTATGTTCTACAAGTTAACTTATGACGATACAAAAGAATTGGACGAAGACTTTTCTAATCTAAAAAACAAATACATAAAGATAGTAGTCGTACAAAAAACAAACCCTCAAAAGTTTGATACCTTTATGGATGATATTTACAAGATGAATCCTATTGATGTTACTATTGTTGAAGATGTAAATGAGATGGTGAACAATGAAGAAGATGTAGTTGACCAAGCACAAGACACTTTGACGATTTTATCTAACTATATTGATCAGCAAACAATTCAAGTTGAACCGCAAAAACTAAAAACAGTCATGCGTGAACTTTATCTTGAAGCATTGTCATCGGAAACTATTGAATGATTTTATTTCGTAAACTTCGTTGGAAAAACTTACTTAGCACAGGCAATCTTTTTACCGAACTGAATCTAAACAATGAATCAACAACATTGATTGTTGGTACAAACGGATCAGGTAAATCAACGATGCTTGATGCGCTATGCTTTTGCCTTTTCGGTAAGCCTTTTCGCAACATTAACAAATTACAACTTGTTAATTCAATTAACACAAAAGATACTGTAGTTGAAGTAGAGTTTGATATTGGTAGCAAGTCATACAAAGTGGTGCGTGGCATCAAGCCCAACCTGTTTGAAATTTATTGTAATGGTAATCTGCTATCGCAAGATGCCGCAATCAAAGACTATCAAGAGTACCTTGAGAAGTTTATTCTCAAATTAAACTACAAATCATTTACACAGATTGTGATTCTTGGTAGTGCATCATTCACTCCGTTCATGCAATTGTCTGCATCAGATCGTAGATCAATCATTGAAGACTTGCTTGACATTCAAATCTTCTCGCGCATGAATGGCATTGTAAAAGACAAAGTGCAAATTGCTAAAGAGAATATCTCAGAAAAGAAACATGAGATTGGCTTGCTTGAACAAAAGTACAATCTTAAAAAAGAATATGTTGATGAATTAAAACGAAACAACGAAGATAGGATTGCAGAATATGTTGAAGAGATACAGAGTAATCAGAGTGCTATACAAACCCTTCATGAAGAAATATTTACCTTCACCGAGCAGGTTGAAGCCCTCAATGCCATTGTGGAAAATAAAATTGAAATTGAAAGTAAGGTCAAGAAACTTACAAAACTTGAATCGCAAATTGAAAGCAATGTATCCAAATTTCGAAAGGATATACATTTCTTCGGGCACAATGACGATTGTCCAACCTGTAGGCAAGCCATTGCCGTGGAGTTTAAAGAAGCGCAACTTAGCGGTCTTACCACCAAAGCCGAAGAATGCAACACCGCTCTTGAACAACTCTTGACAAAACTTACTTCGGAACAAAACAAGTTAGACAAAATTACAGAGACACAGAAAAAAATCAATACACTTCAAGTAAAGGTTGCATCTGACAACTCATCCATTACTGAGATGAACAAACAGATTACCAAGTTGAACAAACAGATTGAAGACATTCGTAATGCATCAACTGTATCTGATAAAGATGTGCAAGAATTAAACGCTATAAAAGAGCAGTTAAGTGAGATAAAGATTAATATAAACACCTTTATCGATGAGTTGAACTATTACAGTACTGCCGCGTTGATGCTAAAAGATACTGGTATTAAAACAAAAATTGTTAAGCAATATCTACCAGTTATCAATAAACTTGTCAACAAATATTTGACTACATTGGATTTCTTTGTGAACTTCAATTTGGATGAATCGTTCAAAGAAACTATTAAGTCTCGCCACCGCGATGACTTTAGTTATGCATCATTCTCTGAGGGTGAGAAACAACGTATTGATATGGCATTGATGTTGACATGGCGTGCGGTTGCTAAATTGAAAAACTCTACCAATACAAACATTCTGATATTGGATGAAATTTTTGATTCGTCACTTGACACAAATGGTACAGAAGATTTGATGAAAATTCTTTCTATGCTTGAGAACACAAATCTCTTTGTGATTAGTCATAAAGGTGATATACTACAAGACAAGTTTAGAAATGTGATTCGATTTGAGAAGGTAAATAATTTTTCGAGGATTATAAAATGAAAACACTTAGTGAATATTATGGAACAGATATAGACAGAGAAGCGCATATCTACTTAGATGAGAATTTCTATAAAGTTAGAATGCGAAATGAATTAGGATCTTGGTTTGTTGCATTCTTCAAAACGCAAGATGAAGCACAAAATTATGCAGAAAATTATGTATTAGGAGAAACACATGAACCTTGAATTTGTTCCAGAAAGTTCTTCGATGCTATTACAGCCATCGAAAGAGTTTGACTTTGCTAACCCACCTTTTGATCCAAAAGAGTTTGCAGAGAGCCTATATAATACAATGGCTCGACATGACGGACTTGGATTGTCTGCTGTGCAAGTTGGACATCCATATCGCGTCTTTGCGATGCGTAATGATAAAGACCCAATCGTATTGTTCAATCCACGCATTGTGTTTCAGTCTGAAAACATTCTATCAATGAAAGAAGGATGCTTGAGTTTTCCATTATTGTTTTTGAGTGTGAAGCGACCCGATTCAATTCGCATACGCTATCAGACATGGGAAAACACTACAGACACTTCTACTTTTATCGGTATGACTGCGCGAGTAGCATTACATGAATATGATCACCTTGAGGGCAAATTGTTTACACAAGTTGCTTCATCTTTTGAAGTAGAACGATCAAAACGCAAACGAATGATTCTTCAGCGAAAAGTAAAGAGCGCCAAGAAGGGATAAACAATGAAATATTGGACTATTATTTTTCCCGGAGAATTAGGTCAGCATGTACAAGAAACATGGTCAGAAGATCAAATTCTCAAATCATATTTTCCTCATTGGTGTAAGATGATGGTAGAAGCAGGCAAAGGAGATTTTGTCAACGAACAAGATTGCCTAAATGATTGGACTGTAGTGCATTGGGCAGAAGAAACAACTCAATTTGGAGAGAAGTTGAAATGAAAGATTGGCAACATGGATTTGACATAGACTATCTCAAGGGTCTAGAAAAAAAGTACGAAGAGTACAATCGCTATACACTCTCGCCTTTTGCAAAGTATAAGAAAAATAACATTGCAGAGTCTTTGTTTAAAGGTACGCTAACAATTCTTGATGATGCAATGCTTGAAGTATTTGAATCAAAGTCTGCATCTAACATTACCATGCACGGTGATACTGTTATCGCAAAGAAACAAAAAGGCGACATGACAGTAAGCAAGTTATCAGGAAATTTGAGTACACTTAAAAAATGTCTTGAGCCTATAACAAATGTTTTTGGACTACCTTTAAAAGATGTTTGGCTCATTGTGTGGGCTGAGAATAAAGATCATTGCAAGTTAGCAGAAGAATCTGGTTTCTGTTACGTTGGTCCAAAGATTACAACATACGGCGAAGTGTATGCCATCTACTATCGTGGTAAGCAGAGAGATTTTCCTAAAGTTGATCGCGCTGAATATTTGTCAATCAAAAAAGTTGAGAATATCGATGCTAAATTGATTGAAGCAATTTACAATAAACTTACTGAGTTGCCTAGTTTTACGAATCACTATAGCAACTACAACAAAGGTAAGTCATGGGGTGCATTATCATTGCGTGGCTATACATTAGACCCATCGTTCATTACAAAACCAATTGAAATGAATGATACTTGGATAGAAGAAAACAAAGGCCAAGTATTTTGCCTACAAGATACACCTTTGTTTGATTTGTTTCCTGAAGTGCGTGAATTGATTCGCCCGTATGGTGAGACTGTTCACCGAGTGCGATTCATGAGATTGAAACCTAATGGGGGTGAACTTTCAAGACACACCGATCAAGTTGATCCAGATTCTGGTGGGTCATTAGGTAAGTTAGCAAGGTTGCATTTCCCAATCAAAACAAATTCAGATATGTTATATACTGTATGGAACACAAAAGGTGAACCAGAAAACATACATATGAAAACGGGCGAGTGTTGGTTTCTTGATACACGCAAGCCTCACATGGCTGTCAATGGTGGAGATGAAGAACGTATCCATCTTGTCGTAGATATTATTACCGAGAAAAAATTACATGATAAACTTGTCAACTGATGAATTACTTGATACAATAAAGGGATGGGAAGACCCAAACCCACCGCCTATCATTGAAGAATACAATGGCTTTCATGTTGTGCGCGATGATAAGTTAGGCTATGGTAGCAAAGCAAGATTCATTGATTATCTTATTGCAACTGAAGGTGACGAATGGGTTTTCGGTGGTGCAAACAAAGTGGGATGGGGACCAATTTCTCTAACACACGTTTGTAATAAATATGGAAAGAAAGCAACCTTCTTCATGGCTAAGCGCAAAGAGCCAACATGGCATCAACAGCAAGTCTTAGACATGGGCGGCACAATTCATTGGGTAGCAAATGGCATGTTAAATGTAACGAAAGCGAAAGCAAGAAACTACTACGAAGAAGATACAAAGAGTCGTAGAGTCTTGCCACTTGGTCTTGAACATCCAACTGTGCTTGCATCAATCGTCAAAGTAGCACGAAACTTAAAAATCAAACCGACTGAAATTTGGACTGTAGCATCAAGCGGCACTCTCAACCGCGGGTTACAATTAGCATTTCCTACTGTTCCTGCTTATGCAGTAGAAGTAGGACACAAGATGAGTGATTATGAAAAAGGTCGTGCTATCACAATGCGTTCATCATATGCTTACGATCAGAAAGTAGAACCTGATCGAATGCCCCCATATCCTTCAGAACCATACTATGACGCGAAGTTATGGGATTTTGTAATTGCTAATGGAAAGAAAGGAGCATTAATCTGGAATGTAGCCTAGTTTTCAATTAAGGAGAAATTAATGAGTAACGACAAAGACAAAGAGAAACATGGCAAGCGTATCATGAGAGATGAAAACGCTATTCGTAAACAGGTTAAAATTGCAAAAGTGTTTGGGTTACCAGTAACCGAAGCGCATCGATTTGCAAAACATCACGCCACAAATTGTGGTATCCCAGGTTGTGTGATGTGTGCAAATCCAAGAAAAACATTTAAAGAAAAAACAATTCAAGAAAAGAAATTTGAACAGAGAGAATTATATGACTAAACTTAATGGATTGGTGCCAAAAGGTTGGGGTTCAGAGTTTATTTTTGCCACCAACGATAAGTATTGTGGTAAATTTTTAAACTTTGAAACAGGCGCTAAATTTTCAATGCATTTCCATGCAGTCAAAGATGAAACATGGTATGTACAAAGTGGCAAATTTATTGTTCAGTACATTGATACTACTAACGCAGAAGTAAAAGACAAATATCTTGAGGTTGGTGATACATGGCATAACCCGCCATTGTTGCCTCATCGCTTGATTTGTGTTGAAGAAGGTAGTATAATTGAAGTAAGTACACCTGATTCGGTGGAAGATAACTATAGGGTGATGGCAGGTGATAGTCAAAAAGAGAATATTCGTTAATGGTTCATTTGATGTTCTGCATCTTGGTCATCTACGGCTTCTAAATTTTGCAAGAAGCCTAGGTGATCATCTTTGCGTTGCAATAGATACAGACAGACGAATTAAAGAACTGAAGGGCGAGAGTCGCCCTATAAATAATTTGTACGAACGAAAAACATTCTTAGCAAACTTAAAGTGTGTTGATGAAGTTTTAGTTTTTGATAGTGATATGGATTTAATTCACATCATGGAAGCATACAAGCCAGACATTATTGTTAAGGGTAGTGATCACAGAGAGACAAGTCAACTCTCTAAAAAATATTGTAAAGAGGTTATATTTTATGAACGATTTGGTGAATACTCTTCAACAAGAAAAATACAAGATATTGCTAGTCGGTGATGCTTGCATTGATCGATACATCTACGGCACAGTAGAAAGAATCTCGCCTGAGGCGCCCGTTCCTGTTCTAAAGATGAATGGGAAAGAAGAGTTTCGGCCAGGTATGGCAAGCAATGTGTACGAGAATCTAAAAGCATTGTATTGTGACGTACAACAATTAAGTGGCATACCCTCTAAGAAAACAAGATTCGTTGATGTGAAGAGTGGCTATCAATTGCTACGGGTCGATGAAGATCATAAGAATGCACCAATCAGTTTTGCTACACTCATACCCAACTATGATGCGGTTGTAATTTCAGACTACAACAAAGGTAGCGTTACATATGAAACTGTGCGAGAAATTCAATCGATGTTTAGAGGACCAATCTTTATTGATACAAAGAAGCCAAGCATGATTGAGTTTGATGGTTGCTATGTAAAGATCAATGAATTAGAATGTAGTCTAGCGCAGACATTACCTAGTTCTAATTACTTGATTGTTACGAAAGGTGCAGAAGGCACTCAGTACAATGGTAAGACATACCCAACAAAAAAAGTAGAAGTGCATGATGTAACTGGCGCAGGTGATGTTCATCTAGCCGCTCTTGCCGTGTTCTATTTGTTGACTGGTTCAATTGAAAATGCATTGCCTTACGCAAACAAACTAGCATCTATCTCTGTACAGCATCAAGGTTGTTATACAATCACAAACGAAGACTTGGTTACACTATGATTAAAGAAAAGTACCTTGATACTTACATGAAGACTGCGAAATTATTCGCAGAGCATAGTAGTGCAGTTAGAAAAAAAGTTGGTGCTGTTGTTGTTAAGAATGACAGAATCATCTCTATCGGTTACAATGGTATGCCAAGTGGATGGGATAATGATTGTGAAAATTATTTTGGATTAGATTTAAGCGGTAATCCAACATTAGTAACAAAACCCGAAGTTCTACATGCAGAGTCTAATGCGATTGCCAAACTAGCAAAGTCTACTGAGAGTGGCGATGGTGCGAGTATGTTTATCACTTGCAGTCCATGCATAGATTGTGCTAAAATGATATATCAATCTGGCATTAAAGAAGTTTTTTATGGCGAAGAATATCGTAACAATGACGGCATTGATTTCCTAAATAAATGTGGGCTATCAGTAAGAAAATTATGAAATACAAGTACGAAAAATTTGAAGACTATTTTGATGAGGTAGAAAATTATGCCACTAGAGGCGAAAGATTTTATGATGAGTTTTCCGATCCAATGAAAGTGGATCGTGCCATTCAATGGCTTGAAGCCGCGTTCAAGTGTGGGCGTGAAATGCAAAGTGAGAAAGAAATTAATGACTAAACATTTTTATGAACGAAACGATTGGTTGCTGAATCATGAGACAAACAAGTCGTTCGAAGAAATACAAAGGATGACTGATGATGAATTCAGACAATGGTTTATTGACCTCCGTAAAGCGGTTGTCTATGCATGGGATACTCTTAATCAGCCTCCGCGGGTTGGTTGGGATGAGAACGAGATTCGAAAACAGTTTAGGGAAATGTACGGATTTCCTGTTCACGGATTTGAACAAACAGACGAACTTACCGGAGAAAAAGACGTAATTCGAAACACTAGCGTAGTTGGCAATGCCGCGAATCAATGGTTTCCTACCATGATGAAGACACGCATTAACTATACTAAGAACGATGATGGTTTGTCTATCTACGATCACTTTGTTCGCGATGATCTACTTGAGAAGACTTTAAAGTATGCGCGAAGACATTACAAGCGCGATTCATTCTATCACTACTCAAACACTATCAGAGTAGGCGAAGTAGTTGAGATTGGTAGTCACCAAAAGAAATTTAAAACTGGTGATGAATTTGTTCAGTATTTTGAACAAACTAACTTGCGCGAGTATGGCTATGATTATTGGATAGAATCGCGTGATGATGAAGAAGAGTACACCGGTTATAATGAAGACTTGAAGAACGCCAAGTATCTAGAGATTGCAGACTTGTCTTTGTGTGCAGAGCATACTACAAAAAACATTCAATCGAAACAATCAAAGTATCGCATTCGTATGTACAAGATGGGTCAGAAGATTTTTCCTCTTGGCTTCAAAGCATTCCGAGTATCGTGGTGTCAATACGCAGTTAACTTTCCTCCACTCACAGCAAAGTACCTTTATGAAAAATTTACTAAACACATTAAAGACCAAGACAGAATTGTGGTTTACGATCCCTCTAGTGGTTGGGGTGGCCGTATTCTCGGCGCTATGTCTACTCGCCTTAGCACCCCTTTGCATTATGTTGGTACTGATCCTAATACTGACCATAGCATTGCCGGTGATTCTACTAAGTATGCCGATTTGGCTAATTTTTATAATGCCTCCAAAAACTCAGGAGTATTGTTCCAAAGCGCCAATACTTTCGACATATATCAATTGGGTTCAGAAGTTATCGGATCCGATGAGCGATTTTATGCCTACAAAGATAAGTTAGATATGGTCTTTACTTCACCGCCATACTTTGCAAAAGAGGCGTATAGTGAAGACCCAACACAATCGTACAAAAAATTTACTGGTTATGATTCTTGGCGCGAAGGTTTTCTACGCCCAACATTGAAGACTGCTGTTGAGTGGTTACGCAATGATCGTTATCTGTTATGGAATATTGCAGATGCAAAGTTTGGCGCTGACATGCTACCACTTGAAAAAGATAGCCGAGACATTCTTGAAGAGTTAGGTATGGAGTACAGAGGCGTTTTGAAAATGTCACTTGCACAAATGCCAGGCGGCAATCGCATTGATTCTGATACTGGACTACCCAAAGCAAAAAACTTCTGCAAGGTCAACGGCATGTGGCTCAAGTATGAGCCGATTTTTGTGTTTTATAAGCCGTAAACCAAAGTGTACACTACTGTATGCATGTACAGTAGTTTTTACCCCCAATCCGTTGTTTTTATGCAACAAACGGATATCGCTTGACCTGTTCTCCCATTGTGCTATACTAGAGTCTGTAGTGAGTGATATGGAGAATCTAATGACTGATAAAGAGCAATTGATGTACGGAATGTCTACTGAAGACATTCGCGAAGAGTACATGGAATCCTTGACGGCTCGCCTGTCTGGACTTGAAATGGTTGTTGCTGGCATTCTTTCTGACTGCCAAGAACTTGGTGCTATGGGTCGCACCGAAGCCGTTCGCAAGCAATTGAATATTGCGAAATTTGTTTTGTTTGAAATGATGGATGCCAAGCGTAAGGAGATTGCATAATGATCAAGTTTACTCGCACCACTGGTTATACACCAGAAGGTACCGCCATTAAGGTCACCGACACCCTCGGTGTTGGCACCACTCTTTACACCTATGCACAATCCGAACGGATAATGTCCGACATTTGGGAATGGGTCACCAGTGTTTACTATTGGGATCCAGCAACAGGTTCTATCAAGTCCATGTGGCTTGGCGAAGAAACCACATACACTATTGATTGTGACTTTGCTACAATTGCCGATGATGTTCGCAAGTCAATCTTTGACCGCAATTTTAAATACCAGTTGGGTATTGCAAGTGCCGAGGCTGAAGTTCCTACCAAAGGTCGCATGGTTCGAGTTGTGCGCGGTAGAACCGGCAAAGGTTCCGAAGGCAAGGTTGTTGTTTCGATTGAACGTCCCTACGGCATGGGCTATCATACCAGTTATGAAAACAAACTTGGCATTGCCCTTGATGATGAAATGACAACCTATGTTGCCAAGAACGGAAAAACTTATCCTACCCATAAAAACATGATTTGGGTTTGGGCGCGTAATTGCGAAGTGATTGAACCTCAAGTTGATATTGAGGATGTTACTTATCGCGCAAATAGCGTGACGGATCGTGAAGTTGCAGGTTTACAACAAAAATGCAAATTCAAAGATGCTGAATTACTTGCCGCTTGACACAAAGTTAAAACCATGATAGAATACATACATACTGAAAAAGGCACCGTATGTTGACAACACAAAATACCAAGACCAATCTAGCCAGGCTTCTGGCAACAGAAAACATTAACGTAGAGTATCGTAAGACTGATACCGCGTCCTTCAATGTAGAGTCTCGCACCCTTACTCTTCCTGTCTGGAACGATATGACGCCAGAGATGGAAGACTTATTAATCGGGCATGAAGTTGGTCACGCCCTTGATACCCCTAGAGAATATGGCAATGAAGACTTGCAAAATTATGGCAAGGGCTTCAAAGGATTTCTTAACGTGGTTGAAGATGCGCGAATTGAACGCCGCATTAAAGACCGCTATCCAGGTCTCAAGCGATCCTTCTCGAAAGGTTATGCCGAGTTTGCGGCGCGTGATTTTTTCAAAGTGAAGAATCAAGACGTAAGCCGCATGTTACTGATTGACCGTATTAATCTTTATTACAAGATTGGTCCTTTCTTCAATGTTAAATTCAACGAACAGGAAAACACATTCATTCGTAAAATTGATACTGTTGATTCCTTTGATGGCGTAGTTGCAATTTGCAAAGAATTGTATGATTACTGCAAAGAAGAGTTAGAAGAAAAACGTCAAGAAGCCTTAGAGCAATTGAAACAAGACCTTGCCGCTGGCAATGACGAAGACTTTGACGATTTTGAAGACTATGATTCTGACGGTTTTGGTGATGATGAGAATGATGTAGAGTATCAAAATCCAAAAGACTTTAAACCTTCCGATGAAGAAGGCGAAGAAGACAATGACGAATTTGGTTACAGTAACGAATCAGGAGGCAGTCTGCCTCAAGAGTTAGAACAGTATGACAATGAAGTGAAGTCCGCTACCGATGAAGCCTTGCAAAACTCTCTTCAACAAATGACTGAGAAAAAGCAAATTGCTACTGGTAAGATGCCTTCTACTAGCGAATGGAAGTATGATGATGTAATTGTTGATTACAAAAAATTCCTTGGTAAAATCTTTGATGAGTCTCTAGAAAAATTCGAAGACTACAAGCCAAACATGCTAATGGAATTCGAAGCCAAGAATAAGAATGCTATTCTGTACTTGGTCAAAGAATTTGAATTGCGTAAGAAAGCCGCTGAGTTGCGCCGTGTGGTTGTCTCTGATACTGGTGTGCTTGATACAAACAAATTGCACACTTACAAATTCAATGACGATATTTTCCGCAAGGTTGGTTCAGTAGCCGCTGGTAAGAACCACGGTGTTGTGATGTTCATTGACTGGTCTGGTTCGATGACTGACAACATGAAAGGTACCATTGAACAGTTGATTACATTGACCACGTTCTGCCGCAAAGTGAATGTGCCGTTCGATGTATACGCATTTACTACTGAATGGAATTGTGAAGCGTTTAGTGCCGTTGATCCCAAGGATGGTCAACTTGACTTTAGTGGAAAGTTTAATCTACTGAATCTGTTCTCAAGCCGTATGCGTAACCAAGAATATCGCCGTATGGGTAATGACTTGTTGAACTATGGTGAGACTATCGGTAATTATTACAAGCGTAGTTTCATTTCAGAAAACATGGGTCTTGGCGGCACTCCGTTGAACAGCACCATTGCAATTGCAAGTGGCATTGTGAATCGTTTTCGCAAAGCATACAAGGCTGAAGTAGTTGATGTAATCTTTTTGACTGATGGCGAAGATAGTGCTAGTCTCTATACCAAGTCACCTGAATTTTATGGCTCAATGCGAATTGGTCCTGCACAATACAATTCAATTTCTTATATTGAAGACACGGACACTCACAAGCGTTATCGCGTTGAGAATGCTGGTGTTACACCAACTCTGCTAGAAATTTTGAAAGACAAGACTGGTTGTGGTTTGATTGGATTCTATATCATGCCACGCGGCCGCAGAAACTTTGACAATGTGTTAACACGATTGAATGTATTTTCAGTTGATGGTTTTGCAAAATTCAAAAGTGAAAAGTTTTTCGCGATTGATAGTTATGGCTATGATCAGTACTTCCTGATTCCTGGCGGTGCCGCTTTGTCTACCGAAGATGAAGACTTGGATGACTTGTTGGGTGAAAACAACAAAGAAGTTACTACTCGAAAACTTAAAGGTGCATTTCTCAAGATGAACCAGAACCGATTGACAAACCGCGTCCTACTGTCCAAAGTGATTGAGGAAATGGCTTGACATGCCGCCCCTTTTGGGGTATACTATGTGTATTGTGATTGATAATTTGATGAAGGACTTATATTATGATTTCCCAAAGTGAAAAGGTTGCGTTTCTGACTGAAGCCGCCAAGCGTTATGGCAACACCGCCACTCGCCAACAACTTGTTGCATTGTCGAGTGAAGGCTACGGCCGCCAGTTCTGGCTTGAGGCTGATAAATATCGGGTTGGTCGTGGCACCTATCAGTTGCCGCTTGATGAATTCAATATCAATTTAACCGGTGCTACTGCAACCGTTATCGAAATGCCTAAAAAAGAATACATTGCACCGGTTGCAAAACCCGTAGCAAAAATTTCATCCGTTGGTCGCGTTGAAGAAGGTGCGATTGTTCCAAAAGTGAATAGTCTGTATGTGCCGTTTGGCTTCTTTGACAAGATGAAAGCAATTGTTGCTAGTCAACGATTCTATCCTGTTTTCGTTTCTGGCTTGTCTGGTAACGGCAAGACCTTCATGGTCGAACAATCTTGCGCCCAAGCAAAACGTGAATTCTTGCGAGTGAATATCTCGCCTGAAACCGATGAAGATGATTTGATCGGTGGCTTCCGTTTGATTGATGGCGAGACCAAGTGGTTCGATGGTCCTGTTATTCAAGCAATGAAACGTGGTTCAGTTTTAGTGCTTGATGAAATTGATCGTGGCTCTAACAAACTTATGTGTATGCAAGGCGTCCTTGAAGGCAAGGGCATCCTAGTCAAAAAGACTGGTGAGTATGTTGAACCTGTTACGGGTTTCAACGTGGTTGCTACTGCAAACACCAAAGGTAAAGGTGATGAGACTGGTCGCTACATGGCGGCTACGATTCTTGATGACGCCTTTCTTGAGCGTTTTCCAATTACTGTTGAACAGGAATATCCTGACACTAAGATTGAGACTAAGATTCTCGCCAAAGTGTTTGATAGCCTCGGTATCAAAGACAAAGACTTTGTTGACAACCTTGTGAAGTGGGCTGACATTATCCGTAAGACCTTCCAAGAAGGTGCGATTGATGAATTGATTTCCACTCGCCGTCTTGTCCACATTGCTGAAGCCTACACTATCTTTAATAACAAGATGGATGCAATTCAGTATTGTATCAACCGATTCGATGCTGAAACAAAGTCTGCCTTTCTTGATTTGTACACCAAGATTGATGCTGGCATTGATCCTACTGCACAACCTGAAGTGATGGCAGAAGAACCTAAGCGTGATGAAGTTCCGTTCTAATTAAAGCGGTACTAATTAGAAGTGGTCACAATTTGTGACCACTTTTCGCATATATAAATATACTACAATTCTTTTTTATGGAGAAATTATGCAACTTGAGATGAATATTGAACAATTGCGCGGTAAGAAAATCTTCCTCGCCACACCAATGTATGGTGGAGTTTGTCATGGTGCTTATACCAAAGCACTTGCAGACTTGATGATTCTAGCAACCAAACATGCCATTGATGTTAAACTGTATTTCATGTTTAACGAATCCCTAATCACCCGCGCACGAAACTATCTAGCAGATGAATTCCTGCGAAGTGGTTATGACTATTTGCTATTCATTGATAGCGATATTCATTTTGAAGCACAAGACGTTTTAGTGCTTTCGCACTTTGCTATCAACAATGATAATATGGATGTTATCTGTGGTCCATATCCAAAGAAAGCAATTTCTTGGGAGAAGATCAAGCAAGCAGTTGACCGTGGATTCGCAGACAAGAATCCATTATTGCTTGAAGAATTTGTTGGTGACTATGTTTTCAATCCTGCTGATGGTATCACACAATTCAAAATTGATGAACCAGTCGAAGTGAAAGAAGGCGGCACAGGCTTCATGCTTATCAAGCGTACTGCATTCGAAGCATGGGATAAAGCATATCCAGAAAGATCATACAAGCCTGATCATGTGCGTACAAAATCGTTTGATGGTAGCCGTGAGATTATGGCTTACTTTGATTGCGTTATTGATCCAGAATCAAAGCGTTATCTTTCCGAAGATTATATGTTCTGCCAACACTCAAGAGCAATTGGTTTGAAAGTTTGGATGCTTCCTTGGATTAAATTGAAACACGCAGGTACTTATATCTTTGGCGGTTCTCTTGCCGCACTCGCCGCAGTTGGTGCATCACCTACTGCAAGTGATAATGCACCTAAAAAATAAAGGATGAATGATGCCTAAACTAGATGATGAAGTTGATACTTTTCCAATGTTCAGAGATGCACCTCGACTAGAAAAGACATACATGGTTGCAACACCATACAAATTCAACGAAGGCGATATAATCGCCGAAGTGAAAAAATATGTGGATTCCACATATGAAGAACACTATGCAAGAACTAAATTTCAAGCCACGGAGTTTATTCTTGATGGTGGGCATGGTGATGGTTTTTGCATTGGTAACATCATGAAGTATGCACAACGCTACGGAAAGAAAGATGGATACAATCGCAAAGACTTGCTAAAAATTATTCACTATGCTATAATTGCTATACATAATCATGATATGAATGAGAGGAAATAAATTATGAAATTATCTGAAAACACGGTCAATGTTCTCCGCAACTTTGCAACAATCAACCAAGGGCTAGTCTTCAAGTCTGGCAACACCTTGCGTACTGTAAGCAAACAACAAAACGTACTTGCAAAGGCAACTGTCACAGAATCTTTTGACAATAACTTTGCAATCTATGATTTGAATCGTTTTCTTGCGGTTCTATCTTCAATGAACGATCCTAACTTGACTGTTGGTACCGGCAACGTGAAGATTGCATCTGGCACATCAAAAACAACTTATGGTCTTTCTGATGAGACTATGGTCGTATCTGCACCAGACAATGACATTTCGGTGCAAAATGCCGAAGTGAAATTTACACTCACAAAAGACAATCTTGCACAGGTTCTCAAATTGTCAGGCGTTCTCGGCTTACCTAACATTGCTGTGCGAGGTAATCGTAAGAAAATTTCTATCGCCGCAGTTGATGTAAAGAATCAAGACTCTGATGTTTTCTCGGTTGACGTAGGCGATACTGATGCAGAATTCCAATTCATTTTTGTTACAGAAAACTTCAAGATGATTCCTGGTGACTATGAAGTACAAATCTCTTCAAAGGGTGTTGCACACTTCAAGTCTAAGAAAGATCCACTAGAGTATTGGATTGCAACCGAAGTTGGTTCTAAGTTCGAGGCGTAATATGAAAATTGCTGATGGTATTTTTGATTTGACTCGCGAAGAGTATGTTGCCGTTTTACAAAACGAAATTGAAACTTTACGCCGTTACTACTTCAAGCCTCAAGAAGAAGGAACAGGACAGTACAATACTGCAATTTCTGTTCTAGAATCTAGAGTGCAAGAGATTAATGAACAACTAAACCACTTGGTTCAAAGTTATGGTCAACTATGAACTCAAGAAGAAACTTTCTGACAGGATCAGCGAAGGGGGCGAGTATCTTTGGGGCGTTCTTGGGAGGTTTGGCGGCTCCTGTGATTGTGGAACGTGTAGTGGAAACACAAGTGCCCTTTTCACCTCCCTCTCTACCGACAGTCGATCCGAAAGTCGTAGAGAAGATTAAAGAGTCTGCGCCATCAGGTATTTTAGAACTTCATAGAACCTATGGTGAAGTTGTACCGCCTAAACCTAACTCATCACCATTTGTGATCACCAATGGTGAACCAAAATTTGTTCCTGGTACAGAGAACAATGTTCGTGTTGGTATGATGGTCGGACCTGATGGTGAACTTTATATCAGAGTTAAAGACGATTGGAAAAGAGTTTTAACAACCTGATTGCACTCTAACATGTTTTATGTTAGAATATATTTTTATGTTATGAATGAGGTGCTATATGATGGAAAACTTTTTATGGGTAGAAAAGTATCGCCCTAAAAAAATTGCAGACACAATTCTGCCAACTGATCTAAAACAAACTTTTACTGAGTTTGTAAATCAAAAAGAAGTACCCAATCTTATCCTCGCTGGCGGTCCTGGCGTTGGTAAGACTACTGTTGCAAAAGCAATGCTTGAAGAACTTGGCTGTTCTTACATTGTGATCAATGGTTCTATGAATGGTAACATTGACACACTACGCAATGAAATTAAAAACTTTGCATCAACTATATCTTTTAAAGGTGGAAGAAAATATGTCATTCTTGACGAGGCTGACTACCTTAACCCACAGTCTACGCAACCTGCCTTGCGTAACTTCATGGAAGAGTATTCTGCTAATTGTGGTTTTATACTCACTTGTAACTTTCTTAACCGTATCATTGCTCCCCTACATTCCAGATGTTCCGTTATACAGTTTAAAATAGCGGCATCTGATAAGCCAAAACTCGCGGCACAGTTTATGAAGCGAGTGGAGATGATTCTCAAAACCGAAAAGGTTGAATACGATCAGAAGGTTGTAGCAGAATTAATTCTCAAACACTTTCCTGATTGGCGCAGGGTTCTCAATGAACTTCAGCGTTATTCTGCTACAGGTAAAATTGACACCGGCTTGCTTGCAAACATCTCTGATGTTTCGATGAAGAAACTTATGCAAGCGATCAAAGACAAAGACTTTTCAACTGCGCGTAAGTGGGTTGTTGATAATTTAGATAACGACCCCGCGGTTCTGTATCGCAACTTCTTTGATAATGCTGTTGAATACTTTACGCCGCAATCTGTTCCACAACTTGTGGTTCTTCTTGGTGAATATCAATACAAGTCTGCATTTGTTGCTGATCAAGAAATTAACATGGTTGCGTTTCTCACCGAAGTGATGGCGTCATGTGAAGCAAAATGACAAGACGAAAATTGTCAGGTTTTGATAGACTGCATAACACAATCAAACGCAATGCAATTTACTTAGATGAACGCACACAAGAGTGGAAGATAGATTCTTCTACAAACCATAAGCGTTGGAAAGATGTAGCAAATGATTGGCAACCAAAGAAACTTTTTCTTACAGTAAAAAACTTAGAAGACATTTGGAATGCACAAGGCAGAGTTTGCTACTGGTTTAAAATTCCATTAGACTTTAATCTACTCAATGCTACTTACACTCATTATGTGCGTAAACATCCTCTAGCGCCATCAGTAGATCGAATTGACGATAGTGGAGACTACACAAAAGAAAACGTAGTCATATGTTGCCGTCTTGCGAACTACGGAAGGAACGAATATCCTTATGATAAATTTCATGATATAATCAATGTAGTGACTCGAAAGAAAGAACACTATGTTCCTGATATTATTAATTTTATAACTGGACCTTATACATCATGAATCCTTTTGACTATATCAATGCAATTAATCAGAGCAAAGAGAACCTCATGGTCGGCTCTGATAACGATGAATTGGCAGAAAAGGTGTACGATCCTTACATCACAAATCGTGGATTATCTTTTTTTGCCGATACGATTCTCTATGCTAATGAGATGAATCGCCTATGTTTACTAGATAAAAAACCTCAATTCTCCTATTTACTAAATAGTGTGAGACCACGGAAGCGTTGGAGCAAGTGGTTGAAAAAAGAAAAGATTGAGGAAGTGGATATCATTTCGGAATATTTTGGCTATAGCAAATCTAAGTCTAAGGATATCATTAAACTTCTCACCGATGAACAAATAAAAATTATAAAATCTAAATTAGAAAAAGGTGGGCCTACCACTAAGGAGAAGAATAATGAGCGTTGAAAATTTGTTAGAGGTGACGCTGAAAGAAGAAGATGATTTTCTAAAAGTGAGAGAAACATTGACCCGCATAGGCGTTGCATCCAGAAAAGATAAAAAACTATTCCAGTCTTGCCACATTCTACATAAGAAGGGCAAGTATTACATTGTACATTTTAAAGAACTATTTGCATTAGATGGCAAAGGAACAGACTTTGATGACAATGATATGGGTAGACGAAATACAATTGCCAAACTACTCGAAGAATGGGGTTTGGTAAAAGTTGTAAATAAAAATGCAGTAGAAGCACCTGTTGCGCCATTGTCTCAAATTAAGATTCTATCTTATGGCGAAAGAGATGATTGGGAACTCATTACCAAATATAGCATCGGAACTAAAAAGAGAGTATGATGGAAGAACTTATTAGCGAAATGAAGGTTGCACTTGCAACCGCCTTTACATACCAACTCAAAGCACACTACTATCATTGGAATGTAGAGGGTCCAGATTTCCCTCAGTACCACGAATTACTTGGTAAAATTTATCAAGATGTGCATGATAGTGTCGATCAGTTTGCCGAAGAGATTCGCGCACTTGATGCATATGCGCCTGGCAGTTATACCAGATTCTCAGAACTTTCTCTAGTCGAGGAAGACAATACACTTGTACCAGCAAATGTCATGTTTAGTCGTTTGTTGAATGATACATATATTGTAGTCGAACATTTAACTGCTGTATACGAATTGTGTGAGAACAATAAAAAATATGGGTTGAACGATTTTATTGCAGGTAGAATTGACACCCTAAATAAATTTGCGTGGCAGTTAAAAGCAACGCTAAAAATTTGACAATAGCATAGTAATATGTTATAATCACCTTTGGCGATGGGTTACATCGCCGTTTTAATCATTAACTTTGAATGGAGTAATACTATGTCTTTTGTAAATACCACTAAAACTCAGGTTGAGTATCTTGTTTCTTACCTTCGCGGTACGAATCGTGGTTTGAGCGCACCACAGGCTCGCGCCCTGTTCGGCATCAAGAACCTTCGCGCACGAATCTCTGACCTTCGTCAGATGGGATTCAAAGTTCGCAAGAACACAAATACTGAAGGTCGTACCACATATTTTGTGTCACGCCGCATGATTGGCCAAGCATAATCATATAAATAAGTATATCCTCGGGATGGGGACCTGTGGGGTGCGACACAGGAAAAACGCACATTACCGTCACGCCTTCGGGGTGGCATTTTAACTTTACTCGCTTAATAAGGAGCAAACTATGCTAATGTACGCAAACATGGCTATTGACGCCATTCAATCTGGTAAGACCGCTTGGTTGAACCAATACGTTCAGGACAAATCTGTCCGCGAACCTCTCCAACAATTTGTAACTGCTCAAACTGAGTTTACTAAACAAATCGCTAAAACTTTTTGGGAAGTAACTGGTTCTGCAACGCAAGCCGCTGTAGGCAAAGTATTTACATCTAAGTAAGGAGAACACCATGACACACTTATCAGTATTTGGTCCTGGCTTTAAGGACTTCGATAAATTCTTTGTAGGCTTTGATGACACTTACAGTCGTCTTGCAAAAATGCATGATGACTTGACTAAGAGCATTCCTAACTATCCACCATACAATATTCGTAAGACTAGCGATAACACATACGTTATTGAACTTGCTGTTGCTGGTTTCGGAAAACAAGAAATTGACATTACACTAGATGACAATAAACTTGTGATTTCTGGAAATACGAAAGATGATGGTGATAATTTCTTGTTCAAAGGAATTGCAAACCGTGCTTTTACTCGCACATTTGCTTTGGATGATCACATCGAAATTCAAGATGCCGCACTTGTAAACGGCATGTTAAAAATCGCGCTTGAGCGTATCATTCCTGAACACAGAAAGCCAAAGAAAATTGAAGTTAAGGACGTAGAAGAAAAGAAAACTTCCAAGCGTCAACTCTTAACTGAAGACCCACTAGATCGTAACCTGTAAGGTGCAACCATGTGGAAAAAAGTTAAGAACGTATTTACAGGTATACTAGAAGGTATTGCTGAAAGTAAAAGATATAAGTTACAAGGCTATGATGAATGGTACAGAAACTATTATCTTTCGCAATCCGCGGACGCCGCAGATTTTGAAAAAAGGCAATCGGACCTAAAGTCTAAAGGGTATCTGTAATCTTGGGGGCGCAATGCCCCCATTTTTATTTTGGAGAATATAATGGGTAATATTAGATTATTTCGTTTGATTAGTGGTGAAGAAATTGTTGGTGAAGAAATTGGCACCAGCCAAGGTATGCCAAAACGCGCAATTAAAAATCCTTGCCTTATTGGACTTATGCCGACACCAACTGGTGGTGCAACATTGAACATGCAACCACTTCTACTCTTTTCAGACACAAAAGAAATTAACATTAAAGAAGATCACATTCTGTATGATACGGGTGTTGACATTAAGATTCTAAACAAGTATAATGAGATATTTGGATCAGGGATCGTAATTGCTCAACAAACCCCAACTTATACACGATGAAATTCTATACACACTTTACACGATATGGTAACTATATTCTAGAACGCGGCTATGAAAATGGCAAGCGTTACGCTAATAAAGTAGAATATAATCCAACATTGTTTGTTCCGTCAAAAACGGAAACTGAATTTAGTACATTGGAAGGCTATCATGTGGCGCCCGTTGAAATGGGAACGATGCGTGATGCAAATGACTTTATTAAAAAGTATGAAGAAGTAGAAAACTTTCCAATCTACGGCTCTACAAACTATCCATATGTGTATATCAATGAGCAGTATCCAGATGAAGTATACTACGACAAAGATTTAATTCGTGTTGCAAACATTGATATTGAGGTTGGTTCTGAGAACGGGTTTCCTGAGCCAGACAAAGCGAGTGAACCAATCACCGCAATCACAATAGAGATTGATGGTACGTTTTTCGTCTTTGGTTGTGGCGACTATGAAACACATCAAGATAATGTATCATATCTCAAATGCAAAGATGAGAATCATTTGATTGAACAATTTCTAAACTTATGGGAATTAAAATCACCAGACGTAGTGACTGGTTGGAATATTCAATTCTTTGATATTCCATATATCTACAATCGCATTAATCGCTTGATGGGTGAGAAGACAGCAAAGCGTTTGTCCCCATACAAATCGATTGGCGAACGCACAACAACAATCCACAACAGACAGCAAACTGCGTTTGATCTTGTGGGTATTGCAATTCTAGATTATCTAGAACTGTACAAGAAATTTACTTATTCGCAACAAGCATCTTATCGCCTTGATCATATCGCATACATCGAACTTGGTGATAAAAAATTAGACTATTCTGAGCATGAAACTTTACACCAACTCTATAAAAACAACTATCAAAAATTTATTGAATACAACATCAAAGATGTGGAACTTGTCGACCGCCTCGATGAAAAAATGAAATTCATTGACATGGTGCTGGCGCTGGCATACGATGCAAAGGTCAATATGACTGATGTATTCACGCAAGTACGCATGTGGGACACTCTAACACATAATGCCTTGTGGAAGAAAGGTGTTGTTGTACCTCAAAAGAAATTCTCATCAAAGAATGAGAAGTATGAGGGTGCCTATGTGAAAGAGCCGGCACCAGGCAAATATGATTGGGTTGTATCGTTTGACTTGAACAGTCTTTATCCACACTTGATTATGCAATACAATATTTCGCCTGAGACTATCATCAACGGCAAACACGCCAGCGTAAGTATTGAAGATTTACTGCACAGTAAATATAACAATGATAGCGAATATGTTATGGCTGCCAATGGCCATTATTTTAGAAAAGATGTGCAAGGCTTTCTGCCTGAGATGATGCAACGCATGTATAATGATCGTGTTCTATATAAAAATAAGATGATTGAATCACAGAAAGAACTTGAGAAAGTCAATGCACAGTTAAAGGAATTAGCATGATACAAACTTATACAGAAATTTTACCAAAAGATTTTTGCGAACATTTGATGCGTAAATTTGATGAACAGGAGACAAAAGATTTGTCTCATGGTATGTTTGAACAAATTGAAATTGATTGGGAAGATGAAGTAAAGGCATTGATCGATACCACAAAACATGTGGCCGAACACTATAAAACTTTATATGATTCGCATAATATGATGCCACGGCGCAGACGTATTGAAGGGTTTCGTATCAAGCGGTATGAACCTAACAAACATTCTTTCCCATTACATTCCGATGCGTCAAGTTTAGAATCATGCACAAGGTATCTTTCCTTTTTGTTTTACTTAAACGATAGCGAAGCAGGAACAAGATTCCATGGACCTTTAGGCATGGAGCCCTTGACAATTGAAGCAAAACAAGGTAACCTATTAGTGTTTCCTCCTATGTGGATGTATCCACACGAAGGCATTATGCCTACTGAAAAACCAAAGTATATTATGAGTACCTATTTCCATTATGTCTGATAAAACAGAACTACTGAAAAGAAAACGTCAACTAGAAAACGAAATATCACGTTACAAGAATTTGCAACTTGCAAAGAAGGTGCAACTAAACTCAGCGTATGGTGCGCTAGGTAACGAATATTTTAGATTCTTTGATCTGCGTCAGGCAGAAGCAATTACCTTTTCTGGTCAACTTTCAATTCGTTGGATTGCTGACAAACTCAATATGTACATGAACAAACTATTGAAGACTGAAGGAATTGATTATGTCATTGCGTCAGATACGGACTCTGTATATCTCCATCTTGGTCCGTTGGTGGATATGGTCTACGGATCGAAGAGTATCGAAGAAGAAAAGATTGTTGATTTTATCGACAAAGCCTGCCAAGAAAAGATTGAACCGTTTATTGATAAGGCGTATGAAGAACTAGCGAACTACATGAATGCGTTTGATCAAAAGATGTTCATGAAGCGCGAAGTGATTGCGAACAAAGGTATTTGGACTGCAAAGAAGCGGTACATTCTGAACGTGTGGGACTCAGAAGGGGTTCGTTATAATGAACCAAAACTGAAAATGTCTGGCATTGAAGCAGTCAAGTCTTCTACACCAGGATCATGCAGAACAAAAATTAAAGAAGCACTCAAGGTAGTCATGAAAGGCACCGAGGCAGAGTTTCATGAATTCAATCGCAAATTCAAAGAAGAGTTTTTTACTCTGCCATTTGATGATGTAGCATTCCCGCGCGGTGTTTCTGAACTGACTAAATATCAGAGTAAGACTGATCTTTATCAGAAAGGCACACCAATTCACGTTCGCGGCGCATTGATATATAATAAACTTATTGAAACAAAAAAGTTGTCTCGCAGATATGAGACAATCAAAGATGGGGACAAGGTCAAGTTTTGTTACATGAAACTACCAAACCCTACGCAAGAGAACGTGCTATCTGTTCTCAATGTTTTACCAAAAGAGTTTGCTTTGGAGAAATATATCGACTATGAAACACAATTTGAGAAGGCGTACTTAGAGCCGCTCAAAATTATTGTGAACACTTTTGGATGGAGTGCCGAACCAGTTTCATCACTAAAAGGATTTTTTACATGAGTACAATACCACAAGAATATTTAATTCCAAGATCACAAGAAGATTTTGGATTCACCGCAGTCGATGAAGGAGACTTAACTCCTTCATACGATCCTAACACATTAGAAACAGAAGTAATTCGCACTCAAGTAGGCGCGTCTGCTGAAGGCGTTGCTCGACTTGAATCTAAGATAGATACTATTTTAGATTTATACAACAATGGTAAATTAGGTTTAGATGCTGATCGTGCAAAAATGTTGACCGAAGTTAAATCTAATCTTACACAACTGGAACAATTAGTTGTGCCATTGTTAGTCAATTTGATGAAGAATCCTGAAAAGGAATACATTTACTGGCCTAATCGTAAAGAAAAAATTCAGGAACAAATTGACAAAGTGCTTAAACTCACTAGAGGTTAACTATGTTATTTGCGATCCTTACTTTACTGTGCGCGTTAAGCGTATCAGCAATTGCCGCTTACTATTCTGTTATAGGACTTATAGCGATCTTCTCTGCCGCACCAATTCCAATTGCAGTTATGGGCGGCACACTTGAAGCGGCTAAACTTGTTGTTGCATCGTGGGTATATAAGAATTGGAATGTTGCACCCAAACTGTTGAAGTATTATTTTGTATGTGCTATAATTGTATTAATGTTCATTACGTCATTGGGCATCTTTGGTTTTCTATCAAAGGCGCATAGCGATCAAAGTCTTGCCACAGGTGATGCAATATCAAAGTTAGAAATTATTGATGATAAGATTCGTGTAGCAAAGGATACGATTGATGCAAACCGTAAGGTACTTAAACAATTGGACGAAAGTGTGGACCAAATTATGGCACGAAGCACTTCAGAAGAAGGTGCCAGAAGGGCGAATGCTTTGCGTGTTTCTCAGAAAGCAGAGAGGAACCGTATCGCTAACGAAAACGAAGCCCAACAAAAAATTGTTGCTAAACTCAATGAAGATAGACAGCCATTCGCTACGGAAGTACGAAAGGTTGAATCTGAGGTAGGACCACTCAAGTACATTGCCGCAATGATATATAATGAGCAAGTCACACAGACTATGCTTGAGCAGGCAGTACGATGGGTAATTATTTTAATCGTTTTAGTTTTTGATCCACTTGCAGTTTTGCTTGTCATCGCAGGTAACTTCTCATTAAAACAAGCGCGAGAAGAAAAAGAAAATCTAGAACCTATTTTACCATTCGTTGCAGACGTAGGCGAAAAACCTACAAAAGAAGAATTAGAAGAGACAGAGTACGAAGTAAAAGAAAAAATTGATGTAACATCTTTTGATCCTGTGCCAATGAATAAAGATGAAATAGAAAAAGTTTCTGAGGTTCGCCGTACACAAAAATATCCACTAGATAAGTAATATTATGAAAATTGGTTTTAATTGTTCGTCATTTGATTTATTCCATGCTGGTCATGTGACAATGCTAAAGATGGAAAAAAAGTTGTGTGACTATTTGATTGTTGCACTACAGGTCGACCCTACTGTGGATAGACCTAGCACAAAAAACAAGCCTGTACAATCGGTATATGAAAGATATGTTCAATTGCAGGCATGTAAGTATGTGGATGAAATTCTTGTGTATCATACCGAAGAAGACTTAGCCAATCTGATTATGACACAGACAATGCACATAAGGTTTCTCGGTGAAGAATATAAAAATAAAGACTTTACTGGTAAACAATATTGCATTGAAAACGGAATTGAGTTATACTATCATGTGAGGAATCATAGTTATAGTACATCGGAACTTCGTCAACGTACATATGAGTTAGAATTGCAGAAGAAAAGCGAACCTGCTATCGTTGAATATGAACAGCATTCGCCAAAGTTATTAAACAAATATTATGAAGGAAAAACACAATGAGTAATTTTTTTACAGATTTAGTTAGTCAATTGAAAGATGAAGACACAAAAATTTTATCTGACGGTGGTGCATCTGCTGAGTATAGTGGATGTATTGATACTGGTTCATATGCATTGAATGCTGTTTTATCAGGTAGCATCTATGGCGGTGTACCTAACAATAAAGTAACTGCATTTGCTGGTGAATCGTCAACAGGCAAAACATTCTTTGTGCTTGGCATTGTCAAACAATTCCTTGACGCAAATCCTGAAGGCGGTGTTATCTACTTTGATACAGAAGCCGCAGTCACAAAACAAATGATGGAATCCCGTGGTGTTGATACTAAGCGGGTTGTTATCTCTGAGCCAGATACAATTCAAAAGTTTCGTCATACTGCATTGCAAATCATTGAGAAGTATCAAGCGCAACCAGAAGCGAAGCGCAAGCCAATGATTATGGTTCTTGATTCTCTTGGTCAGTTATCTTCAACTAAAGAAATGGAAGATACTGCTGAAGGTAAAGAAACTAAAGACATGACCAAGTCTGCTATTCTTAAAGCAACATTCCGTGTATTGAATTTGAAACTTGCTAAGATTGGTGTACCATTGCTTGTAACGAATCACGTTTATGATGTAGTTGGTGCATACATTCCAACAAAAGAAATGTCTGGTGGTTCTGGTTTGAAGTACACCGCATCCACAATCGTTTACTTGTCCAAGCGTAAAGATAAAGATGGTACTGCTGTTATTGGTAACATCGTTCGCGCTAAGTTGCACAAGTCGCGCCTAACAAAAGAAAACTCACAAGTTGAAGTAAAGATTACTTACAGCACAGGTTTGGATCGTTACTACGGGCTACTTGAAATTGCTGAGAAATATGATATAATTAAGAAAGTATCAACCCGATACGAACTGCCAGATGGCACAAAAGTATTCGGTAAGTCAATCAACGATGATCCTGAAAAATATTTCACAAAAGAAATTTTGGACGCAATTGATGAAGCGTGTAAAAAAGAATTTTTGTATGGGCAAGATGGTGTTGGCTTCTCCGATGAAGAAGAACTTGTAGAGGAAGAAGCATGAAATATGATGTAGATTTTCGAGTAACAGACAGACTCTATACATACAAAGAAAAACATGATTTAGCAAGCATTGAAATTCTGACTGGACCTTACAAAGAAGTAGAGTTTACATTCGGTTCAATTCATGTTAATGAAAAGATTGAAGATGGCGAAGCAACTATTTCTTTTGATTATACAGTACACAACGATGAAACTTTAGAAGGCAATGAAGAGTTTGAAGAAGTACTTGGTGAAGTGATGAATTCATTGCTTCAGCATTCTTTAGAAGAGGCTGAGAAACGATATGATGATGAGCGTAGAAAAGAAAATACTGAAACACCTACTGAATGATGATGCGTACACTAGAAAGATTCTTCCGTTTCTTTCTGGTGATTACTTTTCAGATCATTCAGAAAAAGTTATTTACGAAGAAATTCATAAGTACATCACGAAGTATAACAACTTACCAACAGTTGAAGCACTTACAATTGAGGTTGATGGTCGTTCAAACTTATCTGGTGACCAACATAAGAAAGTCACAGGACTTTTAGATGAATTAAATTCCACAGAGTTTGATACAAGAGATGGTGCGTGGCTTCTAGATGCAACAGAAAAATTCTGTCAAGAGAAAGCAATCTACAACGCAATCATGGAATCAATTCAGATTCTAGATGAAAGCGGTAACAGCAAAAAAGAAAAGGGTGCAATTCCTGACATTCTATCTGATGCACTTGCAATTTCATTTGATAATCATGTTGGGCATGACTTTATAGATGACGCAGAAACTCGCTATGAGTTTTATCATACAGTTGAAAAGCGTATTCCGTTTGATCTAGACTATCTCAATCGAATCACTAAAGGCGGCTTGCCAGAAAAAACTTTGAACATTATTCTTGCCGGTACTGGTGTTGGTAAGTCAATGTTTATGTGTCATTGTGCCGCGGCTAATCTTTCAATCGGCAAGAATGTATTGTATATCACACTTGAGATGGCTGAAGAAAGAATTGCAGAACGTATTGATGCGAATCTTATGAATGTTGACATAGACAAGTTGATGGCACTACCTAAAGAATCGTATCTTAAAAAGATTGAACGACTGAAAGAAAAAACTCTCGGTCGGCTAATCATTAAAGAGTATCCAACGGCAAGCGCAAATGTAATTCACTTCAAGCATTTGCTTAACGAACTTAAACTGAAGAGACAATTTGTTCCTGACATAATCTATATCGACTATCTGAACATTTGTGCGTCATCTAGAATGCGCCAAGGTGCCAATGTCAATTCATATTCTTTCATTAAAGCGATTGCAGAAGAATTGCGTGGGCTTGCAGTTGAACATAAAGTGCCTGTTATTTCAGCGACACAAACAACACGAGGCGGTTACTCAAATTCTGATGTTGACATAACAGATACAAGTGAATCGTTTGGTCTGCCAGCAACAGCAGATTTTATGATTGCATTGATTGCTACTGAAGAACTTACTGATCTGAATCAGATGATGGTCAAGCAATTAAAGAATCGTTACAACAATCCAGACACAAACAAACGATTCATGATTGGTGTTGATAAAGCAAAAATGAAGTTGTATGATGTAGAACAGACTGCACAAAATCATATACATGATAGCGGGCAGGTCCAACCAGATGAACCACTTTTTGATAAATCGGACTTCGGAAGAAGAGAGAAACAACGTAAATTTGAAGGATTCAAAGTATGAGAACTATTCCAGAAATTGTAGCACAAATGCGCGAGTTGATCGAAGAACTTGAACAGCATACGGGTAAACCTGCCCCAAAAGAAGAAAGTGTGAAATTTACCTTATATGGACAAGACTATATGGCAGGAAATTATTCAGCAACAGATACTATCTCACTTACGAACTATGATCTTAAACCCTTAACGCCTAGCGATATTAGTTCCTTTAAGATTTAAAAACATATAAATAGTAGAAGACTTTTTACAGGGGCATACCATGGCGGCAACAGCAAATTTAGAACTAGCCAACACATTCAATGAATGGCGAACTACGATCAACCAAGTAATTCTCAAAGTGAATAGCCTTGAGAATGGCAACGCTGATCTTGTGGTTGACACCATTGTTTCTAATACAACAAATACGATTATATCTACAGCGAACAATACATTCAATGTAGCGAATGCCGCCTGGTTTACCGCTAATGCCGCTTATCTAACTGCTAATGCCGCCTATGCACAAGCAAATACTGCGAATAATCTTACTCAATCAAATACAGTATTTAAAACATCATATAATGTAGTAACAACTAAAGATGCATATAGCGCAACAATTGCTTATAATTTAAACGATGGACCTGTTTTCTATCAGTCAAATTTGAGTAGCAATGTTACTGCAAACTTTGTGGGCATTAAGAGTGGTGTGAGTTTTGTTACTGATGCTAAGGTTGTAATTGCACAAGGTGCAACCCCCTATATTATCAATGCAGTACAAACTGATGGTACTGTAAGAACAATTAAGTGGAAAAATAATACAGTTCCTTCTGGCAATTCAAGTGCCGTAGATTCAATGACATTTACCATTATTAAAGACGCAAATAGCGTATTTACTGTTCTTGGCAGTCTAGATACTCACAAATAACTTGACAGAATTGTGGTAATCTGCTATACTAGAAGTTCTAGTGTAGAAAGATTTGCCATGATTATTCACGCATACTTCAAGAAACCCAAAGCAAAGAAAAAGCCTGGCTGGCAAAAAGCGCAGGCTGAGTATGATGCATGGCTCAAATCCCATGGCATTAATAAGAACAATTCAAAGAAAAAAGAGTTTGTCTCTTACGCGCCTGCGCCCGACCCTCATCGTAGGCAAACTCCACACTATCCCTCACTCAATTCATTTGTAGGTTCTGCTACGAAAAAAGAATCGCCCAAGTACACGGGTAGCAATCTTTTGGGTATCGGAACACTACACAAATCGAATGCCGTGCCAATTTTCTCAAAAGAAGATGCAGAAGATCAAGCCAAAATGCGCCGGTGACATAAATAGTCTATCATAACGATGGGCTTCTTTATGCTGAAATTCAAAGAGTATTTAAACGAACAAAAAAACACGCACATGGAACATGCCGAAGACGATGTTCTTAATGGCGGTGTTAAGGGTGCCCGCGACAGTATCAATGCACTCCGTGCTGTACGCGATATGTTAGCCGGCCACTCAAAACAAAGAGTAAGCGTCACAGTTAAATGGGATGGCGCGCCAGCAATTTTCGCAGGCAAAGACCCTAGCGATGGTAAATTCTTTGTAGCGAAGAAAGGTGTATTCAATAAGAATCCCAAAGTCTACAAAACCAACGCAGAAATTGATGATGATACATCAGGTGACCTTGCGGCTAAACTCAGAGCATGTCTTGCTGAGTTGCCAGCACTTGGCATCGATGGCGTCATTCAAGGTGACTTGCTTTTTACTAAATCCGATATAAAGAACGTCACGATTGATGGTGAAGATTATGTTACGTTTCATCCAAACACTCTAGTCTATGCAGTTCCAGCGCAAAGTGAACTTGCTAAAAGTATCAAATCCGCTGAAATTGGCATTGTGTGGCATACGTTTTATGAAGGTTCTTCATTTGAAACAATGAAAGCAGTCTTTGGTAAAAATATTTTATCCACACTCAAGAAAACGAGCCGAGTTTGGTCTACAGATGTAGACTACAAAGATGTTTCTGGCAAAGCAACATTGACCAAAGAAGAAACAAACAAGATTACAGACATACTTTCTGACGCAGGAAAGATTTTCTATAAGATAGACGCTAAGGTTCTGAATCACATCAGAGAGACAGACGAACTGCGCGAGAAAATCAAAACATTCAACAATACAAAAGTCAGAAACCAACTCAAAATTACAAATGTAAAGAGTCATGTGGCTGAATTGATTCAGTTTATGACTGCATATTTCGACAAAGAAATTGAAACTCGCAAATCTGCAAAGTCAAAGGCAGAATGGGAAACAAAAAAGATGGATGGTTTGAAGTTCTTTAACGCAAAGAACAAAGCGCAACTTGAAAATATCTTTACGTTAATTAATTTGCTTGCTGAAGCGAAGTTGATTCTAGTAAATAAACTAGATGAGGTGAAGAGTCTTCAAACTTTCTTGTTGACCAAGAATGGTTACGAAGTGACTGGTGTTGAGGGGTACGTTGCGATTGATCACCTGACAGGAAATGCTGTAAAACTAGTTGATAGAATGCGTTTCAGTTACGCAAACTTCTCTCCAGAGGTGATTAAAGGCTGGCAGAGATAATCTTCAAAGGCTACACTCCTACTTATAATAACAAGAAGAAAAAATAGGGTAATAATATGGCAAAACTGAATGAAGGTGATGTGATCGAAGGTATCTTTACCATTGCACTTAGCCTCTATCTTGCATACGGATCAGTAGACAAGAAAAAACTAAATGAGATTCGTACCAAAGTTGATACGAAGATGTTTGGTACAGGAAGATTCAAGCATAAAGTTGTTGAGGGGCATATGCGTCAAAGAGCAAAAAATCCTCCAGACTTTTTCAATGTAAACTTTGAGATGAGACTGAAGCCTGAGTCAGTACAAGGCGCGTTTGATAAAGAATATGAAGTACTTTATAAATCATCAAAAGACGTTGGTAATATTGATAAGAAAATTGATCAGTTAATCAAGGCAATTGAAGGTGCAAGTTTCAGCCGCAAAGCAGGCGCCGCAGTTGATCATTTCTTAAATAACAGTACTGGTGAAGTAGTCACATTCACAGTCATTGCAGATGGTATCGCCGGCGAATCTTCTGGTGGTGAAGTTAAAGGTGACGTTACGCTAGAAGTGTACGCTACAAAAAAAGGCGGCAACCAAAGAATCATTAGCGGCAGCCTACCATTCTCACTTAAATCAGAATCAGTCACGGTTGCAAACCTATCGCCATATCGCGGTATGCTTGATATTGCAAAAGCAATTGGTATTCAATGGGATGCTGAAGAAAAGTATGTTCGATTAGCAAAGCCATTTATTGGACCAGTCGAACAAGCCGCTAAGTTTGCTTTGATTGAAGAGATGTATAGTGATTTAAAAAGTAGAATGATACAAGAATCTGTTAAGTCTACGTTCACGAATAGAGCATTAGACTTTTTAGCAAAAAGCATTTTTGGTTCAGATTTGGCTGACGTAGTTGACGTACAATCAGGCACAGTCAAAGAGATTACAGTTGACTACTACAATGAACTACGCAAAAACGTCACATTAATTGCAAAATCAAACGGCAATAATTTAGTCTTTTCAGACAAAAAAACTGATGTTGCAATTTTTCAGATACGCACTAAATTGCGTCCTCCACCGGCAAACGAAGCAAAATTTTACCTAGAAGTTGGTAAAGGCATATATTCAAAGTAAAAATCTTATAAATAAGATGTAACGCAGTTAGGCTACGGCAAACCTGTAAGGGATAAGTCTAAGGAAAACTCCATGAAAAAAACAGTTGTATTCTCATTCGGTCGAATGAACCCCATGACAAATGGGCATGAAAAACTTGCAGAAAAACTCAAGTCTGAAGCATCGAAGCGCAATGCCGATGCAAAACTGTTTCTATCCCACAGTCAAAATTCCAAAAAAGATCCACTAGACTACGCAACAAAATTAAGATTTGCGCGTAAAGCATTTGGCACGATTGTGCAAAACTCTAGTGCAAAAGTTATTTTTCAGGTTCTTGAAGAACTAAACGGCAAGTACGATAACATTGTAATGGTTGTCGGAAGTGACCGAGTAAAAGAATTTGAAACAATCATTAATAAGTATAATGGTAAAGGCGATTACGAATTCAAATCAGTTGAAGTAATTTCTGCTGGCGAACGCGATCCGGATGCAGAAGGAGTCACCGGTATGTCAGGATCAAAGATGAGAGGCTTCGCCGCATCGAATGATTTTGATAACTTTAAAAAAGGTGTTCCATCAAAATTATCTGATGCAGATGCAAAGGCGCTTTTTGCCGCAGTTAAAAAGGGGATAAACTTGAAAGAGCAATTCGACAATAACACAGAGATAGACGAAGAGATGGACGAAGCACTTACAATGCAAGGACGTAGAAAACGTGCCATGCAAGTAAGACGTTTAAAATCAAAACTATTACGCGCAAGAGAACGTGCGAGTCGCCGCTTTGCAAATCAGCCAACACTTGCTAAGAGAGCAAGACGCCAAGCAGTCACATTCTTGAAACGTAGAATTGGTGGCGGCCAAGCATATGCAAACCTATCACCTTCACAGAAAATGTCAATTGACAAAAAGATTGAAAAGATGAAAGGCGTAGTCGGTAAGATTGGTTCTCGCTTGTTACCTCAAGTACGCAGAGCAGAGGTTCAAAGAAAACAAAATCAATCAAGAGCAAACGAATCATTCATTGCATTGTTTGAGAAGCCAGAACTGCCACAAGATAAACACGTTGGCGGTAAAGAAGGCACACAGCCAAGCAAGTACTACAAAGGCTTAGACAAAGGCACAAAAGAAAGACGCGATGCACATTTCAAGAGCATGGGTCCAAAATCTGATTCTGATAAGTCTGCATACGCAGACGCGCCAGGCGACAAAGAAGCAAGAGAAAAAGGTATGCCACAGTCAAAGCATACTAAAAAATTCAAGCAAATGTTCGGAGAAGAAATTGGTAAGAAAGAAATTTCTCGCTTGGATCAATTGGTTCGCTTAGGACTTGCAGACAAGACTTTACTTTCAACGATTAAGAAAGCAATGTCTAAGATTGACACTGGTGATTCACTATCCACATCTGAAAGACAAGCAACACAAAATCTATTATCTACCTTGCTTGACATGGTAACAAGTCAAGATCAATTGTTCAATCTTGCAAAAATGTCTTTGAGAAAAGAACAGTTTGATGAACTGAATGAAGCCGCATATGTTGGCAACATTGGTGTTATGGAACTTGCTAAGTTTTATCAGAAAGCAGAGCCACGCCAAGTTGAGATGTTCAAAAAACTATTGGCGATGAAAGATTACAAACGTGCATGGGCATTGGTTCAAGGCGCGACTGGCACAAAACTTATTGGTAAAGAATTTAGCGAAGAAGTACAAGCCATTGTTGAAAAAGGTGATTATGACGATTACGAAGAATTAGATGGATTGGAGATGGCGCAGATTGAAGTAGCCAATCTTATTCAAGACGCAGAAATGCTTGCAGACATTCTATCCGAAATGGATGAAGAGCCAGAAGCATGGGTGCTTTCAAAGATTACAAAAGCAGTTGATTACATTGAATCAGTAACAGATTACCTAGAATTCGAAGACGATTACGACTACGAAGAAGATGACGATGTTTATGACGATGAAGACGCAGAGTATGGCATGAGCGATACAGACATGTACGAAGCATTGTCTGATATGTCAAAAGAAGAGATGGGCGAAGACTTATACGAAGTTTATAGCGCACTACATGAAGAAATAGAAGGCTTGAAAAAGAAAGCAGAAAAGTCTGGCATTGCATACGACATTCTCAAGAAAGTTTACGACCGCGGCATGGCGGCATGGCAAGGTGGTCATCGTCCAGGAACAACACCACAGCAATGGGCTTTTGCTAGAGTGAATTCATTCATCACAAAAGGCTCTGGTACATGGGGTGGCGCAGATAAAGATTTAGCATCAAAAGCAGGTAGTAAGAACGAAGAGTTTTCTAAATTCGCTGAAGCATTAGAGTGGGGCACAGATGAATTGCGTAAGAAGTATGCAAAAGATACGCCAGGACAATCTGAAGAAACATGTTGCGGTGATTGTGAAAAGGATTCTATTGGGGAAGATGTTGATTGGGAAAAAATTATAAACGAAGCAGAATATCAAGGTAAGTCTGTTAAGTTGAATGATCCATTCAGAACACCTGATGGTCCGAAGAAGTTCGGCGTGTACACTATGGGTCCAAACGGCAACGTAGTTATTGTTCGTTTTGGTGATCCTAATATGGAAATCAAACGTGACGATCCTGAACGTAGAGCAAATTTCAGAGCAAGACATGGATGTGATAATCCTGGACCAAAGTGGAAAGCAAACTACTGGTCGTGTCATCAATGGCGTGCTGGCTCCAAAGTAGACAGTTAATAAAAGATAACCTTAAAAATAGTAGAGGACTAAAAATGAAACCAACAACATTAGCACAGAAATTTGGCGTACCACAATCTCTTGTAGATTACATTTCTAAATCAATTGAAGAAGAGACTGAGTATCAATCCAAAGTAAAAGCGCACATGGCAAAAAAAGGCATCAAGTCTTTAGGTGATTTGACGCCTGACGAAAAGAAAAAATTCTTCAACGATCTAGATGCCGCACACAAAGCAAAGAACGAAGAAGTAGAAACAGTTGACGAAGCAGAATCGCATCAGTCTAAGACTACAATGAAACATATTAGCAACCCTAACGCGGCCGAAAAGAAAGCCTCTAAGGATATCAAACCTGGTATTAAAGGTGTTGGTGATAGATTAGCAATGCTTAAAGCCGCAAAAGATCGTGGTGCTTTAAAAGAAGAAGAAGTAGAACAAACTGACGAAGCAGTTGTAAAAGGCAAAGGCTACGACAAGCCAGAGAATGAGCGTAAAGGTCCAGAAGGCAAAGTGCCAATGACAAGTCTATTGCCAGGTCACAATGACAAGGCAGCCCGTCTTGCGGCTGTTCAAGCCAAAGGCAAACTTGTTAAAGGTAAAGCACAAAGCGCACCTCAGAAGGAAGACTACGAACTGACTCAAGAGGATATGGATTTCATCAATTCGCTTAACGAGAAGAAATAAAATGAAAAACGCATTCACATCACAACAAATCGCTAAGATGCGAGATGAGTACGGAAAGATTAGCACAATCGATCCGTCAGGTCCAGAATATAAACAATTGATTGCTATGCTCGACAAAATGCATATTGACAATCTTAAATCACTTGCAGGTGCAAAGATTAAATTTGTTTCTGGACTCGCACAGAATCGTGTGAATCGCGCCGCAATGAAGAAGGAAGAAGTGGACCTTGAAGAAGCAAAGTCTGCGAGTGGATATGAAATTTATCACAAAGATTATTCTTCAGCAGTACAGACGGCTATCAAACAAGCAGAGAAGCGTGGCTTTGAAGTAGACATGGATGATTGGCACGACAAAGTTGCTACTGGTCCTAAGAAGCCATCATCTGGTAAAACAAATTCATTCTCTGTCAAGTTGAAGAAAGACGGCAAAGAATCTAAGAAAGCATTGCACCTTCAAGTGTATAACATGGACAATCAAAAGTATGAATTGAACATGTACATCGAATCTGTAGAAGAAGCGTCTTCACCTGCACAGCAAGCGGCTATCGCTATTGCTATGAAGAAGGATGGTAAGAAGCCTAAAGACATGAAAGACGAAGAAAAGCATCCTGAAGATGTAGCAACATCAGCAAATAAATTAGAACCAGAAGGCACAAAGAAGTGGCTTGCTACAAAGTTTAAAAAAGATATTAAAGAAGCAGAGGGTGGTGGCACATCAATCAGTTCTACTGGTGATGCATCTACCGCAGTCAAGAGAGCGCAAGTATTGCTCAAGTCTACTCAATTGCGTTTAAAGCATGATAAAGAACGTGAAGCAATGGCAAAGCAAAAACAAGCGTTACGAAAAGAAGAAGAAGACAAAGAATATCCAGAAGTTAAAACTGGAGGCAAGCCGCTTGCGAAGAAATTCGAAAAGGCTTTTGCGAAGATGGGAATCAAAACCAACATCAAAATGAAAACTGTTGGTAACGTATCCATCAACGAAAAAGAAGATAAAAAAGAAGAAAATGGCAAAGAAGCACCCGCAAAGCAGAAAGCAGTTAAAAAAGGCGAGACACTAAGCGGAAAGCAAGAGCCAATTAAGATTGATCCAGAAATTGAATCAAGATAACATGCTACCAGAAATTTACTGTGACATGGACCAAGTCCTTGTCAATTTTATGGGAGGTGCGAACGAAGCACTCAGACAGCAAGGGCTGCCTGATTTTGTTCGTGCAGGAAAAGAAGAGAAGTGGGAAGCGATAAAAAATGTGCCTAAGTTTTGGGCAAATCTACAACCAATGCCTGATGGGCTTGCGTTGTGGAGATTTATCAAACCATACAATCCAGCAATTCTTTCTACACCTTCTAAGAGAATGCCCACATGCAGACCAGAAAAAATTGAATGGATACGCAAGCATTTGGGTACTGTAAAGGAAATTCATCTTGTTCCTAGAGAACAAAAGCAGAATTATGCCCTTACAGTTGATGGTAAACCGAATCTATTGATCGATGATCACATAAAAAACATCGATGAGTGGGTCGCAAAGGGCGGCATTGGAATTCGACATATAAATACAATGAGGACAATTTCCGAACTTAGAAAATTAGGATACTAAAAGGAGAACACCATGGCACTATGGGGAACAAGAGATTCATATTCAATCACGGGTACTGCTAACGTAAGCAATTCTGTAGCAACAACTACAGTTACGGGAAGCAATACAGCAACATTTACAACTCAGATAGATATTGGCGATGCGCTAGTTATCGCTGGTAAGCGTAGAAAAGTTACTGCAATTTCTGCGGCTAACTCTTTGACTATTGCTACTGCATGGGATGGTGCAAACCAGACCGGCGCAACGATTACAGGACAAGACGTACCTAAGTATGTTACTGCCGCAGAAATTGCGTCAAATAACATCATTGGTGTTGACACTACTGAGGCGGCACTTGCCGCAAACAAGGCTCGCGGTATTAACACACCAGGCTGGACTAAATTCGTCACTTATACAGACATGCACGGAACCACACGCTACAAGACAGAACCACTAGTTGTAATGTCTTCAGGAGTTACATCCGATGCACCTGACGATACTATCGCCGCAGATAGTTAATCGACACATTGGCCTGAGTCCCAGGAGTAGCATTCCCCTTTAATGGGGTTTATAAGATATAGGAGAAAAAGATGGCAGATAAAAAAGTCACGCAACTAACAGCATTAACAGCGCCAGCAAATACAGATTTGTTGTTGATCGTTGATGATCCAACAGGTACACCAGTTTCAAAGAAGATTGAACTTGGTGATTTGTTTGGTGAATCATCACAAACAGTATTCAGCAATATTGATATTACTGCAAATACTTCATCAGCAACCGGCACAACAAAGATTGGTGGTAACACAGTTATTGTTACAGCGCCATCAGGTTCTACATTTACCGCAGGCGTTGTAATTAACGAAGACGGTACTGCAAGTAACACTCGCATCGAATCTGATACACAAACCAATATGTTCTTTGTTGATGCAATGAACAATCGAATCGGTGTTAAAACTAATGCGCCTACCGTTGCATTTGATGTAAACGATAGCAAGATTCGTATTCGTGGTATTAGTTCTGTTGCTACATCAAATGCGGCCGCAGAGGGTTGGAACACAGGTGAGATTGGTTGGAATTCCAACTACATTTATGTTGCGGTTGGTTCTACTGGCGCAAATTCGATCCTGAGGGCTACACTAACCGGATTCTAAAAATGATTCATAATGAAGATGAATTTGATGAGTATGCAATTAACAATTATAGAAATCCTAATTGCATATCCGTACTAGAGTATCTTGAAGACTTGAATAAAATCAAGTACATTAAGAGACTTGTTAACAAGTACGCAGAAAAAAATGAATTGAGAGAAAGGTTGATTTTAAATCACATAATCTTTCTCTCAAATGTTTTTGGTGCAGAAGCGACAGTACATATGTTGACGTTTAAGATAGAAGATAAGAACAAGTATATTCTGAATAGTTTTTTGATTTTCTTAGGCTACATTTCAAACACAAATGTTTTGTATGATGAACCATTATTAACAGAGATACAAAAAAGAGTATGGCAAACTTAGTAGATTTATATGTTGTGTATCGAATCTTGCGTAGATTGACGCAACCATTTACCGATTGGGAAGCATACAAACTCGGTGTGATTGATGCTGAAGGAAACATTCTAAAAAAAGGTTCAGATAGACGCACAATGGCAGAGCAAGAATCATTGACTACGTTTGACGTATTGATGATCAAATTAAAAAAGTTACTTGCACTAGTGCCAGGAGGCAAGACTAAATTTGCATCATATGCGGCCGCATTGTTTTTGATTAAAGAAGGCAAAGATTTAACTGAAGAAAATCTTGATGAGAAGTGGGAAGCGTTTATTGATAGTGGTGAATATCTTATCGAAGATGTAGCCGCAAACTCAGTAAGTGCAGGCGGTGTTGCAGGTATCACAGGTGATCCTCCACGCCCACCCAAATACATGATGCGCCGTTTTGCGAATAGTGACGTATTTGTAGTTGATACAGAGCGTTATCTAAAAGCAAGACTAGGTAAAAGAAAATATCTCAAGTATGAAAAGTATGTGGGGAGTGATGATGTGGGAAATGCGATTCGTGAATACGGCCGCAAGTACCCAAAGAAGCCTATCATTCTTCAAGATGATAAAACAGGCGCGATGATTTTTTTGAGATACGGTAAAGGCGGAATGTTTAAAGAGTAATTATATGTGGATATTACAATGGCTACCATTCTGGATATTCTATGCAATTTTGTTTGTAGGGATCATTGGATTCGCAAGTACATATTTACTTAGATTCATACCAATACCTGCCGTCTATATGTACAAGACGCCAATACAGTTGGTGTCTATTGTTTTTATTGTCATTGGCGTTTATATGGCAGGGTCCATAGCCAATGAAGAAGCATGGCTTGCAAAAGTAAAAGAACTAGAGGTGAAAGTTGCACAAGCAGAGGCAAAATCACAACAAGTCAATGTTAAAGTTGTGGAGAAAGTTGTAACGAAAACGCAAGTTGTTCGTGAACGAGGTGATGATATTGTTCGTTACGTTGACAGGGAAGTAGTGAAGTACGATTCTAAATGTGAAATTCCTAAGGAAGCAGTATCGGCAGTAAATCAAGCGGCAGAAGGGGTGAAGAAATGAAATACCTTCTAGTTGTATTGATCATTATGTTATCAGGTTGCAGTACTGTTGTGCCAGTGAAGCGTAAGTTTCCTGACGCACCAGAAACTCTTTTAAGATCATGTTCTGAGTTGAAGAAACTTGAGAAAGACGAACCACTTCTTAGTGAAGTGATAAAGTCTGTAACTCAAAATTATACTCTCTATCATGAATGCTCATTGAAAAATGACGCATGGATTGAGTGGTATAATCAGCAGAAAAAAACATTCGATATTAAATAGGAGAGCAAATGGAATTAACACTAGAACAATTGAAGCAGTTGTTGCCAAAGAATCCATACGTGGAGTATTGGCACAAAGCATTGTCTCAATTACTACCAGACTACGAAATTAATACGCCACAAAGAGTAGCGGCATTTATTGCTCAATGCGCTCATGAGTCAGGTGGCTTTATGGTTCTCAAAGAGAATCTAAACTACAAAGCGGCAAGTCTTAGAAAGATTTTTCCTAAGTACTTTCCAGACGATGCAATAGCGCAACGCTATGCTTCAATGCCTAATAAACAAGAAGCGATTGCAAATAAAGTTTATGCAAATCGTATGGGTAACGGACCTGAAGAGTCTGGTGATGGCTACAGATATTGTGGTCGTGGTTTGATTCAATTGACTGGTCGCCAGAACTATACATGGTTTGCGGCTTCATTAGAAATTACACCTGAAGAAGCAACAGAATATCTCGGAACATTTGAAGGTGCGGCTCAGTCTGCATGTTGGTTCTGGGAAACAAACAAGTTAAATCAATGGGCAGATGCAGGAGATATTGTCACATTGACTAAAAGAATTAACGGTGGTACAATTGGTCTTGAAGACCGAATTAAACACTACGAACACGCTTTACATGTATTAGGAGTATAAGTCATGTTAGAAACACTATTTTGGTTAGCACTAGGCGCATTTGTTGGATGGAATTTTCCTCAACCCGAATTTGCAAAACGCATACAGGCTAAAGTTCTGATTGCGTTTAAAAAGGATCAATAAAATGACCGAACAAATTAAACTAAGCGAAAGTGAACAAAAGAAAGAAGATTGGATGAACTCAAAGTGGCGTCCAATGATGGGTTGGATGTACATGGTAGTTTGTACCATGGACATGGTTATATTTCCAATCCTGTGGAGTCTATTACAGTCTTTAAATCATGGCCAAGTTACAAGCCAATGGCAACCTCTAACACTACAAGGTGCTGGACTATTTCATATTGCAATGGGTGCAGTTCTTGGTCTTGCGGCATGGGGTCGAACACAGGAAAAACTAGGTGGAGCAAACAATGGCGGTATTCAGATGCCATCTAATGCTGGTACAACTTATATTCCACCAGGTCAAGGTCAAGTTAATGTAAACAATCAATCTGGTTATTCACAACCACAAAGTAATTTTAACAGTCGATTCAACGGCACTTCCGCATCGGATTTAAATCAACCAGTTTCAGTAACAGTAGGATTTGGTGGTAAATTTGCACCACCTCCTGCGCCGCAACCATTAATCTAAGGAACTAATATGAAGAAAATATTTGCATCAGTTTTGCTTGCATCCCTTGCATTATTCAGTTATAATGTAGGTGTTGCCGCTGAAACAAAAAAAGTATGTGTAGACAAGATTACCAAAGACGGTAAGCCAGTCTTAGACAAAGCAGGTAAACCAGTACAAGAGTGTAAGGAAATGAAAGTCCACAAGAAACTCGAAGGTACTGAAGTTCCTCCAGCAAAGAAATAATCATGTCTGACAATACGGTCGAAATAAAAATTGATGTTGAAGTACTTAAAGAAAAAGTAGAACACATCACTCATCTTTGTTCAAAGATGGATCAAATTATAGAAAAACTAGTCGATAATCAAGACCGTATTGTCACGCAAATTTACAACGATATGGAACAGAGAAAAAGGGACACCGTGGAAGACGTAAAAGAATTACATTCGCGAATTACTACAGTTGACAGAAACCTATCAGATAAGATAGAATTAACTGAACGTAGGATCATGGATGAGATTAAATCTCTTCGCCATGCGATGGATGCACATAATAGAAAAGAAGATGAAGATTTGAAAAAAATCTCCCAATGGAAATGGATGATTGCAGGTGGTGTTGTAGTTTTAGCATGGTTAATTTCAAACGTAAATATGACAGTTTTGGCAAAGTTATTCGGGGGTTGACTTTCCCTTCATTGTTTAGTATAATAGACAGAATGCTATAGTTTTGTCTATAATGGGATACATTATGAGTTTGTGGGTTGATCAACAGTACATCGGTACAATTTCCGTAAGATTAGATAAGTTTAAGAGAAAAAGCGACTATCTCTATAACTTCCGTTGCCCTATTTGTGGCGACAGTCAAACCAATCGCAATAAGGCGAGGGGTTATCTTTTCGCGCAGAAAGGCGGCATGTTTTATAAATGCCACAACTGTTCCGCAAGTATGTCTCTTGGCACTCTTATCAAAGAGTTAGACCAATCACTCTACAAACAATATTGTCTTGACCGATACAAAGAAGGTGAGACAGGACGCAAATCACACAAAGAACATGGCTTTATTTTTAAGCCTGTGACATTTCAAACTACAAAAGAAAATAACGCATTCAAAGGCTTACTTTCGCCAATAAAAAAATTGGCAGAAGAGCATGAAGTGTGCGAATATCTACGGAGTCGAAAGATTCCCGAACATAGATATGATGACCTATATTTTGTAGACGATATTCAAAAGTTTAAGCAATTCGCGGATGGCTATGACGATAAAATTGTCGGTAGCGAACCGCGTTTAGTTTTGCCTTTCTTTGATTTGAATGATGATCTAATCGGCTTGTCTGGTCGTGCTGTTCGTGGCGAGAAGTTACGATATGTAACGATTAGAATTAAAGATGATGCACCTATGATATTTGGTCTGAACAATGTAGATAAATCTAAAACAATCTACGTTACTGAAGGTCCTATCGATAGTTTATTTTTACCTAATGCAATTGCGTCAGGTAATGCGAATCTTAAATCAGTCGGAGATGTATTTGCGAAAAGTAATTTGGTATTAATCTACGACAATGAACCTAGAAATAAAGAAATTGTTAGAGAAATAAAGTCAGCAATTGATGACGGCTTTAGCGTCTGCATTTGGCCTAAGGCAATAATCGAAAAAGATATAAATGATATGGTAGTAAAGCAAAAATTAAGCGTAGATGAAATTCAATCTATTATAGATAAAAATACTTTCGCGGGACCTGAAGCGTTGATGCAATTTAATGTATGGAAGAAATTATGAAAGTAAGGTTAGTCTCTTATTCACAAATGTCAGAGGAATTGAAGAATGATATTCGATACTCAATGGATGCACAGGAACTTGTCGCGTATTGTGCCAGGGTATCAAATCCAGCCAGTCAGTCCAGTAATGAAAACTCAGAACGACTTATTCGATACCTCGCAAGACACAAGCACTGGTCACCATTCGAAATGGTCTCAGTCTGCCTCGAAGTTGAAACCACAAGAGATATTGCAAGACAATTCCTACGACACAGAAGTTTTTCCTTTCAGGAATTTAGCCAACGATACGCTGATCCAACGAAAGATTTGGATTTCGTATGTCGAGAGGCACGCCTTCAGGACACCGCTAATAGACAAAACAGCGTAGAAGTAGATGATCAACTATTACAAAACGATTGGTATCGCGCACAGCAAAGAGTGATCTATGCGGCTAGAAGAGAATATGAATGGGCTATTGCAAATGGTATTGCAAAAGAACAAGCAAGAGCAGTTTTACCTGAGGGTCTAACTGTATCTAGACTCTATGTGAATGGAACACTCAGATCATGGTTACATTACATTGAACTGAGAAGCGGAAATGGAACTCAAAAGGAACACATTGAAATTGCAAAGGCTTGCGCTGAAGTGATTGTAAAAATATTCCCAATGGTTAAAGAATTTGTACAAGAATAATAAAGGAAGAAAATGAAAATTGATTTTTCTAGGGACGCATTATTTGACGAATTAGGTTTAAAGCGTTTAAAAGAAAGTTACATGCGCGAGGATGAAGAGAGCCCTCAGGAAAGATTTGCATATGTGTCAAAAGCGTTTGGAAGTAATGATGCACACGCACAACGTCTTTATGATTATGCTAGTAAGCACTGGCTTTCATACTCTACTCCAATTCTTAGTTTTGGTCGTAGCAAGCGTGGTCTTCCTATCTCTTGTTTCTTACCTTATCTAGATGATAGTGCAGAAGGTTTAGTTGATTGTTTGGCTGAAGTAAATTGGCTTTCAATGTTAGGAGGTGGAGTTGGAATCGGTGTTGGAATACGTTCCGCTGATGATAAGTCTGTTGGTGTTATGCCTCACTTACGCACTTATGATGCGTCAAGTCTCGCATATCGCCAGGGTCGTACTCGCCGTGGTTCTTACGCCGCTTACCTTGATATTAGCCATCCAGATATTCTTCTTTTTCTTGACATGAGAAAGCCAACAGGCGATCCAAACATGAGAGCAATGAACTTGCATCACGGCATCAATATCACAGATGACTTTATGCAGATCATTGAGAATTGTATGATTGATTCAAAAGCAGATGACTCTTGGCATTTAAGAGACCCACACAATAACGACATAAGAGAAACAGTATCAGCAAGAGAATTGTGGCAACGCATTCTTGAAAATCGCATGATGACTGGTGAACCATACTTGCATTTCATAGATACAAGTAACAAGGCAATGCCTGAGTTTCAAAAGAAACTTGGTATGTCAATTCGTCAGAGCAACTTATGTTCTGAAATTATTTTACCAACAGGCAAAGATCGAACCGCAGTTTGTTGTTTGTCTTCAGTTAATTTGGAGTACTTCGATGAGTGGAAAAATAATAAACAGTTCCTCCGTGATGTTGCTGAGATGCTTGATAATGTTTTACAGTATTTTATTGATAACGCGCCAACTACCATTCCCAGAGCCATTCATTCTGCTAGGTCTGAGCGTTCTATTGGTGTTGGAGCCTTAGGCTTTCATGCTTACTTGCAGAAAAAT